TGATTCCATCAGGCGTTGTTACGGTATGTCCTCTCTGAGCACCACCATTTGAACAAACAACAATACTATTAGGTTTCTGTGAGAAATAATCTGTCATTAATCCTTTTCCACAATCTCCAAAGTTAGCACCTATCACAATCTTAATGTCTTTCATCTTTTAAATCTCCTATCTTACCAAGTAATTCCTTCTGAGTTAGAAGGTGTAGTAACTGTATCTGCTACATTATTCTCTGCTTCATTAACAATAATATCTACAATCTCATTTGTAATACTATCCATAGTCACTCTTCTAAAATGTGTATCATCAAGATACTTCTTGTAAGACTTTTCAATTTCCTTTTCATCCCATCTGTAACCATGATTTACATCTAAATGATAAATGTTAAACTTCTGAGAAGCCTCTTCGTATAAATCCTTAGTTTCTATATCAGACTGAAGGTTGTCACCTGTCACCTCTGATAAACCATGACCTCTCCCCTTAAATGGAAGATATGGATTTAACTGCTCATCACCCATTGTAATAATAATTCCATTTCTTCCACGGTTTAGACAATCAAGCTTTGTGTGACGAGAACCGAAATACCATGCTGCTGTGTAGGATTCATAACTGTTTCCACCACCACCAAACTCAAAATAAATCTTATCAAGCTGTTCAGCAATACGAATATCTGACTCAAACTGTGAAGCCTGGATTGGACAGCTATCACAAGCTAAATCACCAATACCCATGATAAGGAACTCAACATCTGTAACCTTTTCATATAACTTAGTCATAATTACATTTAACTTCTTTGCCACTTCAACGGCAGCCTGTCCCATAGAACCAGTTACATCAAGTGCAAGAATAACAGGAATTGTATTTGGATGTTCCTCTGTATCGCAACACTCTCTAATAACATTCTTAGGATCAAGTGCGGAATCAATATTTTTTGCCTTAAACATATCCTGATTAGAATAAGAACCGCTAATCATACCATCCATTGAAACACTCATACCCTTTGTTGTTGAATAATTTACATAACTATCTCTTGTCCATGAACCACATCCCATATTATGCTTCCTCCTCTTCATCTACTTCTGTATCATCATCATCATTGCCACTCATATCAAAGTCGAACATTCCGTCAAACATGTCACCCATATTTCCACCCATCATCATAAGTGGTAACATAGAACTCATTCCACCATTTCCATTCATTATGCCAGTAGAGCCATTATCACCCTTCATCATCTGAGAAAGCATCATATACTTGAAGATATTGTTTGTACCTTTCTTACCCTTGATAATGTCACTACCAAACATTGAAACAATCTTTCCATAAAAATATGTATTACCCATAAATACATGTCTTTCAGGAAGTACAGTTTCGATTGTTGAGTCCTCATAATTAATGACCGTAATCTTTGTCTTATCAGCTTCAATAACACATCTAGGCTTGCCATTTACAAGAATAATGTCACCCTTCTCTACCTTATTAGTTGGAATAATAAAGAAGAATTCCTCTCCAATATCAAATACAAAGTTACTACAGTTTGTGAGCTTGCCAGTCTTGATGTTATATGTCTTATAACCACCATTTGTCTTAACTGCAATTCCACCATTCATAGAAAGTCTACACATTCCACTTCCTACCTTGCCAAACATACCATTTAAAAAATTGTTCATCATATTTATTTCCTCCTATGATATAAAAATTATTGTTTACAATTACTTATTCTCTTATTGGTTCAACTCTATATCGTTTATTCCAATCTTCTCTCTTCTTTAATAATGGAATCCAAGGACAATGTAAGTTTTCAGATTCAGTTCCTATTAAGTCATCTTGGTCACAACCAAGATATTCTCTATGACCACAGTTAGGACAAATTACTTCATATTCAGGAATTTTATATTTAGAACTACAATAGTTAGGAAATATCATTCGAACATTCCAATCATCCTTTGACTCAACTTCATATACACAGTTGCAGCATCTACACACAAACTGAATATTTTTGCCAAAATAATTACCTGCTATAATTTTCATAATGCTCCCTCTTATTTATTCTCTCAATCCATTTAACACTCTCATCAAAACGTGTCTTGTAAGATTTTTAACATCACCACTGTAAAGTCCACATTCAATGTCACAAGTCTTTAGAACTTCATCAAGTGTTTTATTTCTCTCTTCACTCAGCAAACTCTTACAGTTCTCATATTGAATATCATTTGTTTCATGAGCATTTCTAAGATTACTTTCTAAGCAACGAATAATATCAATTAGTTTATCTTTTGTCATAGATTTTAATGTACTGTCGGAATATGTTTTTCTTCCATCACCTATTGACATGTTCCACCATCCTTAACCGCCTTTATATAATGGCTTACTAAAATGTATTCCTCACAATCTTCGCATAAATATGGATTACTCTTTCCACCACAAACTACTGAATTACAGAATCGTTTATGTGTTTCTTCCAATTCTTTCACGACCTTATCTATATTGTAAGCACATTTCTGTCTGCCAAGAATCTGCATTACATCAGACTTTCTTACAAATCCCATTTCAGATGGCAGCTTAGATAATTCTTTTCGTAATGCTGTTTTATCAATTAACTGTCCCATGTACTTATTCTCCTATTCATCTTTGTCTATAATGAACCAATATAAAAAACTTAAAAATGTAAAAGTAATTCCAAGTATTTTATTTTCTGCTTGATATGAATACATCGTTACACCACTACAGAACCATACCAAAAGAAATGCGATTGCTTGTCTATAATACTTTTTCATTTCACATCTCCAATCTTCTCAGCTACTTTTGCTTCACATATTCCACAAATACAGCCATTTTTCTCATCATACTTTTCAAGTTCACTAATAAGATTACTACAACACCAACTTGATTCATTAAGATGAAATTCAATCATGTCATCATCCCAATCCGAAGGAAAGTCCATTGGAAGATTTATTGTCCACTGTATAGTTTTGGTTTGTCTGTCTGCCATATTATTCTCCTATGCACCTGTGTTTGCTGTTAAAACACACTGTTCTTCATTCATATCAATTTCTGTAATGGTAATCTCTTGACACTTCTTAAAATCATCTGAACTTACCCTTGCTTTTCTTTCAGCATGTCGTTCATCTTCTGCAATAATTACCATTGCGTAATCTTGACACCAATCTCTTGCAGGTCGTTCTACTAAATATGCTTTCATGTCGTTATTCTCCTATCTGCATTTGAAAACCTTTCTTTCGTATTTTCTAAAAACAAATCCTTATCAATGCTCCATCCACCACAATGACTCAATATTTCTTTCCTAGCATCTCTAAATTCGTCCAAATGGTTTCTGAAATAATTAACCGCATCGTTTTCGCATTAGAATTCGTCATTATATTCCCAAAAGAAATGTCTTTTATTTGTTGCAAAAAATGAATCTGTATCTAAACAATATGCTATAATCCACGTTGCGTATTTATCTGAAAAATTTTCATTACCTTTTAATTTTTGATACATATTCGCACCTCCAATCTGTTCAAAAGAAAGAAAAAATTCTTGCTAATCCAACCATCTATTATCCAAATAATAGAATCCAAATACCATTCCACCAATTAAAATAATCCAAAAAATCCAGAAAATAATAATTGGGAAATCAGATTCTAGCCTCTCTATTGTCTCGTCAATAGTCAAATTATTATAAAATGATGTGTTATCAGAAATAGTTTTATCTCTCAAATCTGTAAAAATTGTTCCTTTATATTTAGTGCCTACACCATAATACTTATACCTCACATTACTTGACTCTTTAATTGTGTCAATATAATCAGTACCAGGTAAATCAATCTTATTACTTGCAAAATTCACTCCACAGAATGATACTTCTTTACATTTAATATTTTCGCTTCCAACTTTATCCCAAGTCCAATATGTTTCTGTTCTTGTATGAGTTTGTCTTGTTTTTCCACTACCCGTTGTATATGTAACAACTCTTGTATGCATCGTATATCGCTCTTTGACTTTTTCTACATACATATATTCTCCACCAATTTCAGGATATGTAACTGTATCTACAGCTTTTAAATCACCATATACAAACGCATTACCAATATTTGTATCCATTCCGTATTGGAACATTTCTTGACTTTCTATCTTAACAGCCTTGTTGTAAATTTCATTTTTATCCATTTGGTGTTCTGAAATCTTAGAAGAAATCAGAATACCAAACAGAATCATAACTGCAATGATAGAAATACTAGCCAAGATTTCACGTTTTGTTATTTCAAAATCGCCAAAATCAAAACCTTTTCTACCATATCTCATAGACTAATCCTCTTTAAATAAATCCTGTGGAGCATCAACTGGTGCATTGTAATCCAGATACTCATATTCCTGCACTTCATATCCAAGTAATCCAAGAAATTGTCTTGTAGGGAACTTTCTTACATATCTCTTGTACTCCTTAATCTGCTTATTGTAATTGCTGCGATACTCTGCAATCATATTTTCTGTCATAGATAACTCATTCATAAGAGTCTTGTAGTTCTCATTGGACTTCAACTCAGGATATGCTTCTGCAACTGCTGTAATAGCTGTTGTTACATTCTCAATATCCCCTGTTGATCCACGACCATCTGCAACTGCTGTCAATGTATCAGCTTCATGTTTATCATACTGTTTTACGCAATCAGCAAGGTTATATACAAGGTCAACCCTTCGCTTTTCCTGTACCTTAATATCTGATGATGCTGTGTTTACCTGCTCCTCAAGTGCAATAGCTTTATTCTGCGAACTCTGCACACCAAATACAATCATCAAAATAACTGCTAATACTCCTACGCCAATAATTAATGGCACTTTCCAATTTGTGTTCTTCATTTAAAATCTCCTTTATATGTAATATTTTTATTAGTTACACTGTAATATTCTCTTATTTGTTGGGATTCCCATAGCCGAATGGCTTAGATATGATTAAAAATTTTCAAAAGAAAGATTGGTTTACTGCGACTCTTTATTTTTACATGTAATGATTGTTCCATCAGTTCTCAATGGTGTTGCTGTTGTTATTTCTCTAGGAATCATCTGATCATTATTGCCACCACAATACACAACATTGTCTCTCCAATTCCACGGAGTTGTTGTGATGGTAGTTTTATTTGAATTCCCATCTGAATATCCTGCTTGGTATACTTCATTTAAAATTTCTTTTAATCTATCTTTTGTAATTATCACACTATTATTATCGTTCTCACATTCCTTAAAATCAAAATATACTACTGCTTTCATTTATGTTTTACCTCCAATGTATTATTCTCCAAACTCACAAGTGTCACATGTTGAAAAATACTTATCATGGTCTATGCAGCATTGTGGTCTATCATCATTTTTATCAGTCTCAGTAATATCTTTCTCATCCATAATTGCACCACAATTAGGACAATACTTTGATTTCAACTTCTGGTTCGCATAGTTTAATTTATATACTTTCTTATGACAAACTGAGCAATATACACCTTCATTTGCACATTCATCTAATGCAAACCAATGACCATGTTTCCTATTCTCTTTTTTTAAATTTATATAAAGTGGTTTACATCTACATGTCAACATAGATGCAATAGCCATTCCGTGAATGATAGCCATTTTACATTGATTGTTATCTTTAAACACTGTTGAATCAACCATTTTGCTAAATTCATCTGAAGCGATATAATCCAATACTTTCTGTTGTAATTCAGTTGAATCAACAAGTGTCTTGTAATTAACCATTTAATACCTCCTTTCAAAATCCAAGGATATGTTGCTTTCCTGCGAAGTTACTCAGATAAAATCTTCTGGAACATGTCATCTACTGAGTCCAATAAGTCATATCTTTTATCAAATGCCGCTGTTGAGCTTCTTGCAAATTTACGCTCAACCATGTCGATGTAGTAAGTCATTGTTCCATCATCGCCCATATAGAACTCATTCCATTCATCATCAGACATCAATCTTCTAACATTCAACTGGTCGATTGCAAGATTATCAAAGCTAACTACCTTAAATTTCTCAATAATATCTGCAAGATTTTCATATAGCCAATTCTGCTTTACAACAATGTTTTCATGATCTTCTGAATAAAAATCATCACCACGTCTTAAATGTTTATAACCAAGAATCAACATCTTCAGATTATTGTTCTCTAAAGCTTCTACGTCCGATGGCTTTAATACTCCATTGATTACATGAATGACCGCATTTGGATATTTCTTAATAAGTTCGATAAATTTTTTTGTAGGATTTACAAGTGATACACCAAGACCATAGATAAGTTTTTCATCAACAAGCTTTCTAATGAGTTCTTGTTTTTTCTCAAAATGAATCTGATTTACCGTCATGTTTACAATAATTTTTCTATCTTTGAGTTTCTGTAAGAATGGAATTAAGTCAGGATGACTTGTGGCATCTCCACCACCAAGAGCAACTTCCTGATACGGATGAAGTGTGTTAATGAATTTCTCATTCAAAATATCTCCAAATTTTCCATCTGTTGTGCTACCTTCATGGCAGAATGGACATCCCATATCGCAAAAATTACAAATTTTTATATCCATATTCTCTGCAAAAGCTGGTACAAACTCATCATCTTCTGTCTCTCTGATCTTTGTTCCATCGCTCAAAATTGTGGTTCTAAAGTTTCCATTTATGTATCTTCCTAATAATTCCATTCTTAAAATCCTCCTAAATTAAATTAACCATCGTATCCATACTTGCCAAACGCAACAATCTTATCTCCACTTTTACTTGTATATCTATTTACAAATGTTTCAAGATCATCGTGCTGCCACTCCTCATAGGTTTTGGTATCCTCGTCTACAATATTGTTCTCTTTTGCATATTTGGTATAATACTTTTCTTTCGCAGATTCTGACAAGTCTGACCAATCTTTAGAAAATTCATCTTTGTTATTTTCATAGTCTTGTGCTGCATATTTCTTATCATCATCTGATAAACTATTTGCTTTTACAAATGGCTCAGAACCCCATTTATCAAAAAGAAGTTCGCCATTCTTCCACTGTTCAAATTCTTCCTCGCTACACATTGTAAGTGAATGTGTGCTTGATGAGTTAGTTTCATAAACTCCACGTCTAATTTGTCTCTTTATTAAAACCCTCCTTAATGATTGTCGTTATCAATAATCAATTTAATACCCTTATCAAATATAAACTCTTCGATAGTACAACCATATTCATCCATTAAAGAATTAATATTATCTACTGACTGATGATCTACATATCCGCTATAACTTTCATCAATCAGAATCCCATCACATTCACATCTCTTAGCAACTATATCATTAATCTCTTTGAATTCATCGGTATCATAAATATCATCACAAGAATACTGTGCCAACATCGTAATAAGATATGACAATTTTGTTTCTGGATCGGTATATTCATCATATCCCCATCCAAACTCTCCATAATTTACAATTACTTTGTTCTCTACTTCATCAACATGCAAATATTCCGTTACTCCAAGTTTTTCAACTGTTAAAGAGTGCATAGAACTTGAATTAGTTTCAAACACTTTTCTTCTAATCTGTCTCTTCATAAATTAATCCTCCGTTCCATATGCTCTTGGATACTCATGATCAATAGCATCCAAATTAATCAAACCACTACGTTTCATATCTCCAAAATATCCATATTCGTCACCATCTTGAATAACAACATACTTCTTATTTGTTAGATATTCCTCTAATGATATATTCTCTTTTTTAAGGAAACCACTAAGTATATCTACATCAACATATCCTGTACATGGTTTCTCAAAATGAAAATATCCATTGTCGGTTTCCCAATATTCGATTGTGTCAATTCCCCAATCCTTTTCTTTCTGTTCAAACCATTCGTTAAGCTCATCCTCTGTCTTACCATATTCCTGTGCATAATCACTATCTTTATTCTCTGGATGATTTTTATTAGCGATTGAATCTGGAATCATAGGAATGACAATCTTTTTAAGACAGGAACATATTTTAATGCAAGTGTTTCAAGCCTCTTATAATTCTCATCATTATACTCATGCACCAATGAAGCACAAGCATACAACCATTTGTCATGAAAATTACTTAATGCTCTAAATGGACTTCTGCCAAACTCCATATTATGATCCCAAATATGCCATTCGCAATCTTTTTCACCAGTTTCTTTGTCATCCCATAAATAAAAATCTTTTGCAATCTCATCTGGTGTATAATGCTCATCTTTCTTCATAATGCAAAGTGAATGCTGACTACTTGAATTTGTCTCGAAAACACCTCTGCGAATCTGTCTCTTCAATTTTTCTTACCTCCTTGCTTTAATATTCTCTCTTTGTAATCCAATGAATCCTGAATTTACTTACCTTTTTAGAGATTGGATATTTATGCTTAATATTCATAATCACTTCATAATCGTCTGGAAATGTGTTAAGAATTGATTTTAATTCGCCAACTAAAATACTACTCATATAATTATTCTCCAAAAATAATCTTCCTTGCTAAGTTCATAGTTGTAGAACCACACATCTTGCCAAAGAATTCACCAGCTTCAACAACTAATTCGTTCTCTTCTTTTACACAATCCTCGAAAATTCTCTTAGGTAAATTTTGTGCAACAATCTTCATATCCTGTGGTTCAATCTTTTCAGACAAAATACCTTCATCAATCATTTTATGTAATTCTTTCTGAACCCTATTCTTTGTAACAATTTGTTCTACTATATCAGAAGCTTTTGCTTTGGCAGCTAATTTCTGCGGATCTTCTACTTTCTGTCTGTGATTGTCCTTCTTGATTTCACTGAATTGTGAGTTTACAATCTTTAAAACAAATGGGGTTCTTGAATTTGGATTGTTAAGTTCTGTCTGATTCTTAACAACAATTCCTTCAGGAACATCAACTGCAATATCTGATTTGTGCATAAACGACATACAATGCTCCCAAGAGATAAACTTACCGTCATAAAATGTCTGTACATATCTCAAATTCAACTCATCAGCGAGTCTCTTAACCTCTGACTGTGGTATATAACACTCATTTTCCTTATCATATACATCATAAAAATAAAATTTCTTATATGCATCCTGAATATACTTAATAGTATGAGAAGTCAACCACTCCCCAAAGAATACATAGTTTGGATATTTTGAAAATGGTTCGACTGCTAATGTTTGTACCCAATTCCAAAATCCATTTAATGTATTGTTGTAATCAAGAGTCTGTCTTCTTGAAAATGCAACTAATTTATTTGTTTCCTTATCATATGCAATAGCTGAATTGCTTCCATCTACCTTTTCCTGAATTACAATATGATCTCCTACATGAAACCCACCTGTGTTTGCTACTGTTAATTCCGTATCTTCTTTGATACGTGATATGTCCATAAATTTCTTCTGATCCATTTCAGTACCTCTCTTTCTATTTTCTATATATTTATTCTCTCTTTTATTTGGAAATCGTGAGCAGAAACGCTCTTAGACGGAATCTTATGAAATGCTTCATTCTTGCTAACCGTGAATATCCATATAAGGATACTTAATTCCTCTATATTCCTTATAACCTTTTGTCAAAAGTCTGAAATTCACATTCTGTTTATAATACCCTTTGTATCTCTTTACTGGAAACAAATGAATACAACTACATTGAACACAAAATTTGCTATTTTGTTTGGCTTCATTTTTTGAATAATAATATCCTTGAATTCCACCACAACAAGGACAGCTTGATACCCATACTTCTCTTGTTAGGTTGTGTATTTCTTCAAATGGAATTTCATGGAATATTAGACCTTCAGGAGTTATAAGATAATATTTCTTTTCACCAATATCTATGCTTTTTGACTCAACTTGACTAAACATTTATTCTCCCATCTGATCTACAATGCTTTGTAACTTATCAACATATATCTGAGCATCCTTTTTATGTCTAAGCTGCTTAATATCAGCAGGTACAAAAGCCAATATTGTTTCACCAAAAACTTTATTGTCAGCGTATAAATTCATAAACTGGCACATAGTCTCGACATCAATCCAATTTAAATTTGGCTGAAAACAAATCACATCACCCTTCTGTGGATGCAGTTTTCTAACCTTAATAAGTGTCTGTTTAAATAACTTCTTTTTCTGTCTTTTATTCATACTGTTATTCTCTTAATTGCTCACTCTAAATACGTTCGCATCACCAATTGCCAAATCTTTTCCTTTCACAAAAAAATTAAAATACTCATTATTCTTAAAATTATCTACTATTGTTTCGGTAACAATATCATCCAACCGATCAAAGAATTTTACAGAAGGATGAAACGTTGGATATTTCTTTGAACGGTATTTATTAACACTCCCTCTTAATACAGATAGTCCATGTCTTTTACGCTTGTTGTTATTCCAATGAATAGGATCAGCATAGAAAGCATTTTTGTTTCTTTCATACTCTTCTTTTTCTTCCTTCGCTAATCTGTCAAGTTCTTTTTCTCGTTTAGTTTTGGGACGAGGCTTCATGATCTCTTTGACATTTTCTCGAATTTTATTATTCGCTTTTACTTTTTCTGAATTACTCATCTTGTTATAGTTCATAGCAGCTTCTAAAAATATATTGTTCAATTTCTCACCTACTTCCACAACCTAATGAAACGTGGTTTTATTTGCCTTTTTCAATTTACTGTACAAATAGCTCAACGCTCGATAAATCATCGGCATTAAGCACAATTTCTTCCTTGTTGTACATTGCTCTTACTTTGTTCTCTGCATCTTCTTCGTTGTCAGCTTCTACCTCTACTATTCTGCTTAATAATTCTTCTATATTAATTTTGTATTTCATATTCGCCCTCCTAAATCAATACAAGCTTTGTATAATCGGGCTTTAGATTACTCTTGTGCCAAACAGCGTGCATATATTCAATAGAATCTGTACTACCACGTTTAGGTACTCCATCTTTATCAAAAATCGTATATCCATCTTTATCTTTCTTATCTGTAAAACCAATTCTGATATGATGTACAAAAGCCCATTCAGGCATATATTTTTCAAAGAACCATTCTCTTGATTGACTACCAAAGAAATTAAGTCGAAGTAACATAATCACATATCCATCATCATCTACATCCTGCAACGCTTTTTCTATAATATCCGTTGCAATAGCAAACGGTGGATTTGTAATAATGATATTAGGTTTGTAAGACAACTTTTCCTTTAAATAATCACACTTATTTTCAGCAAAACTATCTTCTCGTAAATCATATGTATGTATTTCACAATCCCCATAAATATTCTTAATGGCTGTTGGATAGCTCATAGGGTGATATGCATCTTTGTCTGTTTTGGGATTACCTCCTGAAGTTGGATCAACGATAATAGAATTGTTCCAATTTAACGGAACAACTTTTTGAAATGATTTTAAAAATAATTCAATATCACTAATAGGAGTGACATAATAATCTGCAATATGCTCATCTCTTGCATTACTTCTATTTGTACTACTCAAATTTGTTCACCAATAGTAGCTGCGCAGCTTTATTCACATGTGAACATTTATCCTTTCCTTAATTGTAATTACATTGTTATATTCTCTGTTACTTCTTTCTAATGTCCCATAAATAAGGATGGCTACATCCACAATTAATACCGTCTCCAAGAACACATCTTCTACAATCTTCGTATTCTTTATGTGCTCTACAATACTCTTTAACTGTATTTATAGCATTTATAATTTCTTCATTTATGGATTCTGGTTCAATATACTCTCTTTCTTCAATTTCCATAATCAATCACCTTTGTCCTAAATATTGTATGATTTTCGTGACAAGCCAAGAAACCAAAATTTCTTCCTACTTTTGCAAGTTCTTTAATCTCTTATGACTCAAAACATTCAGTGTATCTTCAATACCTTCATAATAAGCAGACTTCAAATCTGGATTATCATAATTTCTTGCTTTATCAAAAACTTCTTTTATGTACTTCTCTTCATCCTTTTTATCTATTGATAAACGCTTGATTTTACCAATGCAATCATCACATATATCTAAGCTGTTAAATAACTTATTCCAAATTCGACAGCCATTAATGTATCTTTTAGCAATTCCTGTAATATCAAGTTCAAAACCAGGAATTCTATTTCCACAAATATCACACACTCGATAGTTTACTTTTGACACTCAATCACCTCTTGTTCTTGTCCATAAATTCATTTAGAATGTTATTCTTTTCGTCATCATCGTAAGAAATACACCAATATTTTTGAAGCTTTAGTACATGTTGCACCTGCTCTTTTGAAAATAGATATAAATGGTCAGTTACAACTGCAATTCTTTTACTCCTATCTGGATGACAATTACCACCAAAAAGACACTGACATTCATTTATGTTATATTCACAAATTGGACAATGTTCTGTATTAATTTTCTTTTTGAATAATCTAAACAAATTTTTTTACCTCCTATAACCTAATGAAATATCGCTTTCATTTTTACTTCAATCTTTTCTTATATTGTTCAATTCCGTATCTTTCAAGAGAACCACTTGTCATAGTAGCCATATCCACGTTTGTATTTAACAGAATTGACAACACAAGTGGCAGCTCATCTATCAGAATATTTTTATCTCTTTTCATTGCATCAATATCAGCAAATTCATATGCAGAATAAATCTTAACCTCTTTATCAGTAATTCTTTCTGCTAAATCACAAAGATACTGTTTCATACTCTCTGTTCCCACAATAATTGGATATCCTGTCTCTACTGCTTTCATAATCAGTCTTGTTGACTTGCCATATCCTCTTGGTACATTTAAAATTTCCATGTATATATTCTCCTATCGTTTTTAAAAATTTGGATGGAATGATGGCATAAGCTGAAGCTTGAATAAATTCTTCTCATGCATTGAATCAATCTTCGCTTTTATATCCTCATCATTAATTTCTCCTGTTCTGATATATCTATCAAGAGTGTCATAAGTGAATCCAAGGTTATCCTCGTCAGTCTTTCCACAAAGACCGTCAGTAGGTGTCTTATCTACTAATTCAGATGGAAGTCCTAATTCATGACCAATCGCCTTAACTTCCGAAACTGTGAGCTGCGATAGTGGACTGAAATCACCTGCTGCGTCTCCATATCTGGTAGCATATCCTACCCAATCCTCTGAAAGATTACATGTATTTGCAACACGACCATTGATTGTCTGAGATACTGCATAAAGTGTAGCCATTCTGATACGAGCAGGAAGGTTTGTTGTTGTCTGTATAGATAAATTTTCGTCTAATGATGTTTTAATTTCATATTCAGCAACATTAACAATTGTTCCAATTGGAATGATTGTTCGAGGAATATCTAAAAAGTTGCATAGCATATGACTATATTCGATATCAGATTGTCTTCCCTGCGGCATAAGTACACCAAACACTCTATCTTTCCCAAGAGCTTCTACACACAGAGCAGCTACAACGCTTGAGTCCTTACCTCCTGAAATTCCAACTACTGCATTACAATCCTTACCATTCTTATCAAACCAATCTCTGATCCACTGCACTATTTCATTCTTTAATGTCTTTGCATCAAAATTACTCATTTCTTAGCTCCTCTCTAATTCTCATAAGAATTTTTCCAAGTCTATTTTCTCCAATTCCATTTACAGTTCCCCAAATTTTATCGCCCCATGTATTGCCTTCTTCCAAATGTTCATTACCTGTTGATAATAGTCTTTTCTTTAACTCGGTGTTTTGAGAAAACTTTGCTTTACAAATTTCATACATTACATCATCTTTTACATTCTCCCAATCACTTCTTAATTGAACTTTTCTACCTAACTTTTTGGCAGATGACGGATCTAAATTAGTAAAACATTCTCTATCTGAAAATGTTTTTGCAGACTGAAACGCAGCTTCATTATTAAGATACGTTAATCCATTCCATGTTACAGGAGTTTCGTAGAAGTTACTGAGAAAATAATATTTTCCTCTAAATTCATTTATCATCCTTTATCCAACCTCCATAATTCAACATTACAATCTTTAAATACATCTTGAATGATTTCATATACTTTATCCCAATTTGCACCACCACGAACACATCCAATTTTGTATGGCATTGCAATACTTAGATTTTCAAATGAACAATACATCCTTAAATCCTCAAAACACTTTCTTAGTGCATCAATATCTGTATATTGTTTTCCATCATATCCATATGTTTTTTGTGCAAATAAATTCGCATATATTCTTCCATTGTAATTTGACTCAAAATATCTAACGCTACCTAACAATTGTTCTGGTGTATTAACAGAACAAAACCAATGATAATCATTATATACTTCTACATCAAAGTCTCTAATTGCTTTTGCAACTCCAGAGTTAAAAGCACCTTGGCAATTAACTTGGTGTGCAATTATGTCTGTCTTTGATGTTAATAAATCTCCATCAATGATTTTAATCATTTGCTCCTCCATACATTCTGTTCCTAATATCCTCAAATGTATCCTCTCTTACTAATTCTCCATTCTTGAATACGGTTGTAAGCAAACTATCTTCGTTCATATCGAGTAACTGATCCTGACACTTCAGTTCACCATCTTCCTCATATACCTTACAACATCCCTTATGAGATTTCTTTAAATGACTTGTATCAGTCTTCGGATCTTTGAAAATCATAAGCTTCTTACCATCAATAACTCCATAAGTAGCTTTCATTGCAATTCCAAAAGTATCTCTTGTAACAACAATCATCTTTCCATTCTCGACAATAGCTGTGAAACAAAATGCACCTACACCATAAGCAATGTTATTGGCTGCAAATCCACGCTTTTCTAACTCTCTCCAAATAGTCTCTACATTAGAAAGAGTACATCCATCTCCATAGATAATGCCAATATGAGGATCTAACACCTTATAACCCTTACCGTTGATAGAACCACCAAAAATATCCCATAATCTTTCTACTGTCTTGACTGAAATCTCTACAATATCACCACTATCAGGACGAACAAGTAACTTGCCATTATGATTCATAATTTCTTTCTTGCACTGTGGAAGAATATTGTTTACCATATTCCAATAATCATAAGTATCTGAAACCATACTGAATGAAGTATTTGGATATAATTCTGTAAGCAATCTCTTAACAAATGTAATCTCATCACCATCAATTGAGTAATTTGCTCCCATTACAGAATGTTCTGTTGATACTGCACCAATTCCAATACTATTATTCTTACAATCAGCATTGTAATATTTATCAACATATGTAATGGCAGGAATAGTTGAAGTCTTATTGAAAGATAATAACCATGAAGCAGAACATCTTGTAGCTTCGTCCATACAAGACATACCTCTCATACCAAAATCTGCACAAGCCATATTGCCAGGTAAACCGTCTGTTGTTTTGTTATACCAATAATCTGCAATCTCACGATACATATGACCAATAGTTGCATGACAGCAAGGCTTCCATAATTCAACTTGAAGGATACACTCAATCCACTGAACAAGCCATGCAAATTTGTCATCTGTATTGGTAATTTCAATACAAGGAACTCCCATTGGTACAAGTGTTCCTTCTGGTAAAGCTCTAATTTCAAGTGGCAGATAACCAAGTCTGTGAAGTTCCACAATCTTCTCTAAGTCGTAATTATCTCTACCAATCTGTACGTCCATTGAATCTGTATAAAGAGATAACATCTCATCTTCTGATAATTCAAAGAAATTCTTCTGAAAATATTCCATGAGATATTCCTTAATAAAAGCCTGTAATCCAAAGAAAACCATATGATTCTGATTCTCCAACATTGATTTTCGAGGCACCCAATATGAAACTAACTTAGTTAATCCCTTTGGATACATACGATCATGACACTGCTTATAAGTATCACTAAGTAATAAAGCCATTGTGTTATCCATAATTTTAAACCTCCATAACTGTAATCTTTTCATGCTTGCCAGTAAAAATACTGTTTGTTGTGAATAATGCTCTCACTGTATTATTCTCCAAAGACTTAATCAACGTACCCTTTTCTTTATCAAGAATTGAATTTTCTGTATGTGTTGCATAAGCATAAATCTCATTTACACCAATCTTCTTTAATTCTTCTGCGCTATAATAAAGAGAACCGCCATATGCAATAATGTCGTCAATCATCAATACTGCCTTATTTGTTAGGTCAATTCCATTTGTTTTAATATCTAAGCCAAGGATTTTTCCAGTTTTCCAATCACGTTTCTTCTCTCCATAACAGTATGGAATTTCAGGAAACAAATCAGAATATCTCTTAGCTGCACCTGCATCTGGGAAATATAATACAAGATTTCTCATTCCAACAATTCTAATTGCATTGTCAATAAATTCTTTTGAGGTAAAATTATTGCATTTATCCAATAAAGCAGTAGATACATCACTATGATTATCCAATGTTGTAACCGACTTAAAATGCAGAGAATTAATGACATTACAAAAGTATCTTAATGTGAATACTTCACCAAAATTCTTTGTTCTATCCATACGACCATTAGGAACATATGGCATTTTAAGATATGATTTTCTTCCATGTTCATCTAACCAACCTTTAATCATGATTAGATACATAAGTTCATCATTGCTCTCGTAATACCAAGTGACAGTGACATACATATTTTTTCCAAGCTGTTCATTGTCAATGTTAATTCTTGGTGTTCCATCAGGGAATTTCTCAATCTTAACTTCATATTTATCAATTTTAATCATTGGCTTACTCTCCAATCTTTCTATATTCTGTGTACACCTTATTTTCGCAGTAGTATAAGTTGTAATCGCATTGTTCGATATACCACCACAACTTCTTATGTCCTTCTATTAAATATTCTCTACAATAATCAGTTTCTTCATAATGATTATCAACCATCTGTCTGAAACTCAATTCATCAATCTCATTTGAATTGTGACAATATACTGCTATTCTATTTATCAAATCTTCTGTGAAATTTTTCGTGACTACGAATACGACTCTTACGATTTCGTGACCAACACGTTTAATAGACTTTAACTGCTCAAAATCGTGTAAATGATATACCACTCTGTCAAAGTAAGGATACGGTGCAGACTTCACATTTGGCATACTTGTATGTAATTCCGTCTTGACTTTTCCTAATGTAATATCAAAAAACTTTTTATACCACTCAATGTTATTCTCTAAATTCCATAATGGATCTCCACCACCAGATATTGATACCCAATTACACTGATTTTTCTTAATCTCATCGTCCAAAGAGTCCAATCCTTCAATCGAACTCTTTGGAATCTGAAGATTATTATTCTTTACAATGCAATATGGACATGAATAGTGGCATCCAAAATTGGTTATCACACTCATGTATTTATCCATATTATTCTCCAATCACATTAATCTGACACATCTTCATTGTCTCTAATGCAGCCTTATGAGTCTCAGGTGTTACACCTGCACAACAACTTGCATCTACTGTAATATCAATGTTAGGATAATTTGCTCTAATCATAAGTACATTTGACACTACACAAATATCTGTGCAAAGACCGCAAACTTCTACTTCTGTAAAATCAAAATCATCCCAATGTGTCCATCCGAAAGTTGGCTTGTCGATAATTACATCTTCTTCAATATTAAAATCCAACTTATCTGAAATCTGCCATCCGATTGTATCTTTTACACAATGAACAACAGGAAGATGCTTTCCTTCATATGTTTGTAAATAATTATTTGGGTGTGTATCTCTTGTAAAAATTACACTATCACCATTTTCTCTGTACTCCTTGATTTTGTTCGCCACATTAGGTACAATACTCTGTGCTTCATTTGTACCAAGTGAGCCATCAATAAAATCATTCTGCATATCAATTACAATTAGTGTTTTACTCATAATATTCCTTCCTTTCTTTACTATATATTGTGCTTTACAATTCATTCAACCACCATATGTAGCTTCAGACTTGTCATGAAATGTCGGTTTTTTACTTCAATAAATTTGCAATCTCATCAATCTCAAGTTCGGTTTTCTTATCATCAGATAGCAGCTTATCCAACTTACTCTCCATCTTCTTCAAATCTGCTTCCTCTTTCTTCAGACTTGATACTTCTAACTTACTTTTAATATCCTTAATCCAAGCCGTTATGCTGTATCCTGAAATTTCAAAATCAGACATTCCAAGGTTAACTGCCGACATACGGTATGAATTAAGTCTGATAAGTAATAACACTAATGCATCATCTGAACATACATTAAGGTTGATAGTCATTCCATCCATATTAAGAACACAATTTGTCTCAGGAATAAATCTGACCTTCTTTTCAGAGATAGCTTTCTTCTTTGTTTCAATCTGTTTCTTTAATTCTAAAATTCTGTCATCATTTTTATTCATTAAACTCGTACTCCTTTTTGTATTCTTTACCATTTGCTAAATATTTCTGCTTACATACTGGTTTTAACTTTTCAAAAACTGTTTCAATAGAAACTGGGATCATATGCGTCTGAATTTCTTTTTGACCATAACGTACTTCCACTTCTCTTTCTTCTGTCGGGAAAATATCAATTACTTCCTTATCTCCATGATAGATATTCTTGGTACTATATTTATAAACAGTATATTTGCCGTTATCTTCTGACCTATATGGCGTTGTCATTTCATATTTAATATATTCTCCATCGTTGTTTACCATAAAGCGAACATTGATATATTTTCTTGTTATATCATCATCAACATATGTATTAATTGCTTTTTCATAAAAATCTTCGAACGAGATATTTACAATTTTATCCTTGCTATCGTCTATAGGAGAAAATTGATAAGATGATTCCATTGAATTATAAATTTCAGAATATTTAGATGTGCATTTATCATCAAGACAACTAATAAGTTTGTTTTTAGGAACACTTTTAAATTGCTCAAATTCATACTTCCCATCGCTTAATCTTGCAAACCAATGCATTTTACCATATAGAAGGTTGTTAATTCCTTTATAAGAAATTTTTGTATATCTAAATCGAGTTGGTTCATTTGGAATATCTTTATAGGATTTAGTTCTTACAATTTTATCATTCTGCATAAATTCGTAACCATATCCATATGTTTCAAATCGTCCCATGTAAATCCAATTCTCATTGTCTTTAGTAAGATATGTCGCTCCAAGAATTAAATCCTTAGTTTTTATAGATTCGTTATTATGGACAATCTTATTAAACTCACTAATCTCTTTATAATCAGGTGATTCTACTGGCATAAGAACTAAATCTTTGCCGTCCCATCCATATATAAATTCTCCTTCAAGCCCCTTACCCTTGATACAATTTGCGTTTTCAAGAATGTATAATAAATTCTCGATAGTAATCTCAAATTCAAATCCTCGTGGATCATATACTCTACAATAAGCATGTCTATGATCCCAACCTGTAGAATAATCACCTGCTTTTTTATTAAGCACAAATCCTTCAGTTGGAACATTATCATATTCATCATTTGGAATATTCTTATCTCGCCAACCATTCCATGAAGTCTCTTTTCGCAGCTTACCTTTCTCATCATAGTAGATTACATAAGCAAGCTTTCCTGTATATGTTCCCGAACGATTCTGATAACCAACATTAATCGTTTTTGGAATAAAAATACTATTTCTCAATCAGTTTCCTCCTTTACTTATTCTCTGTTACAATCTCATAAATCACATCATCACGATAATTACCTTTGGCATCTTTTATGGCATCTTTGAGAATATGTTTCCTACCACCATGTTTTTCACAAAATCTGTCATAACTTCTCTCAACAGGATTGCCACCGACCATTCGCCATTCAATTCTATGCAACCGAGATACAAGTTCTTCTAATTTATCAAATAAGTCTTTTCCAATGGTAATATTCCCTCTGTCGAATGACATAAGACCAAAATTATATGCTTTGGATGCGTAATAATCTACTTGATATGATAAATAACCGATTAATTTATCATTATGTACAATCGCATAATCAAATCTTCCTTCTCTTGGAATATCTGATATATTAGGACACCACTGTTCTAGGCAGCCAGACTCAAACATCATATCTTCTGTATAATAGAGTTTCTGAAATTCTTTTATAATTTGCTCCTTATATAAAATTGCAGGTACTAACATTTATTCACCTCTTTTTCCAATCATTTTAATTTTAAAAACATTTATTATTTCTCCAAATAATCGCATTGGTCTATTCCTTTATATATCTTGTCGTTATAAATAGACTCAATTGTATATATTCCATTATTTGTTTTTAGAAAAACTCGATCAACAATCTCATCGTTGTCATCATGAATAAAAGCACCGTAATAATTTCCATAAACATCCAACGAACACACAAATTTATTAATATCGTAATTATCAACAAACCATTTTATACAAATGCAAGTTTTTCGCATACTTTTATAAGTATAATGTGTTTTCCGCTTTATTTTTTCTAACCAATAATTACCAATGTGTATATATTTAGGATTATATAATTCAAAAAATAACTGATGATAATACTTTCTCAATATGATTTCTTTTTTCATTTTAATCTCTACTTTCTTTTAATTTATAATTTCACAATGAAAGACAGGATTCTTGTCAAATTATTATTATTCATATGCTGTCATTTCTATAAAATTATCATTCAAATCAAATACAATAGCTGCTTGACAATAAGTACCACCAATAATTAATTCTTTTACATTAGGATTCCATGTTTTCTCTTCGTACTTTATTTTCCATTTATCTAACCAATTCTTCCATTGAATGTAATCTGATACACATTTCTGATTTCCAAGAATTTGCATCACATCAGACTTTCTTACAAAGCCCATTTCAGATGGTAGCTTGGACAATTCTTTTCGTAATACTGCTTTATCAATTAACTGTCCCATATGATTATTCTCCTTCTTTAACCAATCTAACAATAGCATCTTTCATCCTTACCATTCCATTTATCCTATAAAATTCATCCCACATATCAATTTGTCCATCATATACAGGTTTGTATCTTAATGGCTGCACTGTTGCCAATTTATCCAGTTCATCTTTTGCTTGACTCAGAACTTGCCTCACAAATCCTTCTCTAATACCACTTAATTCTTCAATAGAACATTCATGTAAATCAATTGGAATTCCACCAACATAATTAACACTTGCTGTATTATCAATAAAATCAGCTAATTCTTCATCCTTACAAGATAATAGTATTGAGGCGTAAAACAGCATAAATCTCACTGAATCTTCCATATGGTTATTCTCCTAACATTTCCACATCAATACATAACATATCATGCAAATTCTTAATCTGTTCATCAGTTGGTTTCTTCCACTGCATTGTTTCGTCTACATTAATTGTAAAAGCACCACCACATAATTTGATTTTTGCAATAATACCAGGAGCACCAACAACAGCCACTTTTGGCATTGGAATGTTACAACTTGTCTTTGGTAACTTTGATTTCTGAGAATATTCAAATGCTCTCAGTTCATCCTTGCCAAGCCATTTCACCCAAGCACCACAATCATCACAATACAATCCTGTATTATTACCTTTTACTTCTGTATGAAGTGCAACACTTCCACACTTTTTACAACAATTCTGATACACGATTTCCCTCCTATTCAATTTCTTCAAATGCAACACTATTGAATTCCACATCTGGAAACTCTTTTATATATACAATTGTGTGCCAAGAATGAACTACAATATCTTCCAATGTATATTCTTTACCAACTTCCAATAAGTGATGATTTTCACCGCCACCACCCCATACGTCATCATCGTTTCTAACACATTTAATTTTTCTTCGTTTTGTATTATAAATATCCATTTAATTTCCACTCCTCTTCCAAACGCCTATATATTCCTGTGACTCCTGTTTGAATCTTTTTAACATATCAATTAATGCATCTACTTCTGTCAAATCATCAAAAAGAATCTCAACTGGATCTTTTTCTTTTAAATCCAATCTTTCTGCGTAAGGAAATGGTTTGATAAAACATTCAAATTTAATATCTCTGCCCTTATGTCTGAGTGTGATTTCATTAACATTTTCTTTGTCACCAATCCTCAATATTTTGCCTCCTTGTGAAATGCGAGCTTCATTAGATTTATTCTTCAAAAGATGCCGTTGCTTTAATATTGAGTTTTCTATTGTAGAAGTAATTATCGACATACTTCTGTACAACATTATTAATTGCTTTTGTCATTGCAGCATCCACTCTTTCGATAATCATCTGATCAAAATCAATACCTTTTATTTTTCCTTCGATAGCTTTAACGACTTTATCATCTAAATCTTTAAGAACAAGTTCCTTTAATTCTTCTTTTGTAAGACCAGCTTCACATAACATCTGACGTGCTTCCTGCCTTAATGCAATTTCTTCAATTCTCATATCTCATTCACCTCACTAAATTATTCTCTTAATTCAAACAACTTTTCTACAGAATTAACATTGTTACCATGATTCATAGTTTTTAATAATGGTTTGCTCCAAATACAATCCCAATTATCAGGAGCTATATATTCTGAAACCAGTACGATGTTCTTCTCAGACATTTTCTCAGCCCAATTCCAAAATCTATCGTAATCAAAATTTATGGAAGTATCATATTGCTTAACAGATTTATACGGTATATCACAGTAAAATAAGCAATCAGTTTTATTGGAATATAATTCTTCATAATCTCCATAAACAAAATCAATTCCTTCCAATGAAGGGAGTTGTTTTAGTAAATTCCTTTTTGCTTCATCATAGTAACAACGTTTGCTCATACCATCCAAATAACTCTGACCATTAAAACCGCCAGAATAAAATCTTCCTGAATAACTTGCTAAAAATCCAATTGCACCAATATACCATTGTGGAAAATTTGAGAAATCTTTATTATAATATGCTTTTCTACATTCATCGTAATGTTCTTTAGATACCATTTCTGGCAACATAGATTCGAGTTTATCCATATTTTTGAATATCTCAATTAGATACTCATTATTATCAGATGCAATTTTATGTTCGCATCTGACTTTATCAATCATATTCATCCCACCACTGAACGGCTCAATATATGTATGAATATTATAATCCGCTAATCTTTTTTGAATAATCGGCAAGATGTATTTTGCTATTCTTGCCTTAGATCCCATATATTTCATTTAATCTACTCAGAGCGAAATTTCTTTAAGGCTGCCACTCACACTCCTTTCGTATTAATATTTTCTTATCTCAATTCAATTTCACCATATTTTAATGTGTTGTCTTCAAACATCTTGTAACCTTGATACCTACCAATTAGACCTTTACAAAGAGTTTTCTTACCATCAAAACTGGTAAACACCATTTCCTGTTCATATGGTTTCTTTAATGCTTCTAAAGTTTCATGATTTGCAAAAATATATGGATCATGACCATTCTCATATACAAAATAAGCAATTTTTCCACTTAATTTTTCTGTATCGAGTTGCTTTACTATTGAAAATTTTTCTGCCATTTAGTTATTCTCCTACTCGTCAATCTTTTCTTCCAACATGGAATAACCAATGTATAAAATGTGTTATATAAAATAATGGATTCAAAATAAAACAAATCATAAACACAATTATACATCCAAACATATTCATGTTATTACTGTCGTATATTTCTTTAGGTGTAACTGCCATGCCATCAAAATCTCCAAACATGGACGATACTCCCATTCCAAGAATCAATAATATATAAAAACATACAATTAATTCCATTATTTTCTCACCTCCTTACCGAATGAAAGATTTCTTTCAATGTATTATTGTCGCAGTTGCTCATTTATGTATTCTCCCAATCTAATGCCTGACCACATTGATCACAATATTTGATGTCGGTATCTTTGTATCCATCATCACACAATAGTTCACCACAAACAGGACAATACCATTCAAACGGAATTCTCTCTCCGCTATTTTTCACTTTCTTTGGTATCTGTTTTTCAAGTGCTTGGATTGCCATTCCATAAGCATTTTCAAAAGAACATCCCCATGAAGTATCACATGGAATTGCTTTGCCAAGTTCATTACAATCATATTTTAGCTCTTCAATAGCTTCATTCTCTGTCATTTATTTCTCCTTTATAATCAGCCACTCTCTTACTTCCAACCTCAAAAATATCCTTGTCCTTCTCGAAACATATGTAATTTCTACCTGTATTCAAAGCTGCAACTGCAGTTGTACAACTTCCTGCACATGAATCAAGAACTAAATCGCCTGGGTTGGTGTAGGTTTTAATCATATACTCACACGCTTCAACGGGCTTTTGGCACTGGTGTAAGCTACTTTTCTGAGTATCCCACTTGAACTGCAGAACATCTCTTGGATATCTTTGTGTACTACCACCACCTGAAATACCAGTCTTTGTAGTACCATAACAATTACCATCTGTTGTATGTTTTGTATAAGAATGGACAGGTGTATGTCCTTCTGTCATTTGTGGATTGTAAGTAGGGAGTTTCTTATAGAATATCAAGACATTTTCATGAGCCTTCATCGGCATTTTCTTTGCATTTAGATGACCAGTTGCTTTGGTCTTTTCGATAATCCATTCGTAGCGATACAATTTTTCATTACTACAAGCGAGCCTCTTATCAAATGGTGATTGCGCCCATAATGCAATACAACCATTATCTTTGATAATTCGATTATAATAAGTCCATAAACCGTCTTTTTTGTTCTCATAAAACCAATCTCTTGTATATTCAAGACTTCTATTTGTTACTTGAGCCAACTTAAATAAATCTGTTTCATAGAAATATTGTCCCGATAACTCAACATAATCATTTAATGGCATCTCACATTCCCAAGAATTATTGGTCGTATTATACGGAAGATCAGTGAAGATAAAATCGACTGAATTATTATCAATCTTTTTCATACCTTCAAGGCAATCTTCATTGTATATTTTGTTAATCTCTAACATTTCTTACTCAGAGCAAATCCAGATTTAATGCTGCAGCAAATCTCTTGCTCCTTTCAATGTATTATTCTCTTAATGTGTATATTTACTTCTTGGAAATACTTCTTCAAGATCAACACCATATCCAGAAATAACTTCTTCTAAGTCGATACATACACAATCACTGCAAATTCTTGCTTCAATTCCACCTTCATCAAAAAGCGAATAGCCAAAAATATCACTCAATCGTTTGACAAATTCATTAAACCAATTAAGATTAATCCAAACATAAAACTCTGTATTACTAACCCATCCAAATTCATCTACATATGAGATGTCAATGTCGTCTTCTTCTGGATTGATTAGTAATTTATATAGTTCTAATTCATAATTTTTTCTCATCTGCCACCTCCTAAATCACCAAGAAACTTCGGTTTACTGTCACTTTTTAATATTCAATATTACTTAAAAACTCTTCCAAAGTAACAACATCTTCATTATATTCAGAACCATCTTCTCTTTTAAACCATTCACCCCCATCAACATGAACACCTATCATTACATTAATATTATCTAAGTTTGCTTCTATAATATCTTTGTAAATTGTTGTAATAAGCTCAACACCTTTCTCATCAAATGTAATATCATCACAACGCACATTTAAAAGATCATCATCTAAAAATTCAGTATAAACATCGCAGTTATCATAATCAAAAACCTTATCATATAATGTTTCTTCCAGTTCTTCACCATATTCGTTTAATTCGTCTTCATCGCTAATATTTACTATTTCAATTGCGATTAATAATTCCGCTTCTGTATTATCCTTTAATTCAATTCCTTTAAATTTCATATTCAATTCTTCTCCTTTACTATCTCAAAATCTTACTTAATTTCTTCACAACTTTTTCGCAAAATCTGTACAAACAAGTCTTCTTAAATGTTATTCTCAAATCATCAACAGCTTGTCTATATTGTTGACGTAATTCGTTGTCTATCATATTATTCTCCAATTTCAACTATCTGTTTTGTATTAGTATCATAGGTACATAACTTGCCATTCTCTGAATAATATGGTGACATATAACCATATCCAACTTGATATTCTGCTTCATTAAATACTATATAAATGACATGAGTTGTGGAATAATAATATAAATCATTTTCACCTTCTATCGAAACGAGTTTTGAATGACTATCATAATTTTTATTACCTTCGCTAGTACCACATCCAGTCATTCCAAAACATAATGTTAATCCTAATACAACTGCTAAAATTTTCTTCTTCATATGGTCTATTCGTCCTCCTTTAACACAAGAATTGCTTTATAGTATCTACTATTGCATGAACTGGATTCTACTTTGTATCCATCATCCAAATAATCATTCATAACATTCTCAAAATCATTGCTATTTTCCATTTCTAAAATTACACATTTCTTCATATGATTTATTCTCCTTTACTATATCCAGTCTCTTCAAGGAATTTATCAAATTCCTCTTTTGTCATATTGTTTGGACAATACATATCCATCACCATATCAAACGGCTTCAAATAATTATCCAACACATCTTCAGCGTCTTCTTTTGCTTCCTGCATTTTCATATTGATATAATCTTCTCTTGTCATATTCCATGCTGTAGGACAATCCGTGACACTCGAAAATCTACAATATAATCCATTTGGTTGCTTTGATATAAATCCTGCCATATTATTCTCCTAACTCTTTCAGTGCATTAACAAGTTCAGCGAGTCTTGGATTCTCAGGATGCTCCTTTGCCATCTTTTCATATAAAGCAATATTATTCATCTTTTCAATCTCAGACTTTAACTCCTTTTCAATAGAAGCTTTCTGCTTTGCAATTTCTTTCTGACGATTTTCCTCATCAATTCTTGCATTGTATGCATTCATATTAACGACACCGACAACCTGAGCTGTCACATTCTTACCATACTCTTTGACTGTTTTAATTTGTTTTATAATTCCAAGAACTCTATTATCCTTTCCTCTTGCATTTACAATCACATACAACGGATGCTTTGTATCATACTCAATAATTTCATCAAAATCTTCATCATATAAAGCAAATCCATAATCCTTCTTATTGTAATCATCTACCAAATTTACAATCGCCACTTTATTAAATCCTGTCATTTTATTCTCCTCACTTTCATCTCTAATAATATCCAATTCACTTCTTTTAAACCAATATAATCCATTGGAGCTTGCTGCATTATACATTCCATCAATCTGAACAGCTATTGATCCGCTTGTAGTTTTAATAACTTGTCCATATAGCCCAACAATGTTCTCTTCTCTGTATTTTCTTTTATCAGTATATGTAACTTTTACTCGTTGATTTTGATATTCTTCATAATCGTAAATCTTGCTCATCGCATCACCTCCTGTTAATTTATTCTCCTAATCCTCAATATACTTTATTTCTTCTAGTATCGAGCTTCCTATAACATACAGTTTCTTCGAAATTATCCTTGTTACTCTTTTAAGAAATTCTTTATGAAGTTCATCCTCTTGCTCATATACAACCATTTTTTCATTCCCATTTCTATGACAGCAAGCATACGTTCCTTCCTCATACTCAGCTCCATAATAATAAAAATACAGATTGTATTTATGATTATGTTTACTAAATAACCACGGATGAAGCGTTGCAACAGTTATATAGTCATTTCCGATTTTTATTCTAAAATCATAATGTGATTTATTTTGTACGATTTTCAAAAACTTCACCTCTTTTCATATTAAGAGTACATTCATTTCTGTACTCTATGAGAGCATCTTTATTCCTTATCATTACATGTTAGGATCGAGGTTTGTTCCAAGGCATTATATTCTCAAATAAGTTTCAGCCTATACGCTCATCGGTTGACTGATTTGTTAATTTCAGTCTTCACCTTTACCTTTTCACCATCTCAGGCTTTCAGTTCGTTTTACCTCATTTATATATTCTCTGCTAGAGCAGAAGAAATCTATGTTTCTTGCTACCTTTGATAATTTGTTATTAATACTTCACAATCCTTACTTCTGTCAATTTTATGATAATTACAATTACTATAATCACCACTAAGATAATGAACATTATATTTATTCTTCCACTCATCTAAATATGGATTATCATATTTGAGATTATTACTAAGAGCAAAAGATATTCCTTTGAAATTTAATTCATCCAGATGTGCCAATAATGTTCTTTCGTGGTTATCTGTCCAACCACCTTGCTCATTGTAAGCAGCTACGCTATTAAAATAAGGTGGATCAGCATAAACAAAATCACCTTTTTCTAATTCATCAAATCTAAATTTATGAAATGGTACATTAAAAAACATACAATCCTTGTTATGCAAAGCATCCGTAAATGTTATGAATTTCTGTCTCAATGATGGATTGAAACTACTTCTTGCTTTGCCAAAAGGCATATTATATTTGCCGTTCTGATTAAAACGAATTTGATAATTAAACGCATAACAAATCATTGTGTAAAATACGATAGGCTTATTGTTTTCTTCATTATAATATTCTCTCAACTGATTAAATCCTTCTGCATTTTCTTTAGATAGGTTGTATTTACTTATCAAATTATCAATTTCTGACAACAACTTTTCTGTATCAGTATCCTTTAAATATTTTAATAACTCTACAACATGACTTTCTAAATCATTATAAACCGTTAATCTTGCATTTACATTTATGCCGACATTAAATCCTCCACCAAATAAATCAACAAATGTTTCAATGTTATCTGGAAATAATGGAATAATCTGTGGCAACAGTTTGTACTTACCACCAACATAGTTAAGTGGTGATTTTATATATGTATTTTTCAATTATTATCAGGAGTAAATGTACATTTATCGAAGCTTCAAACCTCATTTCCTCCTTTATCTTGATATTATAGCGTTTGCAACCACTATATATTGTGTTTATATTTTCGTACTACTACTATATACTGTGTTAAATTACACAAGAAATTCCGCTTTCTTTCGGTCTTGATTTTTATACAATATATAGTATGTATTGTATTTATAATCGCTATATATTGTTATTTTCTATTCAGTATCATGCTTATCAATCATAATCAATACAGTACCACTTCCCATTGCTCCATTACTTCTTGTTGACAATGTAGGTGCATAATCTGTAATTTCTGTACCATTATATACATCCAAATATTTAGGAAGATAACCATTTTTACGATAAAACTCTTTATATTTATCATTAACCCACTTACTTCGAGTTAATGATTCAAATTGTATATCCTTATTCATTATTCTCTCTTTCTATAAGATAGAGTCCAGTGCAACCGCCTAGACATCCACCATTTGTCGTAATAGAACAGGCAATCCCTTCGCTACTATAAACTCTGTATCCTTGTTTAAAGTTCCTAGATAATTGTTTGCCATTATCCAACCATAAGTTACTATCTATACCACCAACAAAAATTAACTCATTTGGTGCATTTCCTAAATTTTTCATCTCACACCAACTTTCTATTATCATAAATATTTCCCATACCATAGCCATGAGTACAAGCCATTAATGTGAAACAAATACCCTCTATTCCTATAACTCTACCGCCAATAAGACTATTCTCACTTACAGTTCCAACTCTTTGAACATCATTTTCGTAAGTTGCATTTTGAATAGAGGGCAAATTAAAATTTTTTACCACCGTATACAAGTAGCTGAACCCACCAGCATTACCTACAGGCTGTGCCAATAAACACATTGCTACATGATCTAAATCATATACTCTATTACCCTGACGAAATTGCTTTCCAAAATTTATTTCACCGACACCACCAACTAACTGCGGTTTATCACCACAAGCAGAACTTAATCCACTTGTGGCTGATGAAAATTTACCATCTTCTCATCTGTACAAATATATGTATTGTCATACTGAGCCTTATATAAATGCTCAATCAACAAAGAGATGCAAGTTGTCACTATACTGTTACCACTTTGTTTATATCCCTGAGTATCAGACATTCCAACTGCTTTACAGTTCTCATAATCAATATCATCGAATCCCATGAGCCTGTGGCACTCTTTTGGCGTGAGCTTCCTCACAACTCTTAAATTGTCTCTTTCAACTTTTGGTTCTGTATTACCGCCACCACAAGTATGCATAGCTGGTGCAATTCCATCTTCGCTATATACTCTGCGAGACTGTTCATGCATTCTCTGAAACTTTTCGCTGCATAAATCAGCAATATGTATTGGTTCGTTTGAGTCGGCAAGAATCTGTTTTGGCTGTTTATAATCGGTTGCCACTAAAGTACCCATTACTGAATCCTGCTGATAAACTAAATCTCTGTTACCTAATCTGGTACAATTTTGTCCAATTGTTGTTCCTACTACATTCTTTTCAAATTTTGGATCTGTTATCTGAAGTCTTTTCTGTACTTCATCAGATAAGAAATATTTCTCCAGAACACTGCTATCTGTTTCTAATAAATCCTTTAATCTGATTCCTGTATCAAAAGGCTGTGGAAATTCAAAAGACTTGGTATCAATATCCTTACGAATAGAGATACAGAAGATTCTATTTCGATTCTGTGGAATACCTGTATTCTTTGCATTGATTGTCTGATAATATGAGTTATATCCCAAGTTATCAAGCCGAATCAGCCAATCCTTAAAACTGTCAATATACTTCTTTGATACAAGAGCATCTACATTCTCCATAAGCAAATACTTTGGTAATGTATTATTCTCTTTTGCTTTTACAAGAAGTCTCTCAACTTCATACAATAAACCTGAACGAGTTGATTTAATATTGTGGCTGCCACAATTAGGGCAGGTATAACGAGTATCTACATCTAATTCTGATGGATCATATTCACAACCACAATCATGACATGTCCACTTTAATCCTTCCTGTTTACCGGCAATTGAAAGATCGGTACATGGCGTTGAGTATGTAAGTAGGTCGCAATATGGCAAAGACTCAATCTGCATCATATCACCAAGATTATGTGAAATATGGTCTGCTAACCAATATTTCTCAATACCTTTTGTTTTGTCCTTCTTTCGTGAAAGTTTTTCCCAATCATACGGAATGTCTTTCTTAAAATCATATCCAAGTCGCTTATCTGTAAGCTGTCTTACCATTTCTTCTTTGCTTGGATAATCTTCATAGTTTTCAATCATTTCATTAGTCAAATCACAATGAATTGCAGCATAACTAACCACTACTTCTTTGTCTAAATCTGCTGTTGCAATCATATTTGCGTTAAATAGATGGGTATTATCAATACCCTTCATCTGTGCTCCAATGCCACTGCAAAGTTCAATTACACTTAACTCACAATAATTATTTTTTTCTTATGGTTTTTGCAGACGTGCAAATTCCATAGGATTTTACAACAAAATAATATTAAAAATGAAAGGATTTAACAGTAAATTCTAGGATAAATGATTGCGCAATCTCTGTAGATTAAAGGATTTTGACAGAGAATAAAGAAAAAAATATTTCATTACTTTATTTTTGTTTTTGGAAATACTTGAACGAATATCCAAGTTAAGAAAATTTTCTATACTGATCTGTTATTAAAGATATTTTAAATCTCTATCTCCATGAATTACTTCTTCCAAAGTCTGTTTCTTGCGAAGAAGTTCTGTCTCTAATGATTTGATTTCATCATTTAACCTATTTATTACTTTGTCTTTATTCTTTTTAGCATCCTTTTTGACAAACCACTTGCTACCAAATTGAGTGCCACCACTTCCTATAGCAACATAGAATCTATCCGTTTCATCATAATCCCAAATATTGTTGCCATAATTCATAGTAACTTCTTCTTTATCAAATATCAGTTCAAACTCATCAATATTATCATCTGTAAGTTCAATCCTAAGACCACTACCATCACCCCAAAAGTTATCGACCATTTGATATGTATCTTCGTATTCGTTATATTTGACCTCGAACACCCAGTTGCAGCAATGGAATAATTGATTTTCATATATAGAACCTCGATATTTAACATCTGGTTCATGCCTATATAGTCCAGTCATACACAGTTTGTTAATATTTTCCTGCGATAGCACAATTCTCACCTCCTACATATTACATATAATCAACATATCTTCCAGTTTATAAATTTCATCTTTTAGAGATTTAATTCTGGTTCTAACCAATTTGTTAAATCCCTCTACAGCTTCTTCATATGTATCAGCAAATAATCTTGCATATATAGTTACACCATTCTTTTTTAAATCTCTACCATTTACTTTGTATTCATAAAAATATTTATCTTCTTTGATTCTACCCTTTACGGGCTTACACATAAGATTTAATGCTCTCTCATCTTCCTTGTATGCAAAAGCCCAAAAATCTTTATTATAATGTGTTCCGTCATCAATGTATTGTAAATCATTAAAGGTATTTCTATATATAACATTATATCTTGCATCTATATTGTTACAATAAATCATTTTCTTACCTCGCTTTGCTTGGAAAATTTGACTGATCAGCCTTTGAATAGAATTACTTCTATATTAGATTATTCTCTGTTTATATTAACTATCTTTGAAATAATTTCCCATGTTTAATATCAGTCCAATGAACAAGTTTCATTAAACCATGCACATTTCGATACCATCTATATCCTCTCGCATTACTACTTGGTTTAGTATGTTTGCCATAATAGAATATTTTTTCACCATCATAAAAATCTGTAGGAAAATATATGCGATTTGGATGTCTTATGTAATAAGTTTCTTTAGGGAAATCTGCATTACTGTAATCTAACACTCTTTTACCTCGCTAACTTTGAACCATAATAAGTAATGTGTGCCTTCACTTTGAAATACTCACCACAACTATGACATTTTACGTTTACTTCTTTGCACCAACCTTGAGTTACTAAATTCATCAAATCATATTCCATAACTCCATCTTGATATTCTTCCTTGCAATATGGACATTTTGGATATGTAAATTTGCTTTTATTCACCCTCTCACCTCACTTTACAATATCCTAACAATCTGTTCATATAAGCAAATGTCTTTATCATTGATTGCCTTGTTTATGTGCATATGACCGAACAAATGCTTTTTATATTCAACTGCAGCTTTCACTTCTTCCAAATAATTAGTCAATACATCTGGTTCATATAATCCTTTACCACCCATAAGATACAACTCTTATGTAGAGGGACTATGTGTGATAATATAATCAACTATATTATTATTCTCTTTTAGAACATCTAGTCCATGCTGCATTTCTTCATCTGTTGGTAATTCCTCTTCCCACCATGATAAATCTTTTATGCGATACATATATTTACCTTGACTATCAAGTTTCTTAGCTTTCTCTCTCCAATCTTCGTCATTGTAATCAAGAATGCCATCCTGAATATCATGACTTGATGCACCACCAAATGTAAAGAATTTCTTATCTTCAATGGTAAGCACTTCACCACGCATTAGATGAAGTACATTTTGTCTGATCTCACGAACTTTGCCACCATGCCATTCTTTTATAGGATAAGTTGCAAGTCTTTTATGATTCTCGTGATTACCGTCAACAAACACTATTGTAAAATTCTTATTTTCAAGCCAATCCAACCAATATTTTTCCTGTTTGCTTTCACCATCTCTGTTCCATACAAGACCAAAATCACCAAGAATAATTACAGTATTATCATCTTTATTACCAGAAAAATCTTTTTGTTCATAAAAATTATCTTTACTTAATCTCACAGGATTTCCATGTATATCACCTGTTACATATACTGCCATAATTCACCTCATATCCATTTTTCAATCTCATTAAATACATTACCCAACGAATCAACAATCATCAAATCAGTTTCACCGTATAACAACACTTGAATTTTCTCCCTATTGATAACAACTAAATGATTGCCACTAAAATATGAAATATAATGAGCTGCTGGATAAACTTTTAATGAAGTACCACCAATAATCAACATATCAGCATTACTAATTGCTTCAACAGCACCATTTACAGCTTCATTCGGCAAATTCTCTCCATATAAAGTCACATCAGGTCTGATCAGTCCACCACATTCACACTTTGGGATAGCTTCTTTAGTGCTGAACAAGAAATCAGAATGATATTCCATTTTGCATTTACTACAATAATTTTTCTGAGTAGTTCCATGAATCTCAAAGACATTCTTACTGCCAGCTTTCTGATGAAGTCCATCAATATTCTGTGTTACAATAGCTTTCAACTTACCTATTTCTTCCATCTTGGCAAGTACCTTATGAGTAATATTTGGCTCAATATTTCTTGTATCCATCTTCTGCCGATAGAACTCATAGAACACCTTTGGATTGTTGTATAAGCATTCTCTACTCAAAAGATATTCAGGTTCGTATTTATCAAACTGAACGTCATGCTGATTATATAATCCATCCTTGGAACGAAAATCAGGAATACCACTTTCAGTAGATACACCTGCTCCACCAAAGAATACAATATTATTTGATTCTTCTATATATTCTCTTAATTGTTCGTACATAGTTTACTCTCCATTCTACTTTTTGAAGAGTTCTTCAACAACTTTTAATTTGATACTCTGACTAAATAATCTAACCATTATATTTTTCTCCTAACTTCATCCATTCTTTTGTTGTCTTAACATATTTAAGTAACTCACTTTTTTCGTTTTGATATACACCTTCGATTACCAATTGTAAAAGACATTTCAGTGCATTTCCTATTTCTTTTCCTGGCTTATATCCAATCTCAATCAAATCATTGCCATTAACAGCCAAATCTTTTAGTGAGAAACATTCGTCTTTCTGTAAAACTTCCTCTAAAATATATTCGATATTGTCAATTTTCTGAAGCCTACTCTCTTGCTCTGTATAAGCTTGTGCTTTAATATCAGCTCTACGAACATTTAATAATCTTCTAAACTGTTCTTCTCCGATTTTATTAAGCCATCTCTTGACATATTTCTTTCCCATCTCAAAAGTAGCGTCATGATAATAAACTAATTCAACGACCTTTTCTCTTGTATCATTATCAAAACAGAGTCTTTTCATAATCTTATCTGTCATATCAGCACTAACTCTTCCATGTCCTTTAAAATGTCTGATATCATCTTCTCCGTCTTGATAACAATGTGGCTTCCCTATGTCGTGAAAGAACACTGCTAATGATGTAATTAAATCTATTGGATTTAAGTCTTCTTCACAATCACAAAAATATGCTTCTACTGCATGAATTGTATGTCCCCATACATCATAAATGTGATATGGATTATTCTGTGGAAATTCAAACATATCTTTGATTTCAGGAATAAACAATGATAATACATCTCTATATAAGACCATCTGTACACAGAAATCACTTGATGCAGCGATTTTACAGAACTCACTATTTATCCTTTCAACTGATATATTTTCCAAATTCTGATACATCTTATGCAAAACATAATCTGTATTCGGTTCAAGAACAAAATCCAACTGAGAAGCAAATCTGATAGCACGTAAAATTCTCAAAGCATCTTCAGCAAATCTATCTTCTGGTTTACCTACACATTGAATTTTGTGATATTTTATATCTTCCATACCATTAAACGGATCTACAAGACCAACTTCATCGTTGTATGCCATAGCATTGATTGTAAAATCTCTACGTTTTAAATCCTCTTTAAGACTTTTTGTAAAAGTCACTTTATCTGGTCTACGATTATCAGAATAATTACCGTCAATTCTGTAAGTTGTTGCCTCGTATGGTTCGCCATCAATGACAATCGTTATTGTTCCATGCTGTAAGCCAGTTTTAATAATTCTTTTGCCCTTGAATATTTCAAGCATCTCATCAGGTGTGGCAGATGTTGTAATATCATAATCATGAATTGTTCTTTTAAGAATGCTATCACGAACACATCCACCAACTAAATATGCTTCATATCCTTTATCTTGGAGTGTATGAATAATCTCATTTGCACCAGATGGGATTTTAATTTTTAATTTAGATTTCACCCTTAACCACCCTTTCGTTTACACTTGCAACAAACTCATTGATTTTCTTGTAGTCTGGATTTTCAGGAAGATTAGTATTTTTCTTTGCATAATCCAATCTCTTCTCATAGTCATTTACCATTTCAAAGAACTCAGGAATTGGCTGATCGTTGCTGTCGAGATATTTACCATTACGAATATCCATAAGCAAATCATATTCATCTTCTCTATATGTGATTATTCTCTCTTTCTCAAGAATATCTAAACACATCATATAAAGTCGAATAAGATGCATTGAATGTTTTGCAATTTTACCATGCTCAATAGCTTTCTCATTTCTTTTACCAATCTTTCCATACTGACGAACTGTGTTCTGAAGTTCATTCCACATAGAGCAATAATCTCTTAATGGATAATGAGTAAGGTTTACATCCATAAAAATCTCTGTGTCATATCCTTCCTGCACAGCCTTATCAATATATAACTTCATTGAATCATCTGAATATGGTGTGTATTTCTTTGTAAAATCTGTCTGCATAAATTCAAGCGTCTTTAAAATGTGTTTCTCCAATTCTGACTGAGACATCTGATGCGCTGCTTTCTGGTTCAATCTATAGAGCTGCTGATTCGCATATCCTCCAAATGAATGACAAGCTCTTTTTGATAAGAATAAATGTGCATTGTCAATAAGTTCCTGACCAATAGGAGATACATAGAAATAATGTTCTGGCTTATTTCCAAGCATCTCAATTGTGTTAGGGTTTGTATTGCTTAATAAAGCAACTAACTTATTAAATGCATAAATAGTTGTGTCTGTTTCATTATTTACAAACTGCTCAAAATTCTCGTTTGTAAGAATTTGCATCTTGCTATTTAAAGCACAACCACGAATATCTAAATCACTGCCCTCATTGTTTGTCCCATATGCATGACTTCCACCAAGAGTTAAGATAATGATATTGTTACCTAAATTCTTATCTGTTCTCAGGAAGTCATACTCTTTTGATTTTAATTTGTTCTTAATCTGTTCAATTGTCATTGTCTTAACCTCCAAAATTTCACATATCTGTTTTTACTCGTTCATTAAAATTTGGAATATCCTTGTTACGAGAACGCATTAGATATACATATAAGTTTGACATTAACTCACCCCATCCAATAATTTATCGTATTTTCTTTTCAATTTGTCATATTCGATCTCTTTGTTTTCCAATGCATTTTTTAATTCTTCTATTTCTGAATTATATTTACTTACTATTTCACTTAATGTCTTATGAGGAATAAAATATCCTTGATTATAAATTGCTATACCACCTTCCGGCACATCGCCTACACAAAAATATTCCTTTTCTTTTTCTTTAGGTATCTCCGACGGTTTCATAAATATAGTTTTTAATCTTCCATAAACGAACATAATTTCACCTCCAAATTCCCGCAAGAAATGTGCGATTCTTGTTACTCATCACATCTTCCCATTTTTATATCCAAAGCCCTCTTATTTAATTCTTCAATCTTCTGCTTTGGAACAATACTTTCAACGACTCCGTAAAACCTACTTCTACAATCTTTACACAAATTAAACCCAGGAACTTGAATTAAATCATATGGTTCACCATTTATAAAAGTGGCTGCAATCGGCAACGAATACTCATTATATTTATCAACTTCCTTATCACATAAATCGCAAAAATATCTAACCATATATTCTTTCCTTTCTAAATTCCACATGAATCGTGAATTTCTTAACAAAATTATTTATTTGGAATTTTATACCTATTTGGAAATAATGAATCGTCCAATACAGCAGATATTTCAATTTTAGTTCTTTTGTATCTATCTTTATCTGGTGCTAATACCCTATTCCCATCAGAATCATTTGCAATTTCAAATACATACTGAACAGTTCTGTCGCCTCTACACATTGTACTCAATGATACTATTGCACCGACTCCATTTTCTTTTTCATATTCCTCTAATTTTTCAATTATTTCATGTGTACTTGCCACTTTTAATCCAAACATTTTGTACTTCCCTTCTATTCTTCACCAACATAGACTAATCTATCTATATATTCTCTACCTTCATTCTTAAAAATCGGAATTTCTGTATCAATAACCCAACCACTTCTATATACTCCTGTTAAAGTTTCTTCATCTTCAAATGGATCTGAACACCCTTCCGAAAAACATATTTGAGTTCCTTTTTCATTTTCTATAAAATGATTTTCTTTTACACAGCAACTTCCACGCTTCTGATAAATAGGCAAATCATTCCAATTAACACCTTTCTGAGTCATTAACATATCCTGAATCTCATTACAAGACTTGTTCTGTAATTCTTTGTGTGAAAAATTGACTTGACCTACCATCTGAATTGAATTACGAGTAGCGTCTAATTGTCTCCAATATACAAGATTAGTTACTTCTTCCTTTGGAATATTAAAGCAACGACAATCAAACATTGCACCTTTTTCTATAGCATTTTTATATGTTTTATATAAAGTTTCTCGTTCTTGGAATTCTTTTATAACGCCAGAAAACGGAGTAAACCACCAATCGTTTACATTTTTTCTAAAAGCTTTATTAAAAGCCATAGTCGCAATACTTGCTGCAATACTGCATATCTTCTGTACCTCATAGTCAAACCATGCTGAAGATGTGAGTTTCTTGTAATCCACAAGAATAAGTGTTATCTCATCTGACTGTGTATATCCAAGAACACAACCCTGAATATTCTCACATAAATATTTCATAGTCTCCTGCATTGATTTAATCAAAACTTCATCAAAAGGCTTCTGAAATCCTCTTGTGAATGTATGAAAAGATTTCCCATCAATTCTCAATGCCACAGGGCATCTTCTCATTAACTTTGTCTTTGGAATCTGCTCGTAGAATGTCTTCATTCTAACGCCTAAATCATCATGTACTGGCATAATATATACCTCTCTTTCTATTAAAAAGGACTGACCAACTGTTCGTCAGCCAGCCCATAAAACATTACTCTAACTCTGCAAGTGCCTTATCCAAATCCTCATCAGACATATTTTCTTCATATCTCCATATATAACCACCAGCTGTTTTTCTTCCACCACTGCAAACTCTAGTAATATTTTTTCTGGATATTCCAGTTTCTTTTTCTGCTTGTATGGAATTATTATATTTATTTATAAAAACTCCATTTATATTAAACTGTAAAATTTTCTTGTTCTTGGTTATATTAGGTAGTATATCTACAATACTTCCATCGTAATATGTCCATCTGTATCCAAAACAATTGTACTTATTTTTTATTGCTCTTATAATTGTTGAATCATTCGGCATCTTATAATATGTAACCGCATCAATAATGCTATCCCATGTTCGTATATAAGTTCCATCCATTGCATATTGATTTATTTTTCGTTTACTATTACTTCTTTTCCCTTTCCGAGAATTATGAATTTTTTCTTCTTTGTCAGAATATGGATTAAAATTCAAATGGTTATAATTCACCATAGTATCATCAAATAAACTATGTTCAATTTTTACATTTTCACATTCATCTAAAAATTTCCAATAATATCCACAGTGAAGTTTTCCGTCATTACACCAATTACTAATCGTTGTAATACTTTTAAATCCTACTACATCTGAGCAATATGAAACTGATTTAAAAATGTTTACTGGTTTTAAATCTTGTGAGAGCTGCACAACCTTTCTATTTCCTATTTCTTGTACGCCCTCTCCTCCAATTGCAATATTGTACCCATTATTTATTGAATCATAAATCTCAATGTATAGTTGTTCACCAAAACAGGCTTGTTCAAAAGATAAATTATCTTCTATAATTTCATGTTCAAAATTATCCCACCCATATTTTTGAATAGCATTATAAAATTTTCTTTGTTTTTTATAACCATTTCCATCTTTGCCAAATCTTTTCTTCCCTTGCTTTGTAATTCCTATATAAGATTTACCGCTTGGGGATGTGTGTTTATAAATACTATAATTATCTTTTGTCATTATCCTCTTCTTTCTGCATTTCATCGAAGTGCTTCTGTAAAGCCTTCTTAAATTTCATAAATCCATCCATGTTTTGTACCTCTTCTTTCTTATATTTATTTTTGTTAATTGTTTCTACTGTTATATTCTCCGTTTTATTTATTCTTATCTTCAATAAACTCATATCCCACTAATCTAACTGACACAAGCATAGCCATAAAATCAGAAGCACTTTCTACTTCAATATCACAATTCATACCAATCTCATCAAACATCGTAACTTCATAATATCCATCACAATCTCTAAAAATATCATTAAATGGATTTGTCTCGTCTGATTCCTCATAAAGAACTTCTTCTACCATGTCTTCTAAATTACCAATAAATTCATACATTGGAATATTTACAGAAGTAAATGGAACAATAATTCTTCTTATAGCACCATCACAAGCAAATAAAAGTTCATATTCACACTTAAAACTTCCGTTTATACAGTATGAATGATCAACATGGTCTTCGATTATTGTTGGCTTAAATTTACTACTTTCCAATATGTTATACATAACATAATAGTCTACAATCTCCTTTTCTATGCAACAATCTCCATCAGGTTCAAATACCATTCTATGTTTTTCATAAAGGCTGCATTTCTTTTTATACTCATCAAAATAACGAGTATTTCCTGCCTCTTGATCCTTTTTAAAAAATGATTCAAACTTGTCATTGGTTTTATCATATCTACCAATACACTTTCCATATGTATCTGGGAAAATGTTACCTCGTACTTTTAATTCTATTTTATTAGGTAATAAATCCAATCCATTTTCTTCTAAATTTTCTACTGAAATAGCTGTGATATTCATATTGTCTCCTTTCTAAATTTCACATAAATCGAAGTTTTCTTTCTACCTAAATAACCATCTTTGCAATTCTTTATTCATCTTATCTTTCTTATCTAATTCTTCATCTCTTTTATGTATTGACTCTTTACAACTTTCTTCAAATGCTTTCAAAAAATCTCCTGGCATACTACATAAAACAGAATACGAAATAATCAATCCAATGATTGAAAAAATAATTAATGCTATATCACCATTACTCATATATTACTCGCCTCTCTTCCAAAGAAATCGAACATTCTTGTTATAAAAACATTTTAATTTCTGCTTGATATAATGAATCATATCCTTGCATTAAATTCCAAACACAAAAATTATGATCGTTGCCTTTATCTACAAACAATACGCAACTCTTATTTATATCTTCTATACAATAATTTTCTTTGATATAATCAATATCAATACCATTTTCTAATTTACAGTAATAGATATTGAATTTTTCTCTATGAATATAATCTCCAATCATCGTTGTTAATAATAAACAAATCATAGCTGGCAGTTGTAAAATAAAGAGCAACACTAATGCTTCTTCTGTATCTGTCACAAAGAATTGTCTTATTGCACACATCTCCAATAAGATAATCATAATCACAAATAGAATTCCAAAAAATAGATACCACTTATTAGCTGACCACACCTCTTTTGTTTTAATTTTTGTTTTGTCCATTTATTTTCACCTCACAATCCAAAGAAAAGCATTTCTTTATTCTTTTATTTTCCATCCCTTTTTTATCAAATCTTCTTTTGTACTATCAAATATCTGACAAAATAAATCAGGTTCATGATAGAATATATCCCTTTGTAATTCTTCAATTTCTTTGTTTATATTCTGATATTTAAATATCATAGAAGAATGAAGATAAATATTATCATAACATTCTTCTATTTTTGTTAATCCGCAACTTTTTCCTATCTCCATACAAGTTTCTAACGTCATATTCCACCTCACAATCCAAAGAAAGAGAATTTTACTGCTAAAATGTAGCACTACTCTCACCTTGATTAATCTCTTTACATTTCTGTTCGCATTCTTCTAATGTCTTAAATAAAGAACTTTCTCCTCTATTTCTTACATTAATATAATCATCAACAGCATCAATCTTATACTTAATTGTGATTACTTCATCCCAGATACTAGCCACAATTCTTCTAATTCTAACCTTATGAGGTGCAACCACTGTCTGTTTACATACAATCTTCCCTGTTGTATTACACTGTTTGCATGGAATTTCATATCCGTTGTAAAGAATCTTCTTTGTTCCTTTACATATTGGACAAATAACTTCTACATTTTCTCTTGCATATGTATAACATTCTTCCCCAATTTCAAACTTGTTGTCTATTGTTTTCATTTTAAAATACCTCCTAATATAATAAATAATGTGCCATACGAGGTTTGAACTCGTGACACCTAGATTAAAAGTCTAGTGCTCTACCAACTGAGCTAATGGCACATAACTAGGCTGGTGGGACTTGAACCCACGAATGACAGGATCAAAACCTGTTGTGTTGACCACTTCACCACAGCCCATTAGTTAGGTGTGGAATTTCACCACACCTATATATTCTCTAATTACTTATCAGTTACAATTGTATTATTTGTTCCTGAAATTGTAACCCAACCGAACTTATTTCTTGCTTCTGCTTCCTTCATTCTTATAAGTTCATCTGTGATAGAAGAACTCAACTTACTGTTAGCTTCTGCCTGTGCTTGAGCTTCTATGAGCTGTGCATCAGCTTTAGCCTGTGCCTGTGTTTTAGCAACCTCCGCATCAGCTTTAGCTTTATTAATAGCAGTCTGATTATTTATCTCCTGTGTCTCTGCTGCTTGCTGTGCGGTAATCTTTGCATTAATAGCTTCCTGTGTCTTTTCGTCTACAGAAATATTAATCAATGATACATTGCTAATCGCTATACCATATGGTTCAAATTTCTTATTAAGGTAATCAGTTAATGCTGTATTTACATTTGCTCTTTCAGAACCAAGAATATCTGATACCTTATAGTTAGCAACAACTTCCTTAGTCCAAGAGATGATATTAGGCTTAATAAAACTATCTCTTACTTCCTTTCCAGATTGTCCTCTAAATCTTGTAAATAGATCAGCTATCTTATCAGGACTGTACTGATATGTAAATGTAAGATCTATCTGCATAGCCTTACCCTCAGATGAACTCGCTGAAAAGCTGTCATCATCTTTAGAGTCTCCGTCCTTGCCGGACGTTAAATAGCTCTGTTCAAGACTCACCGAGTAAAGTGTCGTTTTTACAGTTGGTGACTTTAAATGCCATCCTTGTGTAAGAATATCTCCTTTTACACCGCCCGACATACTGTACTGTACGGCAATATATCCAGCAGGTACACGAACTGTTGACTTAAATAAAATTATTGCTAAAAATAGTATCACTATGGCAGATACAACGCCACCTACAACTTTCTTCATTGTTGTTTTGTCTCCTTTTCTTCTTCGTTATTTATTTCATCTGTTACAAGATCTTTCATTTTATTAATAGTAGAATTTCCTATTTTTTGAAAAAATCTTGACAGTAGAAACCATAAAATTATTAATCCTATTAAAACTAATATAAAAAATACTTCCATTTAATTATTCTCCTTTTACTTATCATTCCAATCCATTTCTAATAACTCGTCATATGTGGCAGGTTTATCAGACAGACTCTTTTCTTTTTCTTCCAATAACTTAATACACATCTCAACAAGCTTTGGTTTAGAATAATTCTGTAATTCTTCTCTTAATTCTTCCTTATTCATTTTTTAACACCTCGCCATAATATTATTATCCATATCACTTGTAAGAACATCTCCATCTTTAATTCCCCAAATACACTGATAATCTTTCTCGGCACATAATTTTGTAAAATCAGCATATGACTGATATTTATCTGGTTTAGCCATAGCTCTATAGCATTGTTCTCTATTCTGGCAAGTTGAACTTGTACACATTGTTATATCAGGCATTTATAATTTCTCCTTTCTTTGAATTATTTAAGAAATTTATGTAATTATCAAAATCCATCTTAATATACTTGTAATTAACATCCTGTGACGAACTGTAGTTCTTATCAATAGCATTCTTCTGATGATTTTCCAACCAAGTTGCCAATTCAATATCCTTTTCGGTTCTGTAAGCATATGCTGTTAATGCTATTAATGCTGCCTTGCATTGTATATATAAAGGGTTATCTATTTTTAAATACACATCCACGAAATCCTGGTATTCCTTTATATCAATATCCTCTATATCATCGGCAACATTTTCTTTAACAAATGATAATATTTCATCATCACAACCCGTATTCTGTTCAGATTCATTATTATTTGTTACCTTATTATCAGAAGACTTTATATTATTCTCTGTTTCAGTTGTATTTTCATTCATTTCTGAATGAGTTTCTTCCTTATTATATGTAGTTTTGTTCTTATCTTCTGTTGCATCTGTTATATGTAAATATTCCTTCATGAGTTTTTCAAGCATGTCAAGTTTTGTCTTAACGACTTTCTTATCTTTAGTTCTCTTCTTTTTATCATATTCATTGAAACTTATGTCGTAACCATCAATTCTCTTATCACCTAAAATCTCATTAAATTCTTTCAAGAAATTGATAAACATACGATCTTCAAAATTATATTTTGTGAATTTCTCAAATAATGCTGTCCATAAATATGTATTTTTCTTACTAAAGAGATTTTTATACTTATCATCTCCTAAGATGTTATATAATCTAGTTGCTAAAGCATTTATTTTTTCAAACTCTTCTTCACTCGCATTATCTTCAATATACATACCCATTGTTTTAACCACTGATTGCCATTCATTAAGATGGTAAATAATCATATCCGTTTCACAAAGTATTTTTTCATATAAGCCATTAGTGAATTCCTTATCAGAATATTCAATACAATCCTTATAAAATCTATTGTTAGATATTATTTTCTTTATATTTTTTGCATATGTAGGAATATATGTAAGTGCTCTTTGAGCTGCTTTCATATTTTCATGTTCGTTATATATACGAATTCTTCTGGATATATCTTCTTTGGTTGAATCAGGATGAACTGCTAATCCTATCTGGTACTCATCAAATTTCATCTTTAACTCTTCTGGCAACTGATTATAAGTTTTATTTTTTATATCACATACTTCCCACTCTTTTATAAAATTATCATTACCATCAAGTTTATAATTTCCATTTTTATCCTTAACTTTAACCTGATAAGCAATTTCGCTGTCAGCAATATCTTTACTAACAGCTTTATTACCATATCTAAACATAGATAATGCGGTTGTTCTCTGTAAGCCATCTTCAACATAACTTTCTGAAAAATTAGACATTTCTCCTAAAATTAGAGGTGGAATATATTCTCCTATAAGAACAGATACGACAAGTTCATTGAACATTCTATCTGTATAACACCCCATTGCCCTTTGGGTATCTGCGTCACCCTTTACATCACCTTCTTTAAACTTGTCTAAATATGACTTCAATGTAAGTGTTTGTGGTCTAACTGGTTTTACTGGCATTAACATATATTTTTTTCTCCCTTCTTTAACTACATTAATATGGCAACATTTTTATAAGATCTTAACCCTGCTAAACAATCGTTATATTCGTTCACTGTTATATGTAATATTTCTACTATCTCATCTTTTGTATATTGTTGAGATAATAACCTCGCTACCCTTTCCTGTTTTCGTGGTAATTGCTGTAAATATAATTCAACTTTGTCAGTATATTCTTCTGAAAATATCTCTTTCTCTACATTCTCTCTTGAAGGTAAATTGTCTTTAATATTTATCACTTCATCTGTATTCATATCTAATGAGACATTCATAACAATTTGAGGATTACCCTTTTCATCAAGAATTAATTTCCCATTTTCGTCTTTTAAAAGATTATGGCGTTTTAATCTATATTTATTATCTCGCATCCATGTGCTTGTCTTCCTCATGATATTTCCTACAAGAAATGTTTCTAAACGAGCTTTTTCATTGTTGTATGTAATTAATGTTTCTATAAGACAATCAACCGCCACATCATATAACTCATCATAATCACTTCTATCGAACTTCCCATACCAAACTTTATGACATATTTTTTTGAGTTTTCTCATATCATTTTCCATATACGAATTAACAACAGCCATCATCTCAGGATTACTATTAATAATCCTCATCATCTCTTTATTAATCATTTCATCTACCTGCCTTTCGCAATTCTTTATTCATATATTCCCCGAAAGACAATTCAGAATTCATAACTTTAATATGCTTGGTTTCTCTATAACATTTAGGACATCTACAATATCTATCATGTCGATTTCTTTCTCCTGGTTGAAAACTCATAATTTCTACCATAGGAATTAAACAATTTTTACATATTGTCATCATCTTCAACCTCCGTAACCCTGTATTTATATTTTCTATGTAATAATCCATCTACAGCCTTCTGAATACGATTTTGCTGCAATACTGATGGATTGACTTCTTTCAGAACATCAGAAATGATTAACAGCTCATCTTTTATTGTTCTTCTTTTTCTACGATTGTTTCTCAATCTTACATATATAAGATAACCTTTATACATATTCATATTGTTTTCCAATTCAGCATCATGAACTATATCAATTAATTCTTCATCGCAAGAATTCAATTCCGCTATGAGAATGTCGCTCCTTGCTTTTGCTTCGTTAAAGATTTGACCACAAGTGCCGAATTTATTAATCCATTGCGACACACTTTCTGGAATCTGATAAACTTTACTTTTCACTACTTTAGGTGGAATGTCTGGTATAGCCTCTATATGGAAGTTATATCTCTTCAATGTTTTAGGTAATGAACGAAGAATATTTTTTGCTTTCGCTTCATTGAATACACTCTTCATATTCTCCGTACATGTTTCTACTTTTCCATTAACAACTCGAATATATACCTTTCCGTTATTTTTAATCATATAATCCAAAAACATCACTCCTCTCTGATTTTTTGACGCACTTTAATAAACCTAAAGATTTCTAGGTTAATCAATTTAAATATTTATTGTAAAAATATGGAAAAAATAAGAAAAACATTATTGACATAATACAATTAAAATTGTATTATAAGAATATATTTCCTTATTCCTTTCCCTGGTTTAAGGGGATATATGTATTGGAACGGAATTTTTTGGTTTGAGCGCCTATTCCGTTCCTTTTTTATATAATAAATCCGAACATATATTCTGTCAATAGAAAACAGAACATTTATTCGATATTATTTTTGCAAGTCCAATTTATCGGACTTATTGTATAATATTGTGTGAAGACAACCTTTAGGAACACCCGTTTGTATTTCCGAAAAAACTCTTAATTGACTTGCAAATTCATCACATACCCTTGCAATACTCGCAGCTTCTTCAAGAATATTATTACATTCTCCAAAATATTTCTTAGTAAATCTAATATTACAATCTGGATTTTCAAGATCCTGCTTTGAAACCAAAACTATTGCATCTTTTTTTGCTACTTTCTTAGCTTCTTCCAGACTCATTACTACATATTCCATTTTATATCTCCTCTCCCAATGAACCAAAATTTGCATCATATACAGCTTTTACTTTTTTCTTTTCTTGCATTTTGGTAATAGTTCCTAACTTTTTTAAGATTCTTTCTTTTGAGATTTGTCTAACACATTCTCCAAGTATCATTGAATCTTGCGTCAATCCCTTACTTTCATCTTTTTGAAAGAAGGAATGAGTTGACTGTTTAATATGCTTTATTTTACTTGTAAAAGGAATCACTATTGTCGTTCCTGAATAAATGTTTCCATATGCATTTTGAATAACCACTGCCGGACGAATACCTCCTTGTTCTCCAGCAAATTCTATATTTCCAAAATCAACTTTCACAATATCAAATGTATTAATTTCCATTTGCTCAAACCTCCTTTCTTTTTATTCTGTCCTTTATGCCTTGAATTATATATAGTTTATATAAGCTTGTCAATAGGTTTATATAAATTTTTATTAAAAGTTGACATTAAGTTCATATATACCTTATAATAATCATCATAAAGGAGGTATTCAAAATGCCAAGAGGACAATTATCAGAAAAAAATACAACAATGTCTTTTGCTATTCCGAAGGATTTAAAAAATGAAATCGGTATAATCGCACAAAAAGAAAATCGTTCCATGAGCAATCTTATAGTTTCTCTTTTAAGTGATTATGTCCACTTATATAAGCAAAAGGAAAGATTAACTAGATATTATAAATTAATATCTGAAATGAAGGACGATGAAAAATAATCATCGTCCTTACATATTCTCCAAAACTGCTTTCATTCCCACAGCTCCGTTTGCATAGTTATTAACTGTTGTATTCACACTACTATGTCCAAGCTGTTGCTGCACGAACGCAAGATTTCCATTCTGATTCATTACACTAGCATAATAATGTCTCATCATATGTGGAGTAATACCATTTCCATAATTCTCAAATATCTGTTTGATATTTCTCTCTGTTGTACGTGTACCATTTTTATTAATGAACACAGCTTCTATATCAATAATGTTTTTCAATGTATTTCTGTACTCTAGCCATTCTCTTAATGCTTTCAGAGCAGATCCAGTAAGATATACAGGTCTTTTTTCAGTTTCTCTTTGATATCCTTTTGGTAAAACCATAATATGTGACATATCATTAAGATCAATATATTCACTATTTTCATCTAAATGCAAATCTGATAAATCCAAGCCAGCAAGTTCAGACTCTCTTATTCCAGTTCCTCTTAACACATGAAAAATAGCAATATTCCTATTCCTTACACATTCGTCCTTTTTCCACATTATTTTTTCTTCCATATCATTAAGCTGATTTTCTGTTGGAAGTTTTTGTGTTAAGTTGTTTTTAGAAGATATTCCTTTATATTTTATTTGTTTATTAAAATCTTTCATACTGTTATAGAGTTCTCTCAACAAACATTCTCTATATGAATAAATATCCTGTATAAAACTTTTAATGATGTTTTTTCTTGTTTCCGTTGTGGTTGGCGACATTCCATTTGTTTCCTTATATCTAAGGTATGAACTAATATTTTGTGGTCGTAAGTCGCTAAAATCAGAAACTTCTATTTCAGAAATTGATTTCTTATTAATAATATTACTTTCAATCAACCACTGTAAAAAATCTTTAATTGCCACTAAATAATTTAACGCTCCGTTCTTGCTTTCCAACTCATTCAAGTAATCTCTTAAAAACTGTGGTGCGTTTAACTCATCCAATTTTCTATTAAGCTTTTCAGCATTTTTGTTTTGTACTTCTATCTTATAACACATATTCATCAGCCTCGCTTTCATATTCGTCTATGTAATAATTCTCTCTTTTTATCTTTGCAGCCTCAAAAATTTCTTCATAAGAGTCACAAAATCTTACTTCGATACACTTCGTTACCTCTCCACACTTCAAACAATACAAATCCTTAATATGTTTTCGTTCTCTTTGTTTTTGTCTTTGGATTCCTCTAGCTAACATATTTTCATTCATACATTTCATACATATGAATCTACTTGCATGTTTTGGATTTCCATTCTTATATCTACTCAAAAATTATTCGCCTCATTTCTGTAACAAAAAAAGAAGCAGTTGATTTCTGCTTCCTTATAATTAATATTTATTACTTTTTCTTTCTTTTACTTTATTAATTATTTCTTCTCTATGGTCTTTATAGTATTGATCTGAAATTTCCTTTACATATATTTTATGTGCTTTCTTAGAACATTCTTCTGAACAATATGTTCTTCTAAGTGTTTCAAATTTCTTGCCACAAATAGGACAGATTTTAATTATTGGTGTATTCGATTCTTTATTATATCTTCTTTTATTCGAATTTTCATCTTGTCGTTTTTTCTTTTCTATTTTACATTGTTCGCTACATACATTTGTTCCATGATAGCTTATAAACTCTTTATCACAAATAACACAATTCCTAACTCTTGGCATTTTTTCTCCTTTTATAAATAAAGCAATTTTTCTTTGGATTTAATATCCAAGTTTTTGCATTCTTTCAACGTTAAACTTCCAATAAGTTATTACCGATGTACCATATTTCTTTATAGCATCTTGTTTTAATCCTTCACTTGTGAAAATTAATTCAAGTTTTTTTAAATCATTAAACAACTTCTTACTCATTATAGGATAATGCCAATCAAATCCTTTATGAACTTTTTGTGTAACAATTTGATAACAAGTTCCATTATCAAGTATCAAATCATTTTCACTTATATCTAATATTTTTCTTCCAACCTTTAACTTAACCATAATATCATATCCTTTTTTGAAATAACTCATTCATTTTCATGAACCAATTCATTTAAAATCCAAAATGTTTCACTCCCATATTCATTCCACATATTGAAAAATTTTAGCATCGTAGGAATTGTTACTCCATTTTCTGTAATGTTGCCTGTAACATTAATAAGACTCTGGATAAAGTCATACATTTCTTCTGCTTTTGGATAAAATTCCTCAACATATTTTTCTTTTTTCAAAATTTTCCATACTGGATGTTCCATGACACCATTTTCATTTCTAAATTCATTCATCATATTCTTTCCTCCGATCTGCCTTTTAAGTCATTAATAACTTCCTGTAATGTTTCCATTCTTGTTTCAATTTCTGTTACTCTACAAGCTTCATCATTCATATGTTCCTCTAAATGATCTTCAAGTCTTTTAATTTCCATTTCAAGCTCACCAATATATTCAACAACCTTTTCTCTCATATCAGGTTTATTCTCATACTGATACAGCTTTTCCAATGGTTCTTGCATTGCTTTGTTTGCCTCAAAATCAGCTTCGCCATACATATATATTTCTGTATTTGATCCATCTAAATTCCATTTGATTTTCTGTATTAGTTTGCTCATCATTATCACCCTATTTTTTATTTTTTCTTATATCAATCCCTAAAACAGTAGGCTCTTGTTTACAAGATATAAATGGTATCGTTGGATTACGTTGAAACCAGCCGGATACTCTTGCGTCATCTATTAATTCTACAGTTTTATATCCTTCTTTTTGTTTACATTTTAAATATGAAATTACTTCATCTATATTTGAACTTATTCCCATATGATTATCACAACCTTTCTTATATTTTACATTATAATATTCTCTCTTATAATGAAATAACTGCCAATATTTTATACTGACAGCCTGAAACAATTCTTTCTTTGGATTATAAATTCCAACCCATTCGTTTCTTTTCATTTAAGTCTTTATTATATGGACACTCTGGAACTTTGCATTTTCCACACCATCCAATATCACTTGCAGATTCACGGTCATATGCTTCATCATAATCACAAACTTCATGATCTATATTTTTGTTTTTTCTATTCATAATTTTATTCCCTTTTTATATTATTAATTCTGCATTTTCGTCTGTTTTCACAAATCCACTTCTCTTAAACTGCTCTAATGCCATATAAATTTCTGAAATAGATTTGCACCAAACAGTATCTTCATATCCTGTAAAGTGTACGCTGAAAATATTACCAGGATGCTCGAAGATATTATCTATAAGTTTTTTATCTTTCCTTTGCAATATAATCTTTGACATATGTATCACACTCCATTCTATTTTATATAACATTATTCTCCATTTAAGACATGATGAAATCGACATTTCATTACTCACTCCTTAATGCAGTTTAACATTACTATCTTCTTTTAATTTAAATAATAATCCATCCATAAATTGCTCACATTGAATTTCGTCATCCTCAGTTACAAATTTCAAAATCTCCTGATATAATTCTTTAGTTACAGTAATATTAACATCGGAATGTTCTCCATTATCTCCGCAATATATTGGACATTTTCTATGGAATACTTCTCCAATTTTAATTTCAATCGTTTCTCTTTGATTTGTAAATGGATTTTCAATCCATTCAATAATAGATTTTGCACTATTACTTAAATCATTCCATTTCATTTATATCACCTCATTCCGTACAATATTCTGTTATAAATTTATTCGTAAACAAAGCAAACGCTGAAACCTCTGGATCAGAATTAAACGCAGCTATTGCTCTTGCTAATCTGACCTGACAAGATTCATCATCCATCATTTTAGCACCACTGTAACTCTGTTCTAAATATTCTAAAATCTCCTCTTCTTGTTTATTCATTAATATCACCTCAGTTCAATAAAAATTTCCAGGCTCACCGCTTAATGCAGCAGACAAACCACGAATAAGGTTTGGTGTAGTAGGAATCAAATTAGGATGATCTATTTTATCTTTAACACCTTCAATACTATCATACCAATAATCACATTCAAGATACGGCATATATTCACCATCAACACAATAAATTTTATTTCCTTTATATTCCTCTACAAAGTATTTATTTTCATTTTTCCTTTTACATTCTTCAGAACATACAGGCTTATGTAATTTTCTGTGTACGATTTGAATATTTCCTTCTTTATCTCTTATCTTAAATTCTCCAAACAATGTTGTTTTCGGTGTTATTGCAAAATCTCTTAAACCAAAGTTTGGATATTCTTTACCACAAATAGGACATTTCCATTCCATCTATATCACCTCATTCTATTGTGTCATTATAACCACTGTCCCAACCAATTTTTCAACTTCTTCAAGTCTACTTGCATAAGCTATTAGACTGCTAATGTCAAATAAATCTGATAAGTTTGTATATATCACAATCATGTTCAATGGTAATCCCTCATTTTCGTTTACCTTTTCTTTTATATTATCTACTACAAAATCACAAAACTCTATAACACTGCATTCGTCATCATTAACATGATAACAATTTTCAAATGGCAGTAACGTATTGTAATATGAATAAATTACTGCACCATTATATTTCTGAATTGCATTTGCAATCTCTGATTTTTCAGATTTTCCTGTAATCTTGATCATATTTTACCTCAACTCTTCTTAATACCACTATTGTATCTAGCGATTAATCTACTTATTTCTTCATCACTTAATTTCTTCTTCCCATTTATATAATCTTTTATTTTTGAATTTCTCTGTATTCCATCTCGACCATAATTTAACAAACTTCTATTAAGTTCATCAATATAGTTCATTCTCTCGTTTTCATCAATGGATGATTTTTCTTTACCATTTTCTGTATATACAAATCGTACTGGAAGTTCCATATTATCACCTCATTTCATTTCATCCAACAAGTCCAATATGTCTCTATATCCGTCATATTTGCCTTGTTCTAAATCATTCATATTCCGATTTTCAATGCCATTTTCAAAATCTTCTACAAGTTGCTCAATCTTAACTCGAAGATCCCTCATGGTATTATCTACTGACACATCAATAACATTTAATCCTGCATCTTCCAAATCCTGTTCAACACAATATCTCAATGTTTCTTCTGATGACTCATTATCATAAAATTCAGCTTCAACTTCTACTGATAATTTCGCTTTTATCTTATTGGGTTTGTCTTTCATTTTACTCACCTCAATCTTTTGCTTCTTCTCTTTGCCTACCATCAATATACCACTTAATTTTAAAATCAAAATCACTTTCTATTACATGATCAATACATGACTCTAACTTGTTCAGCTTAATTATAGATACATTGTCTACATCTATAATAACAGAACCACCAGATTTTGTATTAACACTCATACCATTTTCATTATTTGTAATTGGTAAATAATTTATATATCCATTTGAATCAGTTTCATTGTTTAAAAGAACTAAAGATTTCCCATCATTAGTTTTATAAATATCAAGTCTTTCCATTTACTTCACCTCAATTCCCATAATTTCACAAAATTCTTTATCCTTAATGGCATCTACAATTTTGAAAAATCTATGTGCAATCTCATTAAACATATCAGCCTGACAGATTGCTTCCGCTGCTTTTGGATGTTTACTTTCTACAAAAGTTCTATATTCTGTTACAAGCTCAGAAAATAATTCCTTTTCTTCTTCCATTTTACAACTAACACGCTTATAACTTTCATAACACTCCTTCAGTTTATCATTTGGAATACCTATAAATAAGTTTCTTCTCAGCATTTTATCACTCCTATCTTCCGATGAAAGTTAAATTTCTTTGCCTCTATGTTCTATGAACCATCTATTTGCTATTGTATGAGTCAATTCAATTTGAAGCATTAATACAGTATTTGCTCCGAAATCTTTTTCATATTCTTTTTTAATTTTCCCCAATTCGTTATCATCTGGAAAACCAGATATTTTTTCTGCTTCAAGAAATTGTCCGTATAATACAGATAATTCTTCATCCGATTTTGTTTCAAATATATTCACATGCATAATGATTATTCTCCCTTCTTAACTTGAAACTTAGATTTCTTAGCAATTTTTTACATCATCTACAATATCTATTGCTTTTTCAACGATTCCCCTATATGAAAACTCTTCTTTAGAATATCTGTCTCTTAAATTTTCAAGTCTTTTAATAATATTTGGTTTAAACTCAATCAACAAACATTCTGATATTTCATTTAAAATGTCTTTGTATAACATACCACCAGCCATAGCAGATAATTCCTCAATTTGCATTGCAATATCTTCTATTTTTGCTTCTATCTCTTTTGAACTTATTGCTCCCATACATTATATTCTCCTTTCTTCACATGAAAACTTGGTTTATTCAATTGGTTTGTCTAACTCTTTCCCATATACATCTACATAACCACCATAGGTATTTCCATCTTCGTCATACCAAAAATACCATTCTGTGTCTGTTATTCTCTTTACATTTATGTCAGATGTTTTTGTATTATTTATCCATTTTTCCGCTTCTTTAATGGCAACATTCTCATCCGAATATATTCCAAGTACCCTTGCGTTGGATTCTGGATGTTTGCCTTGATTATTGATTACTGTATGCACTACTGTATATAACATATTTATAATCCTCCAATCTTTTTATTATTTTCAAAATCATATTTTCCATATTCATGTTCATATCCATCCCATAAATATGTTAATCTTCCATCTGGATATAAACTAATAAATAAACCTGTAATAACATCGCTGCATTCTTCTGAATGATAATACATTCCACCTTTTTCATGTTCATACATTTGCGTATATGTATAACCATCCAAATAAATTTCCTGTGGGTACTTCATTATTATCACTCCAATCTATTTAATTCCAGCTTCCTTACACAATTCTAAAAACTCATCCTGGCTAATTTGCATTTCTGGTTTAATAGTTGTCTCATAATAATGAATTGTATCTGCCGCAAGATTATAACTCTTATCAGATTTTGCAAGATCAACCATTGATTCCAATGTAAATTTTACAATCCCTATATATGTTTTCTTATCTATTTTGTCCATATGTTATACTTTAACATCGTTTCTAATTCCAATTAAATTCTATCATTTTCATAATAAAAGTTTCCATTGTTTCCCTCATTAAATACTTCGTCTGATTCATATTGTATTTTTATTTTCCCTTTAGTATCCATAACTTTCACATCTTCATTAAGTATTGTACAAATATTAGATATAACTACATCAATATCTTCATTAATATCTTCTATTCCATATCCTACAATCTTTGGCATTCCAGTTCTTCCTAATCCACCTAAAACAAAAACAGTTGTTTCAAACCAATTTGTCTTAGTAATATAATCTGCAACTCCATCATTAAATTCAATTGTAATTACGTCACCTATTTTCATATTCTTTAATGTCTCTTTTAATTCCATTTTAATATTCTCCTTTCATTTCCAATGAAACTTTCTTCTTCATTATTAATAAATAATTCTTTTTTCATTTTTATTTTCTCTTTACTTTTTCAAAAATAAATGTTATTATAATAATGACATTTGTCATTTAATAATTTTAGTGCAAATGTTATTTTGAATGGTTGGAGAGGTGTAATAACCTCTCCATTTTTTTATTCTACACAATATCACCCAATAACTCAATTACTTCGTCAAGTTTCTCACTCGCTTCTTCCATATTGTCAATTGCATCTTCAGAACACATTCCTCTATAACTGCTCTGTAATCCTTCTGGCATATTATCAAATGCATCCTGTTCTTCATTTAATATAAAAGATAATTTTTTACTTGCTTCTTTTAACTGCTTATTTACAAAATCAATTTGCGTTTTAAGCTCGTTTATTCCTCTCCGTCTTGTATTATTCATTGTCAATTACTCCAACCATTTATTTACTTAATATTCATCAATTTCCACGCCACTTTTTGATCGCTGGGTATTTCAGTATAACTACTCAACACTGTTTTAAGCTTGTAATATTCTTCCTTGGTAATATCAATCCCATAATCTCCTTTAACAGTATTTCTCCAATCATATTTATCCTGGCACTCAGGACGAAAATACCATTTTTTATAAAATGGTTCTTTAGTTTCTGGATCTTTACCTTCAAAAAGACATGTAATTGTTCTTCCTGTCGCAATTTCCGTTGTAACTTGTCTTCCGAAATAAGGATTATACTGCATGTATGCTAATTTACCACGTTCAATTGCATCTTGTTTTTCATATTCACTCATCGCAAATAACTGCTGTGTACCCCTTCCATAAGAAGTGTCGTACACCTTACTGCTATTCACACCAACTGTAGAATATAATTTAACTCCATTTCTATCAGTTGTTTCAACTCTCTTTACTCGTTCACCATTGATATAATCATTACACAATCTATCCATATAATGAACATTTCCATCTTTATCAACTGTACGAGTAGTTTTTTTCATATCATAATTATCATAAGCTGCCTTTGCAGCACTTCCTGCAAAAATTCCTAAGAATGCTAATAATCCTCCGAACATAATCATCAATCACCTTTCTTATTTTATATTACTATCTTCTCCACTTTTCCATTTCATCAACTGACTTCTTATTTAAGTTATTATACATATTTTGCCTTTTACGAGATTCTTCTTTTTCGTTCGCTCTCCATGGAAGATATATACAAATATACATTACCAATAAAAATCCGATTAATTCTGCCATAACGACTACCTCCTTAGATTAATAAATAATCACAAATTTTATATATATGTTATATAATATCACATCTTTGTACAAAAATCTATACAACTTATATACAAACACTAATTTCTCGAAACCAAACTAAATAATTTTTTGTATCTGTAATAAATTCAGCACTTGTATCTGCCTTATATTTCTCTTCACCTTTAATCAAAACATCTTCATCTTTAATCAGTTCGTTATATAAATCATTTTTATAACTGCATATTACATGTATTATTTTCATTTTATACAATGTATCGCTATTTTTATAATACATATAAGCTATATCACCACTCTCACATGCTTTTTTGTCAATATAATATATGATTTCATCTTCTGAATCTTCATTATAAGCGGATTCAATCATATTTTGTAATAACTGTACAAATTCTTTTTTCATATAAATCAACTCCATTCATCCTTGATTTTAAACTTTGCATTATATATCCATGTATTAAAATGTTCATATTTTATTAAGCTTAAATACTCTTCAAACCCCTTTACAATATTAGTTACATATAAAAATCCTTTACTATATCCTTCGTAATTATTGTTAGGAATAATTGTAAGATACTTTCCATTCTTATGTACATCATGTCCTCTTTTAAACATTTCCTTCTTAAATTCTTTATAATCAAACATAATACTCACCATTCCTTTTCATAAAAATAAGATACTGAATATTTCCAATCTCTCTTTCCTTTCTATTTGTATTCTGTTATACTATTCTCTATCGGAGGAATTAACCATGATAGAAGAATTTATAACGGATGTTTGCGACTTACTTGATATTGAAATACCTAAAATTTCATATGATACTTCTCACTTTCCTACCAAGAGTACATTAGCTCAATGTAAACCAAGTGCTAATACAATTTATCTCAATAAGGCAGATAAGCCAAATCCAGATTATTTATTTTCTATCGCACATGAACTTCGTCACATTTATCAATATCAAACTGATGAGAAATTTTATTTATCAAGATACAAATCATCTAATAAATGTTCATCTATTGAGGAATACAACCTTCAAATTGCCGAAGTTGATGCAAATGCTTTTGCTTCTATTGCGATGACTGATTTCTTTTCAATGAAACCACAATGGAATGGTTTATCTAATAAAGTTATTGACGCTATCGAAAAACGTATTGAATTCCTTTTAACTACTGAATTTGTTTTATAAATCTAAATCCATTTGCAGATGTTTTCTTTTTAGAACCATCGTTACGATAGAACCAGTTACCTTTTACAATACCTTCTTCAATTACCTCTGTTGCTTTTGGATGTTTCCTGCTACCAGACCATTCTAAGAAAGCACATTCCCATTTTTCTTCCAAGGGTTTACCTTCTGCCTTTTTGTCTGCCTTATAACTTAAAAGCAATTCCTTAATTTTATCATCTGTTAATTCTTCCACTCTTTTTACATCTAACGAATAAAAATCTGTCTGATTGTAATAACTACTTGTATGATGCCACGAAGAACATCTTAAACAAATTCCTTTTAATACTTTTACCGGAAGTTTCTTTAATTTCTCTATTGAACATTTTATTTCAACCTGTTCATTTATTGCATTAAAAATATCTGCCTTTGTCCACTTACTCAATGGTTTTTCACCATTTTCATAAGCTGCAACCGCATTGTTACTCATTGACCATCCATTATATCCTGCCATAACTATACCTCCTTTTTAACATAAAAATAAGAGACTGAATTTTCAGTCTCTTATATATTTTCTTATATTGTTCTATTGTCTATTTTAAATCGTTAAGTTTGCCATTTGTTCTAATATAATTTACAATTGGAATTTGGATTTTTAACATAATCTCTTTTATTTTTTCTTTTGGAAGATTATCATCTTGAGCCTTAATCAGTTCTGTTGCCGCTGACGGCATTTCTACATTGTACTCAATTGTAAAGTGGCATAAAGCAGCTTCAAATTTTATAACGTCTACTGTTTCAATCGCATGTTGAAATGCATTTAATAACCCCTGTTTTGTCATATAAAGCCTCCAATTAAAAATATATATGTATTATACTGCAAATGATAACAATTGTACAGCTTTTTCTTTTCCTTCGGCAATTGTCATACAACTACATAATCTCATCCACCCAGAATATTTTCTTGAATAGTATCTAACATCATATTTTTGATTAAATTTATTAATCTCCATATTACCTGTATAGCGGTTTACAATTTCGCACTTTATCCCATTTACTTTAAATTCTCTTCTCATTTATTATTACCTATACTTTCTTTTGTTGCCACATGAACAATAAGACCTCTAATCTGCATTGCCAAATCTTCCTGTGTCACTCCACCTCTTGCAAGCAATGTACCTCTTTTTGCCATTGCATCAACTTCTTCAAGAAGTTCTTTTACATTTACATATTCTTTCATAATGTCATCCTTTCTGGAAGTATTGTTTTTACTTATATCCATTTTACTTTTACACATTTATTTTTATATAGAATCATATCAACAAGTATATCTACAAAGCAATTGTGAATATACTCTATAGTTTCTTTTATTTCATCGAAGCTTTCATCACCAAATTCAACATTGCAATCATCTTCATCGTTTTCATCAATGTATTTTTTTAATAATTCATCATCTTCCAAAAGTAATTTAGTGTAAAATACTAATTCAGCAACATGTTTTTTCTTTAATTTCCAACCTCTTTCGTTCTCTTTAACATTGGGTAAAATATCTCTAATGAAACCACCTGCCAGAGACGCATATTTTGTTGAATTAATGTTTTTTGTTCCTATTTTTAAGTAATTTCCCATATTATTTTCTCCTCATTAAATTTCCGTTTTCTATGCTTTCTTTCCAAAATAATATCTGACAATTTTCTTGAAATCTTTATCACTTACATAAGCAAACCTGGGCTTTGTTCCATTTGAATTAAATTCAGTTACACTTGAAATTGCATATCCTTGTACGGTTAATCCTGCCAGATATACAAGTAAGTTCAGTTTATATCCGAGACTGTCAAACTGAATTTCTTTTCTTAATTTCTGTACTTCTTCATCGTAATTGTCATCCACTTCGACAATCATTTCAGAAGCATATGTATTAACTTTATATAATCTATTGTTGATTTTTCTTACCATATTATTTTCTCACTTTCTATTCAAATAATTTATCAGTTATATGGTTTACTTCCTGACATATATCCTGTACTAATGCATCCTCATTAATAGTATCAATATTATCTTCACACCATACCTCAAACTCTGTATATCCGTTTGTCTTACAGTATTCTAAATAACTTTCCAATAACTCATATATCTTTTCTTGTGTTTCATTCATGTAATCAACCTCCAATCTTCCGTTTCATTGCCCAACCTTTATTTCGCTTCTGTCATAATTAGTCTGCATTCCAATAATTCCTTTTGGACTTTCACATAAAGCCCATCCGAAAGCAAGGCAATTATGTAATCTGATGTCAGCCATATCTCTATCGCAACCATAATTATTAACAAGATAATCAATTATCTCTTTATCAAAGTCTTCTGGATATTTCTGTTCTATACAAAATACTTTTTCTACTTTCATATATTATCACCCCTAACTAAATAGCCGATTCGTTAGATTTCCGTTTCATGTTAATCAAGTATGAATCGGTTTTCTTTTACGTTACTTACTCTATAAATTCCATTTATCTCTTGCAAAGAATAATAAGTAGTATTATTTCTTATATACTTATTGATGATTTTACAAGTAACTAATCTGCCCCATTTTTCTGTTACATAAACAGATATTTTTACTGTATCACCTATTTTATAATCCATTCCAATCGCTCCTATCTAAATCACAATTCCAATACTTACTCATAGTCTCTACATATATCCATTACTGTATCTATCACATTTAGTTTAGAATCAATTCCATAACCACTCATTAAATCAAAAGAACTGTTATCTTTGGTATAAACTAAATCGCAATAATGATGCCATCCATCTTCTTCGTCATAAGCAAAAGTAATTTCAAGATTTATACAATCAACTATTTTGCATTGCCAAGGTCGTTCATCAAAGCTTTCGGGTTTATTACCTTCTCCGTTCCATAAAGTAGGATTCATATCATTAAAAAATCCATTTACAATTCTTGTGGCTTTTTCTCTTGTCATATTCTAAGTCTCCATTCTGTCAGTAAATCATCGTTTTATGCTATTTGTTTATTCAATTGTGATGTATATTCCGTCTCTTTTATCCCATGCAAAAATGGAAATATTTAATAATTCTTCCGGCAATTTAGATACGTCACCTTTGAATAAGTCTTTACCTTTATTTGTAGAAACAACAATAAAGTCTGCATGATTTTCTTTTCGGTTATTTAATAATTCCTTTAATGTTGGAGCGTCTTCCATAAATATCAATCCTCTATATTCTCATTATTATCCTATTAAAACTCTTGTTTACTTACCACAATTTTCCGTTCCTTGCATATTCTAAGGCTGCCTCTTTCCCATTATGTTCGATTACTCCCTGAATAGAAAAATATAAATTATCTAAAAACTTCTCTTCCATCAGTCTATCTGGATATTCCTTTTTATATCTATTAATTGCTATCGAATATGGATCTTCAATATCTACATTTAATGTAATCTCATACTGTTCACCTTCAATCAACCGTTCATTTAACACTTCTGTTTCTAAGGGATAATTCATATCATCAATAGAAACTCCATTCTTATCTACAAAATCATAAACACCATCTGCCTTATTCCAAAAATCTCTTAATGTTTTTGCCATAATTCATCACTCCATTTCATACTTTGCATTCTCTATATTCTTTTTCAGTTAATAGTCCTTCATCACACATATCTTCAAGCGTTCTATATACAGCATTAGCTCTCCGACTCGCATATGAGAAACCATCAAACTCTCCGATAAGTGCATTTCTGTTTTCTTCACTTTGTTTTTGTAATTTTTCTGCTAAAGTAGAATTACGAAAGAAATATGCTTTATACATGGCTGCTTTAATTCTAAGATTCTCAACTTCATATTCCTGAGAAACTAATTTCTCTTGAGCTTCTAATAACTGTAACCCCATATTTCCTAATGGGCTTCTTTCAATTCTGTTTCCAAAATAAGTATAATTCATATTTGTCACTCCACTTCTATATTAATTCATCTACTTCAACTACATCAGGATTATCACTAAACCATGAATCATTCTCTGCAATTTCCTTTAACTCAATAAAATCTCTTTCAGAATCAAAGCAATCGTTGTGTTTCAAATAAGCTACTTTCACCTTTTCTCTTGCATCTTCATATGACTCTGCCTTTACAATTCCAATAGCCAATTCTTCAATTCTGTATGCATATAAGTTTGTAATATTCAACATATTAAGCCTTCCTTTCCGCACTACAAAAGAAATCATCTTCTGTAAACACAGTGTTATCATATGCATCGAAAATAACTTCATCTGAGACATATTCGTTGACTTTCTCTATCATGTCATAGGATGGTTCATCAATATCAACACCCATTACTTTTGCAAATAAGCATTCATTAACAAGTTGTACGTAATACATACGCTTTAATTCAGTTAATTGATCTCTATTTAATTCTCTTACTGTCATAATTTGTCACTCCATTCTCTAATTCCTGATTCTAACATCTTCTTATATAATGTTCTCTTTTGCGAATTAGTCATACATCTGATAGTAAGATCAATTCTATTTTCAAGTTTTCTTTCATCAATTCCACAACTTAAAGCATATTTTTCCAACAAATCATTGATTGCAAAATCTTTTTCGCAATTACAATATGCACATACCTCCCAATATTCCATGATCTGTTTATATAATTTGTCTACTGTTTTCATATATCATCACTCTCCGATCTTCACTTGAAATTGCTATTTCTTTACATTGTCATTTTATGAATCTTATCCCAATCAATTTGCTTAAACAGTTTGCTTCTAAAATTTTCCAACTCATCTGCCTTTTCGCACTGCTCACAATAATCATCCACATCATCGAAATAATCATCTTCCGTCTCCATCCACCAATCTTCCCATTCGGATTCTTCTTCGTTCCAGATCTGAATACCGCCTGTATTGCAATAATCTGGTTTAATTCTGTTCTGTAACTGAAATGCGTCATAAGCAGCCAATAAATCCATAATCTTTTTGCCTTCTTCTACTGTATTAACTGGAATATAAAATGCTCCACCATCTGCTCCTACCTGTGGAATCCACCATACTCTTAATTTACTCATATTACTCAACCTCACTTTCCAACTCTGATCTTATCCAACTGCTTTTTTAATTTTCCATCATTAATCTCAACTTCATATCCAGACAAATAAGATACAATGTCACTTGCTCTTTTGTTACTCTGTGTAATACATACAGGTACTCCGTCAACTGAAATAACTGTTTTGTATGTACTGTTGTACTGCTTTACTCTTGTTTGCGTTATATTCATTTTCAATCTCTCCTTATACTAAATTCCATGTTTTGATCGGTGTACTCACCGAAATATCAAAGTGTTCATCATTCCGTAAATCTTCAATTTCTTTTCTTAGAACAATGTATTCAAATTTCTTTTCTTTAATTGCCTTATTGATTACTCTCATTGCACCTGCTTTTGATTTGTAATTTCTATTGAATGTTGCTCGTTTGTCTTTATCAGGAAAACCAACAACCTTATAAAATACTTTGTCAGTTGCCTTCCAAAAGTTTTCACAAATTGGTATAAGCAAATACTGTTCGCTCATCCGTTTAAAATCCTTTTCTGTTTTACTGATATATGGATTGCTACCATCTGCAAATTCTATATGCTGCCACATACTATCTCACCTCCACTAAGTTATTCTCTTTAATCAACCGTAACTGCACCATCTTATTCAGATCCTTATTCACTGTAATCTGATTTTTACCATTCCCATAAATAAAATGACTACCACGACTTCTGATTTCGTGATAGCCATTTGCTTTAAGAATTGGTTCAAATTCTCGTAGATTTTTCGGTTTATGTTTGCACATTTTAATTATCCTCCTTCAGATTAGGGCATAATCCAAGACCGCCATCAATTTCAGGTACTCTTCTATATGCTCCTCTGTGAATACAATCTTCTTTTTTACATTCTGTACAATCACATTTCTGAAACTGTTCATATGTCATTTTCCAGTTTGTTTCTGCAAATCTTTCTCTTGTCATTATATCAATCACACTCCTTCAAACAATCCTGATCAACAACTACAAATAACTTAATTTCTTCTCCGACTTCGTTTTCATCAAGATCCAGATTATCAAGAAACTCTGCAAATGTCCCATATGTAAAATCTTCCCTATGCAAATACACATCATGTACTGTTGGAGTACACCACAAATGTAATCGAATGAACTCAATCAGTTCAATCCACTCACATTCATTACATATCCGTCTTGCACATCTAACCAAGGACTGAACAAAATCTGCTGTCATTAATCCATTACCTTCAAGTTTTTCAATCTGCTTGTCAGTAATCTCTTTTACATTTTCAATTCCTTTATCCATAATATAGGAAATAACCATATTCCCCATTCTTGAATCAAATTCTTCCTCAATGATTTTTCCGATTTTTGTATCATAGTATTTCATAAAATCTACCTCGCTTTCTTATAAGTCTCCTAATATCCAATTCTCTGCAAAATCTAATACAGATTCAGGAAAATTTTCTGCGTCTTCATCATAATTAAATGTTCTACCTACAAGTCTTGTCTCAATGCTTTCACTTTCCTCGTATGTAATTTTGTATGTCTTTACATTTCCAATTTCTCTTACTAATTCAATTCTTAATACATTCATGGTATGCCTCCTTTATACTTCATTTCCGTCTTTATCTGTTATAAAAGCGACTTCTGATAAATAAATGCTTTCAAAAGCTTGATTTTCATATTCACCAGTTCCATTCTTTGCTATTTTCTTTGCTTCTTCTAAAGAAGTTGCTTCAATCGTTTGATCGACTTGTGCAGTATAAGTTACTCTATATTTTTCCTTAATACCTTTCGCTTTCCTGTATCTTGCATAATTTGCCTTATATTCAGCGGAATCTGGTGTGATTTCCTGAATAATATTGTTACCACCCATTCCATATTCTTCCATTACCACATAGATAATACCCGTTCTTAAATCATAATAGCTTTGTGTTTCACCATAATCTTCATATTGATCATATCTTGGATTCATAAAAATACCATCAGCTAAAATACTCATAATTCTTACCTTCCTTTCTTAATACAATGAAGCGGTTCTTTCATTTGATTTTATACAACTAATTCTTCTCTGTAACTCTTGAGTGTATGAATGAAATAATATGATAAATACACGCTTTTAGTTGTATATTGCATTTCAAACTTACCAGTCATATCATTATAAAATGTATGTAATAGCAGTTTACTATTTCCGTGGTAACAATTTTTTGCTTTTTCATAGGTATATGGTTTCATATTATTAGGAAATATAAAACCCTTCCGCAACATCTCATTTACCACTCTATCATGCTTCTCTTTTGAACTTATTTCATATAACATATTCATTCACTCCTTTTTAAAAAAGTAAGATGGCTTACGCCACCTCTTTCATCCATTCTACCTTTGGACATCCATATACTTTATGAGCAAAATTCGGAAGTGTTGAATATCTTTTCATAATCTGGTCATATATATACCTTTCACTTCTCTTGTCATCCCAATTTTCTTCCCAGTTTTTAAGGTACTCAATTCCCTTATCCGTAAGTTTCCTAATCTCATAATAGTTAGTTCCGTCATGGTGGGAACACTGCATATAGAAATGTCCATTCTCATCATACAAATGAACATAATCACAATCAGTCATTGCTTCTCTATACATATCCATAAAGTCTGTGAAAATTGTTCCTGCTTCAAAAGTTCCATTCCATCTTCCATTTGTACCACGCAAAATCCATGTACTTCCATCATTAAAGAACTCTTCAAGCCTTTCTTTTTCACATTCCCAATTTGTCGAATCTTCATCATTTATCACATTCCAGATTGAATCTTCACTTGGTTCTTCTTCATACTCTGAAAGTGTTTCCTTTGCAAATTCAGAATATTGATCCCATAAATCATAATTGTCATATATTGTTCGTGTTAGTGGCTCTTTCATATCAATCAACCTCGCTTTCATAGGCACTAATGTCAATTCTACCTAGCTTAAAATTTAAGTTTTCACTCCAATTCAAACTGCCTGACTTCACAGGCAATTCATCATAATCACCATAGATATTTGCCTTATATACATTCCATCTTGCACCATCTACATGTAATACTGAATAAATCAACTTGTCGTTTTTATAGAAGTCATAACAACTACAATCAATATCAAGATAATATTTATATCCGTTTTCATCTTCTGTACTGATTGCAAAATCTTCTCTGTTCGTTCGTGATATTCTTGACTTGCCTATCAGTTCTACCTTAATTTCTTCTGGAATATCTTCGATTTTGTCTAACAGGTTTGAATCAATGAACACAGGTTTCTTTTCTTTCCGTTCATATAAGTTTGGAAATTTCTTTCTAAACTGTGCTGCTGTTCCACAAATATATTCATATCCGTTCATTTTGCTTACCTCCTAATTTTTTATATTTCTCAAACACTTCTTCACATCTTGCTTTATCACTACTCCAAAAAATCATATGCCATGCTTCAATCCATTCTCCATTCTCAAAATATTTATATTTCTCTTGAATTTCCCATCGTTTATTCCAATGGTTTCCAATTCCTTCAACCATTCTGTATTGCCGTAACCGTGTCATTTCTCTTACCTCCTATATATCCTGATTCGCTATACTATCCAGTTCCTCAATAATATCATTCATATCTGTGTGAGTAAGTTCTCCAACAGCATACAAGATTTCTGTCAATTTTTCATAAGCTTTAGCACCACCTTTAGTAAATGGCTGCCTTCCACCATTCACATCAATAATGACATTATTTAAAAATGGCTTCTTACTTCCCAATGCTACTAAAATATCTTCTAATGTATTCATAATCACATCTCCATATTATTGTTAATCCAAGCATTAATCTTTGCTGTAACTGCTTCTGTGTTATCAACAAAAATCCCTTTATACCAACCAACAAAAATCAAATCCCAATCATCACGAATTGAAATATAAACTTCCGTTTGTGTTTCATCGTCATTAAGACAACAAAAAATATATAAATCTTCTATATCTTCATCCGTAATTTCTCCGTAATCTTCCCAATCTTCAAATGTAGTCTTATATCCAATTCGCTTTATAGGTGTAACTAAATCACCTGATTTTACTTTGAATACACAATCAGGATCACCTACTTCATATCGAGAATCCCTTTGCAATATAATCATTTCAATTCGCTCCTTCCATTACAAAAGACAGACACATTTGTTTGCGTCTGCCTTATTATTTTCTGTATTAGTCTTCATTATCTCCACACTCTGTTTCATCAAGATAAATTGTTTCATTTCTCACAAACATATGATTAAGTTCACATCCATTTATCTTAATTTCTGCACCCATACCGAGTTTATTTTCTTTTGCGTACTGTATTAAGTCATTTATTGTTAATTTCATTCAAATCACTCCTTCTAAGTAAATTACAATTTACTTTGACTACATTTCTTCATTATTATATGTATAATTGAAATCTCCATATTTTAATTCAGAATTGATAGCGTCTCTTGTTTCTGTTTTCCAATCCTGTCTGAATAGTTTTGCTTGTTCTTTTGGGGTATTTTCTTTGTCAACTAACTTAAATTCTCCATCAACATAATCGTATCTTGTAGTAACAGGTTTATATTCCATATTACCTTCTTCAATTTCCTTTGAGATTTTCATTTTTAACTTTTGTTGTGATGTTCCAATGAAAAGAAGTCGCATACTAGAATACTCTTTCCATTCATTGCAACTATGCAAGTAATATATTTGTTTTGCCATATTTTTGTCTCCTTTTAATACAACCTTGACACATACATTCATCAGCCACAATCATTTCTAATTTGCTGTCTTTATCACATACGAATCTGTCAATATTATATTTCCATCCATGACTCTGTACTATTCTGTCTAATCTGCCCCAATAACCAAGATTTTTCATTCCTGTAACAGAGCCGCTTTTATCTATATTTGGATGAACACTAATTCCAAGTCCAGTTGAACCATCTTCAATCCACGCAATTCCATTTAATGTATCTCTATATAGATTTACATGTGATTTTATTTCTCTTATAAACTGTTTCGCCATATAATCACACTCCTATTCTTTATCTTTCCAGTTTGGTTTGAATAGTCTTTTAAATCTGTCTGAATAGTGATATGTTTTATCCAATGGATGCCATAGGCAAGCATATACAAACTTGCCTAACTCACTATCAGGTGTTGTGCTTACATAATTTCCATTTTCATTAAGCTCCATTTTATCTTCAAAATGCATATCCATATCTTTATTATTCACAAAGATTGATATATTTCCCTGTGTTGCACTTAAACTTGTTCGTCTTGCTTCAATTATCCACTGTCCATCTGGTGTTGGCATCTTTTCTCTAATTACATTTACCACTTCGGCAGGGAAATTAAATGTTCTGTCACACCATTCAATTTCTCTTCGTAACTCATTAATAACTGCAACTTCCTTATCTCCCCAATACCAATGAACACCATCTGCACATTGAAATCCTTTAATCTCTTTTCCGTTAATTTTCTGCATATCAATCGACCTCCTCTTTCCCGTCTATCTTTCTTATTTTCACCTCAATTTGTTCCTTTAAACTTTTAATATCATCAGTCGCCTCTTTTACAGTGCGAAATTTATTTTGCGTGACATTTGTTTCAAAATTTTCTATATCTCTCACCATCCAGACAAAACGATGGTTAAATATATTCTCAATACTGCTATACTCTTCTCTGGTTTTTGCCTCGTTTAACTTAACAAGAAGCTTTTCTTTTAATGTCTGAAACATTTCCTTAATCTCTTTCAGGTCAGCTTCGTAACTAATCGAATCAACCTCTCTTTTTCGCTTATCTGCTTTGTATTTATTGAGACGATATTTTAACGCTTGTCTTGCTTCTGTGATATTACAACCACTTTTATCAAATTCATTTGAGCTACTATTATTATAATAGTAAGAACTAGAAGTTCTTTTTACTTCCCTTTTATATTTTGCATCTTGCTGAATGATAAACACTCCAAGCTTCCCACTTTTTCTGTCTGCTTCAAAATCATATTTTGTATAATATTCATCAATTGAATATTTATATTTATCTCTTGGTATTTCTACTTCAAAAACTCCTCTGTTTAATTCAACACAACAAACCTCTGTTCCTTTGCAAACCAATAATATTCCGTCATAACTTCCTGTTATCTTTTTAATACTATTAGCTGTAAATTTTCCAAGTAGACCAGTTACCTTGAATGGCTTTTGAAAATCATAATCATAACAACAAGCAAGGAATTGTAATGCCTTTCTTCTACACTGTAATAACTCTTTTAAAGCATCAGGAAAAACAATATTAAGCTCGTCCATTCTCTCTTTGTTTCCACTATGTAATAAATTTTCTTTCATTGCCCTAGTCAACAAAGTTCCCTTGCTTATCTGCCATCTTTCATCAAAAAGCTTTATTACTTCCTTATTATGAAAATCAAGTACACAAGGAGTCTCACTATAACTATTTGTCCAACAGTTATTCACATAATATCTGCCATTATCTTCAAATCTCACTCCGTTCTTACTATCAAGAACAAAGTTTCCAAAGTACACATTGTTTTTCTCTACGCCATACTTCAAATAAATTCCATTTATATTTGTAATATGATTATAGTAATTTTTATTTTTATGAAGGCAAGCTATCTTGTAATATCCAAGCACCTTTGCCTGTAATCCAGGAACTAACAAATCCAGATTATTATTAAGTGTACTATCGCATTCACTTACAGTGTGATTATAGCGATTTTTAATAGACATATGGCTTCCGTTTTTTGCTATCTGAATATTAAGAATAGATGTGCCATATTCATCTTCCCTTTGCGGTGTTTTACTTCTCTGTATTTTATCAATATCTTTCTTTATTGCAACCAACATATGATACTGATTCATACGACCAGAAAGATTATTATAAGTGCAAATTACTTCTCCTGCTGCATAATACTTTTTGCATTCTGCTATTTTCTCTTCATTATCAAAAATTACAGTGTCATATCCAGCCTTCTTAAAATCTTCAATGATTTCTTCCTGCGTAGTTTCCCTTATTGTTCCGAATGTATCATTTGCACTTATTTCAGAACAAATAGACTTTATCTGAAACTCATCTAATTCAGAGAATACATTTCTTGCGTTCTGTGGTGTTACTAATGCATGTCTTAATTTATCTTGGTCAACTGCAATATTTTTAATATAAGAATAAGCATAATCGCCTACAAATTTTTTCAAGCTGCTCATATTCATCACATCCTTCTAATTTCTTTCAACATGTTCTCTCTGCACATTATCAAATTCTCTCTCATTTCCTCAGTTCTTAACTCCATAAGCTTAATGATTTCTTTATTGATATGTGCTTCCGTTACATCGTGACCACAATTTACAATCACTAAATCCATTATTTCTCTATAAGTGAATCCATTAAATAACATATCATTCTCATGTATTGGTGAGTTATAAGTAAACTCTTTCCCATTCCGTGAATCCGTTTCAGGATCATATAACCATTTGCTCATAATCGTTTCCTCACTTTCTTGTAATAAAATAAGCAGCTAGTAGATTATTCTCCTAACTGCCTTTGCATTATTGTGTTTAGTTGCTAATTTGAATTAATTCAAGATATTTTCTCTGTAGTTTTTCACTTGTAACTGTTCTGTCTGTCCGTGTTTCAAGTACATAATTCTTTTTATTTGATATACTTACATCAAATAACCTGTCCCCATTATTAAAATAATAGGTTTTTCCTTGAGTTCTAATAACTTTTAATCCATTTTTCAAATAGTCATTATAATTATCTGCATCAGCCTTATTTGTAAAATAGATTACTTTATTTTTATCTTTTACTTCATACATTTATATTACCACTCCTTACCAAGTAAATCTTAGTTTCATTAGAATCCCAATCTCACTATTTCATCACAATAACTTTCAATGTCATCTGGTTTCTCTTGAATAGCACCAATACTATTTAATCCTGTTACTACATTGATTAACTTCTCATATGCGTCAGCTCCATTTGAAGTTAAATCTCCTTTCTCATCAAAGGGAATGTCTGCACCAAGTTCTTTTAAAATCTCTTCTAATCCCATTTTTATTTCTCCTTTACTTTATCTAACCAGTTTTTCGATACACACAATACATCATCCGGATTATCCTCGTTGTCAAACTTAACATAACAACTATCATCGGAAGCCCAATCATCATCTACATATATTCCATATCTTTTTAATCCTCTATGAAATACTCTGTCGTCTTTATTAAATTTCATTTTATTCCTCCAATCTTCTAAAGAAATGCGAATTTATTTACCTTATCTAAACACATCAATACAAGATAATGGTACATTTAATTCACTTGCTAATTTCTTTCGTGCGTTAAATTCACTTTCAGCTTCTACTTCATAGCTTTTCATTGTTACTGTACAAAATAATTTCCATTTTATCATAATTATTTTCCTTTCCAAAGAAACACGCATTTAGTTTGTGTTCACTTCTTCAAAATAATCTGGCGTACATGAATATTCAACACCTACAATTCCTTTCGTGCCCATATTTGTTTCAACTGTATATGTTCCATCATGATGTTTAATTGCTCCATATACTTTACCAACCGTCCAAACCGTAGCAAAATCATCATCGCCTGTTAAATCTTCTTCATAATCCTTTATACATCTTAACTGTCTTTTATATTTCATTTGCTTTACCTCTAATTTATATTTCTTTCAACCATCTTTTTGAAACAGTTTCAATTGCATCATCCTTTGCATCAATTTCACTATATCCATCTTCAACATATTTCAAGTTACTTTCGTATTCCTCTATCACATCATTAATAAATTTTTCATTTTCATGGTATCTAAGTTTAACTAAACCCTCATCAGATTCAATACATCCAACTAAATAATCTTTCAGACTTTCATTCTCATCTTTCACTCTTTCAAATTCATCAATAAATTTTTGTGTAAACTTACCTATCTTATAAGTTCCATAATTTACTTTCACTTCTCCTGTGATTTCAAGATACCCACTTTCAACCATTGCTTTAATCAAATTAGGAGATTTCGCATTTAAAAATGATTCTCCCTTATCAAGTGGTAATTCTGGAATATTAATTGTTACATCTCCATAGCATTCTCCATCAGACGTATATGCAAGAACTGCCTTCCTGCGAAGCATATCCATATAATTTGTAACTAAAAAATTTGTAACATTACATTCATTTACTTTCATTTTATTCTTCCTCGCTTTCCTTATCGTTCATTGCATCGGAGAACCCATCATCATAACCCTTGTTATACATTGGATTCTCGAACTTTGTGTTTGCTATCGGACTATCTTCTTCAATGCCAAAGAAAGATTTTTCTTCCTCTGACATTTCACAACACTCGTCAAAGTATTCAAAAGCTGAATCTCTATCGTCAGAGATTAAACCATCCTTGAAAAGCGTTGCTAACTCCTCTAATCTACAACGGGGAATATAATCTGCATTTACCTTTTCCATAAAACAATCATAAGCTGATTGAAGATATAACATCTTCTTAGGATTATTCTGGAAATAAGTAAAATATGTTCCATGTGACCACTGCTGATTTTCTGGCTGCGTTGGATCGTAACCACTCACAACCGCATATTGTGTATTACTTTCGCTTTGCAATAAAGCGTAATTATCTTTCCGTAATAACTCTATCCATTTCATCTTTTACACCTCCAAATTATATTCCTTAATTAATCTCTGCCTTACCATATCATTTAAATCTTTATTAACAGGCATTATCCTATGCGTTGTACGATTGATATACATGAAATGGCTTCCCTTACATCTTGCAGGTGTATATCCATTCTTCCGTAAAATAATATCAAAATCACGCATTCGCTTAGATTTTCTAAAATTGTGCATAAACATCACTTCCTTTCTGTTACCCGTATAAGCCTGATAGTGCAGCTTTATATGTATATGTTCTCTTATTCGCAAATTGCTTTCGCTAAAATATCATACATTTCAGCATTACTCTTAACAGGAGCAATTTTATTTTCAAAATATGAAGCTCCCTTGCAGTTTTCAAGTAAGCCTTCAATAACTGTATTCTTTTCATAATTTGCAAATAACTTTTTAAATATCTGAAACATTCTAAGTGTAAATGCACTCTTTTCGCTTCCTGTCCAGTTAAGAGCTTTAATTGTCTTAATTGTAAGCTCTAATATATCCGTATTATTCTTTGTCATTCTTAACAATGTACTCGATGGTGCAACTTTACCTATTGGATTTTCAAGTTTGTTATAATCGGTTACAATTTGAATATTATATGATTCAAATAAATTCTTAAACTCTATATACTCTCTTATATTTGCCTTTACACCTGCTCTATATGTATCAGCCACACTCATTGATTTTCTTCCTGTTCCCTGTCCTAAAAATGTAAGAATTGCCTCATATTCAGAACATCCAAGAACTTCGACAAGCATTTTTATTTCTCCGTTTATTACAAAAGCAACTATTCTATGTGCTCCATCGGCTACATATAATTTTCTTTCTTTAATATATACCTTTGCTGGGTCATATTTGTCTTCATTGAAATATTGTGCTATTTCTTGCACCTTTGCCATGTCTGTATCTCTCTGCCAATCTGGAACATGTACAAACGCCGGATTGATAAGAATGTATCGCTTTGATGCAATACTGAAAGAATTCTTTAAAGCACAATCAACTTCTTTTATTTCTATGTTTTCTCCTGCATTTGAATGAGCTTGTATAAATTCTTCTGTCTGCCGTGGTGTTGAATAACGAACAAATCCTTTTTTCTTTCTTATCTTTTCAGTTAGTTTGCCTTCGCCTGAAGTAAAATTATATCCAACATCCGCAACTTCAATATCATTTTTGTTTATCTTTAAAAACAAACATATCTTATCAACCGTTTCATCCTTCGGGTTGTCTATATTACTTTCGTAATGATTTATTGCACTGCGTGATAATCCAACTTTTTCAGCAAGTTCTTTTGTTGATATGCCTTTGTTTTCTCTAATTTCTTTTAACTTTTTTCCATTAATTTTACACATAATAATCTACCTCTTTCAATTTAATATTTTTAATATAGTTAATTTGTAAAAAATAAGACTGATTATTTATTAACCAGTCTTTTTACTTCTTCTTTAGTTACTTTGCCTTTACATTCCTGTGTTCGTGAAGAACTTCCACACGAATTATAATATACACATCCTTTACATACACTTTGCTTTTTCATTATATTTCACCTCTTTCCCTTTCAATTTGACATAATCCTAATTCTTTTCTTATCTGACATGCCCAATCAACACACTCTTCAGAATTATCTTCATCAAGCAGTGTTAATAATTCTTGTATTGTTGATTCAACATAAGGATGTAACTTTGAATATTTGAAATCACAAAAATAATTATAGGCATTAATTGCTATTTCTTTTTTTGAAAAGTTTCCTTTCCAATTTTCGTTGCCATATTCTGCAATGTCGTAAAAATCTCCGTAATCAAGCATTATATTTCACCTCTTTCTATTAAATAATTTTTATATGCAGTTTCGCTTTCAAACTGCTGATATTTGCCTATTGATGGTACAAATCCCATATAAGCAAATCCGTTATAATATCCCTTCATGTATTATCCTCCTTACAAAATGTACTATTCTTACTGTTATCTTTTTGTTCTCTTTAAGCTTTCTCATTTTCTCTTTTATTGCTCTTTCGTGAAGATAATCCTCATCGTCTTTAATAATTTCTGCCTCTGGACGTGTATCTACTACACAAACTCCCTTACTTACTATATAAGTTACTGTTGATAACATTTTCATACCTCCTTTAATCTTGCTTCACGCATAATCCGTGATATTTCATTTTCCGTTTTGGCGTTGGCTATTGCCTGTAATGTACCTTCTGAATACTGTAATTGCTTTGCGATGCGTATAGCATCATATTTTGTTTTACTCATAATTTTTATTCTCCCTTCCCTTCTTATTTTGATATTGTGAAATCATAACAATCCCCTGTTGACGTATAGATTGTTATATTATTTCCATATTTTTTTGTTTCCGTTACCTGATTCAAATTCAAATAATCGTATTTGTCAGGCATATTTTTGCCAATTAAAAAGCACTCAATATGAGTGCCAAAGTGATGAGTATGTATGCTATTTTCTTTTTCATTTTGCATTTACCTCCTTGATTTTGTGATTTTGGGTATAAAAATAGCACCCTTTGCGTTTTGCGTTGGGTGCGTGGTGTTATATTAACTATGACTACCTGTAGTTGGGTTAAATCTAATCCATTTTTTACGTGGATGAGACATACAATTGCAAGTTCCTGCGTATCAACCTAAACAGGTGAATTCATTGAAATATGCCTCATCGTCATTTATTTTGACGTACTCTGGTGTATCTCTATTCCATTTAATTTTTTCATATTCTACCTTTGTCATGTCTGTGGCATCATATTCATAAACGCCTTGACATGTCGCAAATTTTACTTTTGACATAGTTTTCCTCCCTTTTACATTGTTTTTAGTTTCGCTTGAAGCTCGGCTATTTGAGCCTCAAGCTTTACCTTTTCAGCATATTTTTCGTTATACTCTGCATCTGGAATCCATTCCATTATTTCAGATGGTTGAACGCAGAGGTATTCACAGATACGGTTTAATGTTTCTGTCTTAAATCCTTCATTTTTGCTAATTTTGGCAACAATATTACTACTTATACCAGTATCCTTGCATAATTGAGTTTTTGTTATTTTGCGTTCATTTAATAATTTATCAAGTTTATAATATACTATCATATATTTTTAAACCTCCCTTCTTATGCTCAAAGATAGCATATTATTTGACTTTTTTCAAGTGTGGTTTAAAATAATGCACACTATAAAAGAGCAGACTTTTGCGTTGTCTACTCTTCTAACTATGCATTATTCTTTTTATTACCTTTTTCTTTGCAGTTGGGAAGTCTAAAATCCCAGTTTCTATATAGTGTATAAATAACCATTTACATTCCTCCCAGTCTAACCAGTCGGTCACATAATATAAGTGCATGATAGTGTCTATAATTATATTATCCTGTTTAACAGATTTTCTACCCATTCCAACATAATCTGCTTCTATGTTATGTAACATCTTTTTAATTTGAATTGCGTTCATCCTATTTTACCTCCTGATAATAATAATCATTTGTTTCTTTATTATAATGCCACAAAATTACTTTGATATTAAGTTCTCTTGCGACATTAAGTACCGCAATCAATGCGACTGTTAAGCCCGTAACATACAAGTTTAATTTTGTAATATTCAGGCTTTCGAGTTTATTTTTTGCCTCTAATTCAAGGGCAGATATATTCAGAGGGTTTACTTCTGTTTCAAAAATTGCCCCATATGTAGCAGGTGTTGAGTGCCTACCCTTACACAATTCCATTGAGGCAGTATTTACCTCAATTTCAAGCGGGTTATATGGTGCAATATCATTATATTTATTGCACTCATTAGAATAAAAACATCCCATGCAATTTCCGTTACATTTTTCACAAGCTAATTTTTTCATAATTATATCCTCCATTCTGTATCAAAACATTCTTCAAAGTTTCCTTGTGCCATTTCCATATAGATTACTGAAAATAAACCGAATTTTTCCATATAAGCGTTTGCAAAATTACGTCTTGCATCCTCTTCAGAGATTAAGCCTCTAAAATAATTTAAGCGTATTTGCCTTATTGTATCTCTAAATTTATCCATGATATTCCTCCATTATTCTAATTTACGGACTTGTGACCGTTTACACCTATTGTGTAAGTGCATTAAAGGCAGACTTATAGCCTGCCTTCACTCTGCAAATATTATTTGACTTTTATATAAATATATGGTAGTATATTCTTGAAAAGGGAAGGATGCTAGCCTTCCCTTGAAAAATATGTAAACAAATGTTTACCTTTCATTGTCGTGCCAATCCTGCCAGATTGACTGCAGCAAAATCGCTACAAGGACAATTTCAAGAATAACTCGAACCATAAGCACAATATCACCTCCTTTCACATAGTCCGAGTGTGGTATTTTGAGGCTACTGCAATTATTTTGTAGTAGCTTTTTTCTTTTTTTCAGGTTCTTTATACTGATATTTATAAGCGTCAGTTTTAAGGGCGTTTTTATCCTTCATAAGCTGTGCAAGACCACGCATAAAGAGTTTATTAAAAGTATTTTTACACTTGTAACCCTTTGTATTGCCAGTTCTAAAAAATTCTTTATTTCCTGTGTCTCTCAAGCCTATTGAAATAACCATAAACTCAATGAGTGTAGGTGTAGCCTCAATTTTTTGAGTAGAGAACCATTCTTTAATTGCGGTTTTAAAATCTTCTGTGCCCGCTGTGTAAGCAGTATAGAGTTCATCTGTTAAAAGTTCATAGCAAGAGTCAATACGCTTATTGTATTCTTCTTTAAATGCGTCAAATTCTGCCTGATACTTTTCAACATCGGCTAAATACATAGCCTGAGCCTCGGCATCATCTTTTTTAAGCTCTGCCCACTCCTTGCTAATCCGTAAATTATTCTGAAGAATAAGCTTCTTGTCTGCCATTTCATTGATTGCAACCCAGAATTTTGCCATAACTTCAGTAAAATCCTTTGAGCTTGTCATAAATTGCACCTTTACAGATGATGTATTAATAGTAGTTTTTTTTGTTGTATTGATTTTTGTACTCATAATAGTACCTCCTTAAATTTTTAAATATAGTTATAGTGTCATCCACAGTTTGCAAGGGCTTTGAACCTTTATAGCAGGACTTATTCTTGTAATGCCTGACTATAGCCGTGTTACACCTTTTTAGTTGATAAGCTGTAAAAAGTCATATTTTCAAACCAAAAACAGCTACAATAGTTTTGTTATTTATCGAATGAGATAAATTCATAGCCCAAACTTATTTGTTAAACAGGTTCGCAGAATGCAAGCCTACTGGCTATGATAATTTGTGCAGTGTCCATGTTATCTGTACTTTTTAACCGCTTTAAAGCTAATTAATTAGCTTAATCCAATTGTTACCGCCTGGAATATCCGCTAATGAAACGGATTTTACGGATTTTATAAAATATTTACTTGTTTTTCTCCTGCCCTTTTTATACTCACTCACTCACCCGGTTAAAATTTAAGTTACTTTCAACCCGAAAATCTAAGCTATTTATTGCCCGAACTTTTGCCCCGTTCTTTAAATCAGCATACTTGTAACATGCGGATTAAAACCAGAATGAACGAATTTTCAAATATCTATCAGATACTCACGTTCAAATATTTATTTGTCAGTGTGCAGGTTTTTGCACTATTCCACGGATGGAAGTTGTGCGGTGTAAACCAGTTCCCACGGATGAGAAAAGGTATAGAATTAAAAAATTATGTGGACTTTTTACCTGAAAAGGTATAGAATAAAGACTGTAAACGGCTTTATTCTAAAGTCCTGGCGGTGTGGATATTGGAGCATTTACACCGCTTTTCAATTTTTCAAAGTGCAGAAGGTTGCAACCCTTCATGTCTGCTATAAGTTGGAGCTTGTCAAGTGTTATCCGCTTGACTTAATGCAAGTATAAACCCTTGCTTGAAATCTGTCAAGGACTTTTTGAAAAATCTAAAATCAATCAAGATTGACTTTTCGCTATGTCCTTTTGACATTTTCGATTATAAAGGTTTGCTTGACTTTTGTCAAGTGGTATTTTAAAAATCTTTTTAATTGACTTTTTATGTATCCGCTTGACTTGTCTATTATAATATACTTACTCTTGTTAAAAATCAAGTATTATTTTAATATTTTTTAAAATTTATCTGATTTTATATTAAAGTGGTGGATTATCCCAATTTTAAGGTTATTTTATGGTGTAAAGTGGAGATTGTAAACCTAAAAATGATTAATTTTGATATAAAAGTGGGAAATGAAAACGATAAAAGAATTATATCAGATATAATACAAACAAGTGTTCGAGTTTATTCTGCTCTGATAGCCCAGGAATGATTTTATCGAACTTTTGTTCTATTTGAAAAGAATGGACAATATATATCTATTAACCATTGTTTTTGACTATCTGGGGGTAGTTAAAACTAACTAATAGAGCTGAAAATGCAGCAAGTCCTATAGCAGATTCATCTATACACCAACTCAAAAATCTAACCCTCTTTCCAATCCTCAAAACTCCACTAAAATCAAGCAAAATCTCAAATTTCACCCTTCAAACCCCTTATCGTACCCCATATCGCTTAAACCTACCAACCAAGCCACTTTCACTCACTTCACAATCCAAAAAATCAAACCCTCATCCCATCAAAAATCCATCCACAATTCCAAAATTATCCTTATTTATAAGCGTTTTTACCGATAACCATTTTAATCCAAAATTCATCATTATAATCAATCACATAAATGACAACAATCTCATTTACCATTTATAATACGGGGGATACATAAAAACCACACCAGAAAACCCAAAAATTACCTATATTCTTCACAAAAATAACCAAAAATCCAATACAAACCATTAAAAAATCCTACTATAACAATACCAAAAAATTTCATTTCTCATCTAGCCCTTCTATCATGCCCATACACAGTATTTTTATTCTACCCTACCAATAACACCTAAAATCATTTTTACCTACCTAAATGCTCAAAATACAAGGTCAATTTTTTTACATCACCCAGAATTGCATTAACTATCTATATACATTCATCATATTTACTATAAATAATATTATCAATTCTCACACCTATACAAAAAATCCACTCTCACAGCTCAAATTTCAATTTTTATCCTCTACCCTAACAACTAACCACCTGACATATAAAAATCCAAAATAGACTCTAAATCATTAATTTTTCGCCTTATCTAATGTAAAGAATTTTACATTAACTCTCTTTGTTAATTAACATATCCATACAATGCTAAAAAATCATAAATTCAAATTCATATAAGAGAATAATCTATTGTAAATAATCATCACACCTCTCTTGCCAAACAAAAAAAAATAATAAATTTAAAGGAGGACTCGTTATGAGCAATTTAATACATTACAATTAGGAACATTTAATAACTTACCATGAACTTTTATAGAAATATATTTGATGAATTAGCCGACAGAATTGCATCTTAATCTATTTAAGGAGAAAATCACACCTCACAGAAAAATTAGCCACTTTTATCTCATACCCTTATAAGTTATCACCTGAGACATAAAAATTAAAAATTACTCTCAAAAACTCATTTTTAACCCACAGATAGGGGTATGAGAAAACTATATACAAACTTAAAAAGATAGTATGTGCGTAAGCACAAGATGTAGCCCTTTGATAAGGGCGGTCTTTTCGCAGCGTTAGCAAGAAAAGAACATCTCTGGGTAGATAATTGACAAGAGAATAATATATTAAAGGAGTAATCTATGATACAAGAACATGAAATACCCAAATATAAAAAATCTAAGAAAAGCAATATCTCAAAAAGCAATCATAAGTCCAAACACAAACATCAATATGAAGAATGCTTGATTCAATATGATTCGACATTTGTTGGAAAAACAAATAGACATACAAGATTAACTGGATATTGTACTATTTGTGGAAAAATAGGTTCAGTCAAAAATGGAAAATATGAAACTGAACTAGAACAACTAAGAAAAGAAAGACAAGGTGATAGTAAATTTTGTGTATTTATATCAGATGAAGAAATATATGAAAAATATCATAATAAGTTACCTGTGTTTTATATTGATGATCCATTTGCTGATTATGTTGTTTTAGAAAGAGAAAAATAATTCAGAAGGAAAAATGATATTATGAAAAAACCAATTTTATTTAAAAGAACAAGAAAATCTGTTATAAGAAAATTATCAAATTCTTATATAAGAGAAAATCTTGAATATTTTGGATATATGTTTTCAACATTAGAAATATGTTATATGCTATTTCACTTAAAAGAAATAAATAATATGTTTCAAGGTCAGAAATAATATAGGTACATCTCATATGTACCCAAATGAAAACGTTAATCCAAAACACCATGTACCTAAATCAACCAATAATAATCAAACAAAAAATTAAAGAGCTTGTATGAAGCGTAAGCGAAATACAAGCGTAATAGTCTGTTTTATTAAATAAGTTATATATCTTCTTTCAGTTCAGTTGACCTACATAAAAGTGTAGTCAAAATTCTCATATTTTAAAATTGGACATACACAAAAGTGTAGTTTACTGAACGCTCGTAAAGGCGTTTCTCTTTAAATAGAAACAGAGAATAAATAAATATCACATATAAAGGAGGATTTTTAATTGCAACAAAAAATAGAATATTTTACACGTTTCCCAAATGGCTATATCCAAGGGAATATCAAAACAAAATATGGAGTTAGTAGGAAATTTTATATCACATACATACTTATAGATAAATACAGATCGTATGAAGACTATAGTTGGATTACTATTCGTAAAGTAATGGAATTCTATGGCTATAAAACAACCAAGCATAAACCAAAAGCATTTCAGGAAATTCTTGATGTACTGGAATATATGATTAATAACAAAATGATTGAAGTTCAACAGGATCTTGACACACTCGGATATGATACTGGCATTGAAATTAAGATCATTCCTGAAAATTTTGATGCTGCTGACAAATTCTCAAAAATCACATCTTCTCAGCTTGATTTTATTATGATGAACGAATCTAGTATTAATAAAGAGAATATATTAATGGCTTTTCTTTATATTAATTCGTATATTTTCATTCGCCCAAAAAATAAAGATAATGAAGAAACTATGTATAACCCTGAATCCAAACCAGAAGCTTTTTGGCGAAGTATAGAATCTATGTCAAAAGAACTTTCTATGTCAAAGGATACAATTAATCAATGTATCCAATGTCTCACTTCTTCTATTGGAAATAAAGAACCGCTTCTAATTAAAAAAGAAGTTGGCAGCATTAAACCTGATCCAAAGAAACCACCACAAAATGTACCAAATATATATGTACTTAATAAAGAAGGCTACGAACAAGAGATTGAATGGGCTATTGCTAAGATGCTGGAAATCTATAACGTAGACTCATTTGGAGAAATTAAAAACGGCAATTAAAAATAATTTTAATAAAACCCTTTTGCAATAAGGGAATATATAAATGTAACAAATAAACACGTATCACACTATAAAGGAGCGATGATATGAACAAAAAATTTTATTTAACAAGGAGAATAAATATTTATGACAAAGGAAACACAGAATCATGTAATGACAAGAACTATAGAACTTAGGAAAAAGGTTAATTTAGTATGCTACCCAAAATTGTGTGAAGCTGATTTTGGTGAAACAAATTTAAATTTGGCAGAACGTTTAATTTCCGATTGGAAATTTGATCAAAACAGAAAAAGAGATTGTAATATAAGAGACTTAAATAAAATGGAGGAATTTGTTTAATGAGATACGAAATAATGGCAAATACAGTAATAAAGATTGATTTACATAACAACTATTCTGTTGTTGCTTTTGCAAAATGGAATGTTGAAGCAGAAAAATATTCGGTTGATTTATATATAAAAGAAAATACTATTGATCATCTTGATTTACTTGATGATTATAAAAATATTATTTTTGAATCAGACATAAAATCCATTAAAACAGATATAACAAAGTATATCGAAACACTTTATAACGAAGAAAAAATCAAAAGATATATAAAAAGAAGTGAATATGAATTGAAATGTTTTAATATAGGTAATGAAATTATTTCAACTTCTAAGGAGGTTTAAATAAGATGATTTGTAAATACTGTTTTTCTGATACAAAATATGGACATGCTGCCGGTTGTCCTAATTATAATCCTAAACCAAGTAATTATACCTGCTGCTATTGTAAAGAAGGTATTTATGATGGAGAAGATTTTATTGAAAATTCAGATGGTGAATATATACATAGAGATTGTATTCCTGGTATTGATTTTTTGATTGATTGGCTAGGATATGAAGTGCATGAGATGGGAAAGAATGGTTACTATGATAGCTGACAAGTTATGAACAGCTTTGATGTTGATAAAGTACCTGTTTATTTTGAATAATGTGTAAGTAAATAGAAATTTCATTTGGAGAATATATAAGTGAAACATAATAAATAAAAGATAAAAGGAGGATTTATGGCTGGTACAGTTGAAAAAGAAACCAATTTTTATCTATATAAGATTATAGATAAAGACGAATTAGTGTATATTGGGAAGTCAACTAATATTGATAATAGAATTGAAGTTCATAGCGTTATAAATAATTATTTTGATAAAAACATGTATTTTATATGTAGAGGGGAAAGTATATCAAATTTAGTTATTTATATTGCCAACGTTCCTGACGAGTATCTTTTGTCAATATATGAAATAACATTAATTTCAAAATATAAACCACTATATAATAACAGCGACAAGTATGATACAAAACATCTATTAAAGTTACCACAAATAAATTGGTTTCCATATGTATCAAAAGAAAATTGTGAAGCAATTTATAACATGAAAACAGGTAAGATTATTGATTCTTGTTTAATAGATACGCCACTAAAAAGATGGAATATTTTAAAAGATTTACATATGGAGGAAATTAAATGTTAGACACACAGATTAATATGTATTCTGTAGATACAGGTCATTTTTATAGCAATCATGAAAAATACTTACATGAAATGAACTGTAAATACAGACGTGAAAGAAATTATGTAAATAATATGCTTCCAAAATTAGAAGAAGAACTCGTGACGCAAGGTTACAACAAAGATAATTTTTCTGATTGGAAACGTTGTACCGTTGAAGACTACTATGAACAAGAAAATGATTCTGTAAAAGAATATATGAAGTGGTGTTTGATTATAAAACACAAAAGAGAGAAAGCAAATTTATCAAAAGAAAAACTTCTGAATCTTTTATCAAATAAGACAATTCAAAAAGAGAATCTATCGAATAAAATCGAGTATTGCAAATCGCATAATATTCCATATAATAAAAAAATCGAATTAAGAGAGTTAAGAAAAGATGAACTAAATGATAATAATATCATTTCAGTATTTGAATCTTCCCTTACACGTATTATTGGCATTAAAAAAGACGAACTAACAGACGCTCTTATTGTAGTTCAAGTTTATTATTTTGATGTATTTAAAGATTTATCTTTTTATGGGTTTATGTATAATGGCGAAAAATACAGATACTTTACATCTTCTGCTGGTCAAATCCGTAAGAAAAAAGCTGTTTTTATTAAAGAATCAGTATGGAATGAAGTTGAAAAGACAGTCATGTGTGGTCTTACTATTGATAAAATAAACTCAAAGGGTGGAAACAATGTTAATAAACATCTTGCGTATATGGCATTGGCGAATTCAGCTACTGACCAGTGGAATGATTTTGATATAGACAGATGTATTGTTGTAGATGATTTTGAGACGAATGTGCCAGGAGAATTTGATTTTATTGATGAGACTGATTATTCGATTGAGAGAAAAACTGGTACTGTTCCGATTACTCATACTGATGGAGCTGGCATGATATTACCAAGCGTAATGACGAAGAACACAATGTTTCGTGCTCCGTGGGTGAAAGGTTTATTGGGAGTATTTGATTTTAAAAAGTTTATTGAAGTAAATAATTGCTCTCCTATTATCACAGATATTTATGGACAAGACCATGATGTAATTGCTGAAGATATTAGAATAATTTTCACAAAAAGTCAATTTAAGATGTATAAGTTTTACGATTCATGGGATGAGTATAAGACATATTTTAAGCAATATCATTGTCAAGCTGGTAGATGTAACACTGAGGAAGATAGAATTAAAAATGCAAAAATCAATTATCAGATGTTACAAACTCTCACAAATGTAACAGACGAAGAGATTGATTTACTTACAAAGAAGTCTGTGGAGCGAATCACAAATATCTGTAACTCTGTTGATACCATGAAAGATATTCTTGGAATTACACCTTATAATACAAATATGACAGCTTTTCAAAAAGCAGTAAAGATTTATCCTGCTTTACTCAATGATACATATGCAAAAGACGTTATCCGTGAAGTAAAGAATAGCCTTTTAAAAAAATATAGAAGTGGAAAACTTGAAGTAAATGGAAAATACACTTTCTTACTTCCAGATTATTATGCAGCTTGTGAATATTGGTTTGGACATATTGATACACCTAAAGGATTGTTGGCAGACAAAGAGGTATTTTGTTGGTTATTTAAACAATATGATAAACTTGACTGTCTAAGAAGTCCTCACCTCTACAAAGAACATGCTATTCGTTTTAATGTGGCGAATAAAGTATATGAGGAACGAGTTGATAAAATCAGAGAATGGTTTACAACAAATGCGGTATATACAAGTACATATGACCTGATTAGTAAAATTCTTCAGTTTGATGTTGATGGAGATAAATCATTGGTAGTTGCTGATCCTGATTTTGTAAGAATCGCAGAACGTAATATGAATGGTGTTGTACCACTCTATTATAATATGTGTAAAGCTGAACCAAGAATTTTGAATAATCAGAGTATTTATGAAGGATTAAATGCGGCATTTACAGGTGGAAACATCGGTATTTATAGCAACAATATTTCAAAAATCTGGAACAATGATGTATTTATCAATGGAACAGATGAGGAAAAAGAACATGCAACTAATTGTGTCAAGCGTTTATGCTGTCAGAATAATTTTGTTATTGATTACGCTAAGACATTATACAAGCCTGAGTTTCCAGAAACAATTGGTGAAGAAATTAAAGAGTTTACCAATCAGAAACTTCCTGCATTCTTTGAATACGCCAAAGACAAGGAAAAAACACAAGTTGATGATAGAAATGATAGTTTTGTAAATAAACTCTACTCTCGTATTCCTAATAAAACAATTAATACAAGAGGTATGAAACTTGGAGAATTAAAATATAAGGATATGATGAAAAATCCTGATATTGTATGTTCTAAAGAGGTATCTGATTTGTATGATGAATTGAACAAGAAGTACCGTTATATGGTCAATATGAAAGATGAATATATTGATAATCTTCATTATGTGGCTTGCTCTATTAGAAGTCAATTTGCAGAGCTTGGATATTCGGAAGAAATGATTGCTGATATGCTCATTCAATATTTATATGGTGGGGAAAAACGTGCGAAACAATTGTTTTGGTTTTGCTATGGTCAATATGTAGTTGTCAATTTAGAGAAAAATCCAAATATTAAAAAGAAAAAGACTAAAATGATTCAGTGTATTGATTGTGGTGAATGGATTGAAGTTGATTTTATGTCCAAGTCATGTAGATGTGAACTTTGTCAGCATGAATATCGAAAACAGCTTGATCGAGAAAGAAAAAGGAAAAACAAGTAAAATTCCGCATATCTTTAATGATATTTTGCACCCATTAGTAATGGACTATTTTTAAATGCTATTTTTTAAATAGTCCATTCAATATGGACTTTCATTTGTGCCTATATGGAGAACAACATATCATATAGACACAAGCCTAATTTACAAATCAAGATATGTTTCTATAAACGAATTCGTGCAGTTGGGAGGAATGATTATTTTTGACAATTACACAGGAAAAGATTATTAAAGAAATCGCAGAGAAGGAAGATATAAATGTAGCGACAGTCCGTAAAGTATTCAAAAGGGCAGAGAAATGTATATTCGCCTACCTATCTTCTACTACTCCCACTGATAATACAGTGGTAAAAATTTTAGATGGATTAAGTTTGGAATGTAAGTATATTCCAGAAAAAGAAATACATACATATGATAATATCAAATGTGAGGCAAAAATTTGGACAAAACCAAAAATAACTCGTTATTACAATAGAAAGCTAAATGGATATTTTGATTAAAATAATGAAATCAGCTTTCCTTAATATCCTGCCCTATGGGACATTACATAATATTAAAAGTTTAACTTATAAATTAACCTCTCTTTCTTATATCGGTGTTTACATTATTTAAAAAAAATGGTGTAATCACTGATACTCTTCCCATATAGTTCAATGGTAGAGCAACGGACTGTTAATCCGTAGGTTACAGGTTCGAATCCTGTTGTGGGAGTTTTCTATTTCGGTAGAACGGCAGATTTCGTGTCGTTAAATAAACGCAGCAATGCGTATAAAGTGGTTCTTGGGGTATTACAAGACTGCGACTGTGTATAACAGTTTGACGGAAAACACAGATAATCTATACCAAACCTAAAATCAGAGGGCTACTGCTAATGATATGGTTTGGTAGGGGTGATGAAAAACGCCCTGTATTAACATGGAAACATGGGTATGATTACTGTCTTATTGGTGCGATTTTCGCAAGAAAAAGTGCTGATATTGATTGTTGTAATGTTTCTTAATGCGAAAGCAAGGAGCAGAACAATGAAGCAAGTCGATAGCAAGACGAACAGAATGGTGATGATTGGGCTGTACTCAAAAGGTACAGATGGTCAAATGTACACCTCATCGTTCATATTATGCGAAATATTAATACTACATACTCTTGAGGAAGAAAATATAATGCATATTTATATTAAAGATAAAAAATTAATAAAAGAACAAGCAAAAGTGTGTATGACCGCAAAGAGAAAAAACAACTTATTGTCCTGTAATATGGACACATATAACACTCGCAAGGTGTTATGTGAGAAAGTACAAGTATATGCAACTCTAATAGGCTGCAACCTATGAATCTCGCAAGGAAGAATGTGTAAAAAGAAAATCTATAACGCTTTGTGGTAAGAGTTTGCCAGTTATGTCAAAACTGGTGTTGTTGCTACCTACTGTCTAATCGACAGTGTGATAAATTGTGTCCAACCACAATAAATGGTAGTATATTGAGTCAATATCTCAGCTCATATTAATTGAATATTCTTATACCTCCGTGTAAGAATATTATTCTGGTTTAGTTCAGTTGGTAGAACGCTTGCCTTGTAAGCAAGATGTCGGGAGTTCGAGTCTCTCAATCAGAACTATTCTGCTATTGCAGAAAATATAAAGTAAAGGTCGTGAATAATATAATACTTATTACTCAGAGAGAATCTGTAGAGTTACAGGAATTAGGTTATAACTTTGCAAGTAGGTTTAAAGATGGATTATTACATAAAAGTAAAAGCTCTCATCCAAAATATTACCTTAGTGAAGATAAAGCAGCTCTAAAAGATTTATACAAGTTAAGAAAAAATTCAATCGTAAAATAGGCGAAATATATTAGGAAGGTGGTGTCTAAGCCATCGGAAAGAAAAAACATGAAATAACTATAGAAGTTGTTGGTGGAAATGCAGAAGATGTAACAGGTAGTGCTACTCTTATTAAAACACCCGAACATAGTTATTTATTTGAATGTGGTATGATTCAAGGTGAATGCACTATATTGGAAAATTATAAAGCAAATATGAAATATATTCAAAGAATTAAACCACAAGAACTTGATTATATTATAATTGGACATCTTCATGCTGATCATATTGGTATGATTCCAACACTGTACGCTCGTGGAAAATGCAATGCAAAAATTGTTGTCCCAAAAGGTTCTACTTCTATCCTAAAAGAAATGTGGCTTGATAGCTCTTATATAAATTGCAGAGATGTTGAAGTATTAAATTTAAAAAATGATAGATGCTATGAACCATTCTATACAGAAGATATCGTATACAAAACATTAAATTATGTTATAGAAATTGATTCAGACAAGATTACTAATCTTTCTGATGAATTGGCAATTAGATATACAGATGCTGGACATATACTTTTATCTAAACAATGCGAGGTATATATTAATGGGCATTCTCACACACGAAAAATTTTATTTACAAGTGATTTAGGAAATATTGCTACTCAAGATTCAAGAATATTTGTTGAAGATTTTCAACCAGTCACATCAAGTAATATTGTAATTGGTGAATGTACTTATTCAGCCAAAGGTAGACAATGTACCAAAGAAACTTACAAAAAAGATATAGAAAAAATCAAATCTGTTATAGAACAATATTGTGTTGATAATAATGCAAGAGTTCTTATTCCGTCATTTTCTCTTGACAGAACTCCATATATCTTATGGATTTTATATTCCCTATTTGGAAAAGATGAAAATTTTAAAATACCTATTTTAGTTGATAGTCCATTAGCAAATCGCCTTCTTGATTGTTACTCTTCCATTCTTGAAAATAGTAAAAAAGATTTATTTGACGAGATGATGTCTTGGAAAAATATCAAAAGAATTATTACACCTGAAGACAGTAAAGCTACAATTTCTTCTAATGGAGCTAAAGTTATTTTAAGTAGTTCAGGAATGTTGACCGCAGGACGCAGTGTAAAATGGGTTCAGAGTGTTTTACCAAAAGAATCAGATTGTATTCTATTTATGGGATATGCAGGTGAAAATACTTTAGCATGGAAAATCAAGCATGAAAAAGAATACAAGACTATTAATATTAATGGAAAACCTTATCAAAATAAATGTCAGGTATATGATTTATGTTCTTTTAGTTCTCATATGCAACGAAATGATTTGATTAATTATTATAAAAGTATAAATTGTGAAAAAATATTTCTTGTTCATGGTGATTCCAATAAAATTGAATTTAAACATGATTTGGAAGATGCTATCTCTGATTGTTTAAAATCTACAAAAGTTGTTGCGGTGAATAAGGGGACAAAAATCTCATTATAGAGAAATATTATGAATTTGGAGGCTAATGCCTATGAATAAAGATTATTTACAGTTAGAATTCGATAATTTAGGAAGTGAGGCTAATTATAAGCTTGCCGATCCTACTCTTGTTGATTATTATAAACGATTAAATAATCGTGAAATCCTTATTAATCAAGATATTGATGATGGGATTGTAGAATGGACTCAGGAAATAGTTGAATGGAATAGAGAAGACAAAGATGTAGCAATTGCCGAAAGAAAGCCAATTAAGATTTGGATTAATTCAAATGGTGGTTCTCTCAATGCAATAAACGAGCTTATTAATATCTGCAATCTTTCTAAAACACCAGTATATGCTATTGGTATGGCAAAGTGTTACTCTGCTGGGGGGCTTTTACTTATGGGTATTCCAAAGGGTAATAGATATATCCTGTCATCTACTGAAGCACTTATTCATGATGGTTCTACAGGTAGTTATGGAGACACTGGCAAGGTGCTTGATGATTTAGAGAGAACTAAGAAAATTGAGGAAGATACAAAACAGTTTATTTTAAGTCATACAAAAATTACTGAGAGTGAATATGATAAAAATTATCGTAAAAATTGGTGGTTAGATGCTAACGAAATTATTGAAAAAGGCGTTGCTGACCACATTATTACAAATATTGAGGAATTATTTTAAGGAGGGCGCACTGCTCTCCTATTTTGTTGGAGAAAAAGGAGATTGAAAAATGGCAGCTAGTAAATTAAAGTTCACAAGAACAACTACAGACAAATTAACAGTAAAGGCAGGTACACTCTCAGAGGATTGTACTACTATTACATACACAGATGAGAATGATATGGAGCAGGAAGTAAAAGTAGCTGATCTGCTTACTTCATTTAAGAATCAGGTAATTGATTTTACTGTTGCATTAAAAACAGATGAGGAACTGGATGTTCCGTCTGATGAAGAGTAGAGAGTTGGTGAATGATTGTTTAATATTGAAAAATTTAAAGAAGAACTTTCAAAATATGAACTAACTCTTGAAACATATGACAAGATTATCACAGATATTGATTCAAAAATTGATGGTGAAAATGACTACGATTGGTCAGAAATAAAGGATAAATATGGAATTAATTGTAACTCAGACACTATTCGTAAGTCCTCTTCTACTCCATTTGGAGGTAAGATGAGAAGTGAGTATGAGAAATATAAGACTAGATTAAATCAGAATGTGTCTGAGAATAGTGAATTAGATGTAAAAATTCAGGAATTAAGACGAGAGAAAATAAAACTATCTGATGCTAGAGTTGAATATAATAAACTCATTAGGCAGGAAGCTCGTAAAGAGTCTTACGCTGATATGGTGAAGCGTATTATTTGTGAGAATGTTGAACCAATGAATATTCCAGTACATTATACATTATTTAACAGTTCAACAGATTTACTTGTGCATTTAACAGATATTCATACTGGAATTGAAATACATAATTGGAAGAATGATTTTGATGAAGACATTTTAAAGAAACGAATTGAAAAATTCACTTCTGATATTCTTGACATCCGTGGAATGCATCAATCTGAAAACTGTTATCTTGTAATTGGCGAAATTCTTAGTGGAATTATTCATAATAATCTTCGATTACAGAACAATATGGACTTAATGGAACAGTTTAAATACATTTCAGAACTGATTTCTGCTATGCTAATTAGATTAGCAAATCATTTTAACCATATTTATGTATATACAACGCCTGGTAATCATTCTAGGATTTCCCCTAAGAAGGAAGAAGCTTTAGATGGTGAAAATATGGACATGCTGCTACCTTTTTATTTAAAGGCAAGAATGCAGAATGTAAAAAATATCACTATTTGTGATAATACAATTGAGCCAGAAATTGCAATGTTTAATATTCGTGGCAACAATGTATTTGCTGCTCATGGTCATAAAGATTCACCAAGTAATGTTGTGCAGAATTTTACAATGATGTTCAATATTAAGCCAGACATTGTATTGCTTGGACATAGACATACTAATGCTATGGAAACAGTATATGATACAAAAGTAATACAGTCAGGGTGTGTATCAGGTGCGGATGCATATGCGATGTCAATTCGCAAGACAAATAAACCAGAACAAACAGTGTCGGTTATAAGTGATAATGGACTGATTTGCTTATACGACATACAACTTGACTAAATTAAATAACAATTGTAGTCCACTGTTCGGCTCAGTTTGGAGTAATTGTGGAAGTAGATATTCACAGCTACAATTAATATATTATTTTAGGCTAACAAAGCTTATTAGAGGGAGTAGATTGTATTGACTACTACCCTCTTTTATTATTAAATCGGCACTTATTATTAAAAGTACCAAAACATTATAAATGAAATCTGAGGACGGAACGGGCAGCCGTCACCCTAGTTGGAGATGTGGGAATGTCACCCCACCTGTTTCATAAAAATATATTAAATGAAAATAAAGGAGATTTTTTAAAAATGGTAAAAAATGAAGTTATAAACGCAATCGCAGAAAGAATTGAAGGAGCTAAGAAAGGTGACATCGCTGTTGTCCTTGACACATTTGCAGATGTTATTACAGATACATTAAAGGCTGATACTACAGAGTCAGTTCCTGTTGGTAAACTTGGTAAGTTTAAGGTTAAGACAGTTCCTGAAAGAACAGGTAAGATTATGTTAGGTGAAAGAGCTGGTGAAACATACGTAACTCCTGCTCATCAGGAAATTACATTTAAGATGAGTAAGACTGCAAAGCAGCTCTAATCTGAAAGGTCGTGAATTGTTTGAAGAAAAATAAATATGAAGACATTCAGATGATTGATCTTGAAGACAAAGTTGATGACATTATCTCTATTTATATCAATAGATTATATTATACTGATAAAACAGTTGGTGTAGTCGTAAATAAAGAAATTGCAGAGTACATTCTTGACAATCTTATTAGACTTGATGAGACAAGTATTAAAGAGATTGATCTTGTAGACTATATGAATATAGGCGAATATTTAGTATCAGTTGATGATGGTGGCGTAATCACTGTTATTCCTATTGAGGACTTTGGTGTTCTTGATAAGACAGATATTTTCTACATTGATATGGATGGTGATATTGAGCAGAATATCATTGATTATTGTGTAAATGAGGATAAGGAAGTTATTCTGTTTGGTCAGGAAGATGACTGCGATGGTGATTGTGAAAACTGTAATTGTCATGATGAGACTTATTTACATACTTCTGAAGACGAAGATGGAAATACTCACGGATTTACTGCCAGTAAGTCAGATAGCGACTCTTATATGAGTTATTCTTACTACTCTAGTGATGAATTGAGCCATGAAGATATTCAGAAGATATTGAAGGCTTTTGGATTTTAATTTTTAGAGTGTGTGGTGTTATGCTGCACACTCTTTTTGTATGGGTGGGTCGTATAGCGGCAATTACTCCCGACTGTAAATCGGGTGCTTCGGCTTCGTTGGTTCGAGTCCAACCCTGCCCACTAATTATATTAAATATTTATAATAGCGATTTAGTTGAGTAACTACTATCTCGCTATTTTGTTATGAAAGGAAGTGATTTAGTGGCACATGTAACAAGGGTAAAATATTTTACCAAGGATAAGGAGAAATTCATAAATCCTGATAACTTGAAGAAATACAAGAAATATCTCCAATCAAATATTATAAAAAATCAGGATGTTAAAGATACTACATATAAAAGATATGAAGGATTGTTTCGTCATTTTCTTATGTGGTTAGGTGAAAACTATGGTGATTTAGATTTATATTCAGATGAGTTTATGGAGAATGCCGTTGATATTATGGAGAACTATATTATGTTCTGCCAGGAAACACTTCTGAATCATAAAAAGATTATTAACATGAAAATCTCTGCTGTTAGTTCATTCTATATTTGGTCTATGAAGCGTGGTTTTGTTAAGTATCACCCTTTTGATGGGAAGCTTGATAGAATGAAGAAAGCTAATGAGGAACATATTTTGAATTCTTATTTTCTTACAGAAGAACAGGTTCAAACAATCCGTAGAGAATTATCTGAAAATGATAAGTATTCAATTCAGGATCAAATTTTATTTGAGGTAAGTTTTGACTCAGCAAATAGAATTGGTGCATTATTAAGGTTACAATTATCTAAACTTGATTTAGAGAATAACATGTTCGTAGATATAAGGGAGAAGGAAGGATACCGTACACAGGTAGTTTTCGGAGATGTTGCAAAAGAACTTATTCAAGAATGGCTTGAAATGAGAAAGAATGATTATGACCACTTGGAATGTGATTCATTGTTAATTACAAAATACAATGGAGAATATAAACCTATGGGTGACAGTGCAATTAGAGATAGAATGAAGAAATATGGCGAAATTATTGGAATTTCTGACTATAGACCTCATTGCCAGCGTAAGACTAGGCTAAATCTTGTATATGAAGAAACTGGTGATTTAGCATTAGCAGCCGAGCTTGCCAATCATCGATCCACTGAAACAACTAGAGAATTTTACTGCCGCAAACAGACCAAAGCAGAGGTTATGAATAAAATCAATGCTCTAAGAAGCAAAAATTCTAATGTTACTGACGAAGAAAATAAATAATCCTTCCGAAACTACTCAGATGTATGTCATCCGTGAAGACACCGAAGATGCCGATGAAGTTTTCGTCTAACACTTCTTCTTATTCCAACATTTTTTCACATAACAACCAAATTTAATAATTCTATCCCCTAGAATACCTATCTCTTTAATTATAATCTTAATAAGAAAAATAACTAAGAATACCGCTCCGCATACAAATGCATATTTGTAGATCACACTTTCATTATTAAATAAAGCTGCAATTATAAATGACATATAAATAATTAGTCCATCTACTCCACAGAAAAATATGAACTTATCATCTTTAGATAAATACATAACACTCTGTATAAAATTAGGTTCAAGATATCCTAATCTTCTGCGTAGATATGAGTTTCTATCATATATGTTGTTTTTGAAATTATAGTAGTTATATTTATTGGGATTGTCTTTTAATATTATATATGATTGATGTGTGGATCTATCAATATATTTGATATTATAATCATTCATATAAGTTGATATATTGTTTATAACATCATCTATATCTTTTTTATTATATTCCTTATTATTGTTTATAATCTTATACAAAGGATAATAGATTCTATTATATGCAATCTTCATATTATCTAAAGGAACATTCTTATTATAATTATATTTGGTCACAATAAAGGTAAATATACCTGTTATAAATGCAGGAAGAATTATTTTTAAAATTTCTATAAATGATTTCATAATTTTATCTCATTATATTTTTACTTGCATCAGCTAATTATATGTGTTACAATACAAATCAAAAGAAACAAGCAATTATCCGTTAGACGGTTGAGCCAATATAATCAACAATGGCTAAATAAATATAATATTCAACACATTAATGACCGTGCTTTGGCGAGTGGCGGTCATTTTTGTGTTTATCAAGAACTCTAACTAGGTATGTAGAGCAAATTCCGCTTACTATACCAGTTACTAATGTAAAAATTAGTAAATCACAAAATGTCACGTATTATCCTCCTTTGTAAGTATTTCCTACATGATGTCACGAGGATATTTATATAACAGAACATCACTGCTCTGACGTGACTCAACCACCTAACCATCTCTATCTAGCCAAACAAAGATGTTTGAATAACCGCTTGTCCTCTACATTATAAATCATATGACATTTTCTGTCAAAATATTCCAAAAATAAGAGAATAATATAACATATAAATCAATCAGAGAATATAAAAGTATCTTAAAAAGAATTTCTCTTGTATGGGTTGAGTCTAACTTAATCCTAGTTTTCTTAATTCTATCGACAACTAGGATAATCGGTTAATTTCAGCCTTAGAATTGAAAAGATGTTCGTACTTCTTTACGTTAATGAGAACCTTAAATTCAAGTTTGTACTACAGTGTCTTTCGAGCCTGTGGTCTAAATAACGAAAACCAATGTCTATTAGGCTTTTATACGAAATGGAATTATCGCTAGTTTCTTTTCCGAATTTTTGAGATAGACAAATAGCGAATGGCTGCTGGGCGGTCTGACATCTGGAAAGACAGATAAATATGGAGTGTCGCTATATAAGTGCAATATATTTTGGGTGACACAGGTAGTAATCTTCTTCTCGTGCGTTGGTTAGCGAGTAAATATGATTTTTTGTAGAAAGCATGGATACCTTGTGTGTCTTAGGGTACTTAGTTTGTATCTGAATAATAACTGGATGTGTACAGTACAATCAGCTAGTTAGTGCTTTATGCTGAACATTGGGGTATCGCCAAAAGGTAAGGCATAGGGTTTTGATCCCTACATCCAAGGTTCGAATCCTTGTACCCCAGTTATGATTTCGTAGCCAAGTTGGTTAAGGCATCGGACTGCAACTCCGAGGGCGTGAGTTCGATTCTCACCGAAATCTTTTTATGTGGTAAGCCTGACGTGAAAGCCTATTTTTTGGATGCATACGAAACTTAGGTGTGTAAACTCAACACTTACTACCGCCCTTATGTTTTTTATAACTTTTTAGTTATTATAATAACATATTCTATTTAAACTTTTTCTTAGATATTTTCGATCAGCATGTGGAGAGATATATAAAAAAGTTGTTCAAATCCTTTTTTATTATGATATACTGTATATTAAAAAAGGAGAAAAATTATGGAAAATTTACTCAAAAAGTTTAATATATTTGATTTATTTACTATGCTTATTCCAGGTGTGATTATTTTAACTTTATCCTGTATTTCATTATCATTCGAATATTATGACAGGTGGACAAATTGGGAAAAGGAAAAATATGTAATCTTTTTTGTAATTAGTTACTTGTTAGGTATAGTTTTTCAACAGCTTGGAAATATAGTTGATCAAAAATGGATATATAGACATGTATATGGTGGAAGCCCTAGAGAAATTTTTCTTTTAAAAGATAAATATATGAAAATACTAAATAATGAATTGGCTTATAAGGACGCATTAAATATAAAAAAGTATTTAATTGATTATTTTGATATAGATACTAAAAATATTAGAAATATTGAACAACAAAAGCAATTAAACGCAAGAATATTTTCATATTGTTTAAACATTTTAGAAATAAATGGGTTATCATTCAAGGCTGATAAAATGCTTGTTATTTCTGAAATGAGTAGATCATTGTCGTTAGGGTTTATATCTATAATTTTATTAAATCTGCTTATGATTCTATTTTTTCATTTTCATTATGTATTTTTTCTTATGGAAAATATTATATTATTATTTTTAGTTTATATATTTTTTGATAGAAAAAACAATATGAAAAGTATAGATATATAATTATTTTACGAATGTTTTCAATATATATGAGAGATAAAGAAATTAAATAAAATAGTAAAGAGTCATTTCCTTTAGAGGTGGCTCTTTTGTTACAAAAAGAGTTGATATAAAATACCAACTCTTTAAATTCTATGACATTTTCTTTACTCTTCTACTGATATTGTTATCCTTGGCGATTCTACAGACGTTTGCGGCATTTGTTCCATACATATTTGCGATTTCATCATATGTAAAACGAGGCTTTGAATTTGGGTTTCCAGGGATATTTCTTTCTTGCAGTGCATTAATAATGTTAGTTTCTCGTAAAGATTCGATGTCACGAGTGTTCTTTTTTACTCTTGAATCTAAATCGTTCATTTGAGATTTAAGTTTTTTGTTTTCTTCTTCCAATGCGGAAATACGTTTTTTTGCTGAATTCAATTCTTTACTCATGTCAAATGTGCTCCTTTATTTTTTCATTATAATATCGCAAACAATTTATTTTGTCAATGTATTTTTGTAATAATTTATTACGAATATTTCATTTTGAAACAAAAACCATACACCTTTAGCTTAATTGATAGAGCAACGATCTCCAAAATCGTCAGGTCTATGTTCAAATCGTAGAAGGTGTGTTAAACTGTGACGACAGTTGACTTGAATATATGGTTCAAATCCATTCGCCTTATATATGAAAGAAATGGATGCGCAGATTTTAAGTATGATATAAGGTCAGGCGTTGGTATAAGCGAGGTTCGATTCCTCTATTCAAGGTTACATGTGTAAATTGCATTTCATTGGAAATTTAATATTGAAATTTTTTTGAGAAGTCATTTCGTATGAAGTGGCTTCTTTTTATGTTGTGATGGAATTTAAAAAGAGAATAAATATATAGCCAACTATGAGAGGATTGTTACTGTTTCGATGGCAGGTGGTTGGATTATGGAGTGAGAAGCTGAAGAAGTCATGAGCTTCAGTATAGTAGATACTCGCACTACTCTCTCACTCTATTTTAATTGGTTTTGCGAGTGGAAAGCGAGAAAAGATGAATGGGAAATTACAAACGAAACGAAGAAAATAAAAAAATACTGAAGAATGTGGCATTTATTCTATTACTAATATATTAAATGGGAAAAGATATATTGGTCAAACATATAATTTTAAATACCGATGGATGCGACATAGAAGTTATTTAAAACATAATTCAGAACATAATGCACATTTGCAAAACGCATGGAATAAATATGGTTCTAGCAATTTTCGATTTGAAATTATTGAAAAATGTCCATTTGAAAAATTAAATGAAAGAGAAATATATTGGATAAATTATTTTGATTCTAAAAATAGTGGATATAATTTTGCAGATGGTGGATTAGGATGTAAAGGATATAAACATTCCGATGAAGAAATTATGAAAATGAGATTAATTCAAAATCCTGAGCCAATTGCTATGTTTGACTTACAAGGTCATTATATACGAACATTTGTTAGTGCAGGAGAAGCTAGTGATTATTTAGGAAAAAATTCTAGTAGTGGAATCAAAAGGTGTTGTGAAAAAGATAAATATAAAAAGTCTATGGATATATTTGGATTTATGAAAAAGATTATAAATCTGGAAACATAGATTGGGATTATTATTTGTCAAAAAGCAAAAATCTTCCTAAATCAGTATTACAATACAGTTTAAATATGGAGCTAATCAAAGAATATGCTTCTGCTTACGAAACAAGTAGAGAAGGATTTAATTCTGCAACAGTATCAGCAGCTTGTAATGGTAAGTATGATACATATAAAGGTTACATTTGGATTTGGAAAGATGATCCTGAAATTTATTATAAAAATAAAACTAAACGTAAAGAAAAAGCTTTAAATGATAAAAAAAGTAGAGAGAGAATTATTCTACAATATTCAAAAGAAATGAAATATTTAAAAGAGTGGACTTATGATGAAATTATAAATAATAATTTTAATTTAAAAGCAATTCAAAGTAATTGCTCTGGACATACAAAAACATCACAAGGCTACATATGGAAATATAAATCAGAAGAGTGTGTTGCTTAACCACTCTTCTTTTTATATTGGAATAAAAGGAAAGAAGGTGAAACAATGGCTAATTTAAGACAAGCTAAAACTGATGATGAGGTCAAAAAGCTAACAGTAAATAATGTGAAGGGTGCATATCATGATTTAGCCATTGACTACAACCATTTACTAGATTTGGATTACATCTATTGTCCTCATTGTGGAAAATGGAAATCGACCAAAGGCAATGGAAATTTCTATAAGTCAAGTAAAAGTAAAAGCGGTTTTGAACACTTTGCATGTAAGGCTTGTATTTTAGACTTGTGTACTGATGTAGATCCTAAAACTGGCATTAGAACAGATAATAGAGAAAAAACAATTAACACTTTTAGACAGCTTGATTGGAAATTTAGCGAAAGTGATTATAATGCACAGTTACAAGCTATTAATGAAGGTGTCGGAGAAAAGGTTCGTGGAACGGCTGTTCAAAATCTTATTGTAATGGTAGCTTCTCTTCCACAATACAATAATACTTCTTATAAAGACTCTGAATTTTCTATTGATGATATAGATAATAATCCAGAAGAAGATGTAAAAATCGTGCAAAAAACATTACGTGCAGCTAAAAAGAGATTTGGCGCAGATTATAATAATGAAGAACTGATGTTCCTTGAGAATGAGTATCAAGACTGGATTTCGAGATATGACTGTTCTCAAAAGGCACAAGAAGAAACATTTCAAAATTTATCAATACTAAAACTCATGAAACGAAATGCAATTAAAAAAGGAGCTTCTACAAAAGATTTAGATTACTCATATCAGCAATGGCTTGATACAGGTAACTTAAAACCAAAACAAAATACTCTTGATACATTTTCAGATGCTCAAACAATGGGCACTTTAATTCAGAAGTATGAGGAAACACGCCCTCTTCCTGAAATAGATCCAGAACTTGCAGACGTTGATAAAATTGGTACTTATATAGATGCTTTCTATAGAGGTCATGCATCTAAAATGCTTGGTCTAAAAAATAGATTTTCAAATATATATGAACGAGTAATGGCAAAATATACTGTCAATCCACCATCTTATGATGAGGAATCAGATAGTGAAATTTTATTTGATAAGATTTTTGGTAGCAAGGATGATGAGTAATTATGGCTACCGCAAAGAAAGAAAAGAAAAAGTCATTACAAGAAGTATATCAAGAAAAATCTGAGCGTGTTTTAGAGGGGGTTGCTTATTGGGCTTCATTCTATAGAAAAAATCCTCAGCGGTTTGTACTCGAATATTTAAATGTGAAATTAAAGCTATTTCAAAAGATTTTAATATACATGATGATGGTCAGTACGAATTTTATGTATATTGCCAGTCGTGGTAGTGGTAAGACATGGCTGACAAGTTTGTACTGTGTTGTGCGTTGTATCTTATATCCTGGGACAAAAATCTGTGTTGCTTCTGGGTACAAATCTCAATCACTAGAAGTCATTCAAAAGATAAATGATGACTTTATGAAAAATTATGGTTGGGGTTCAGCTAATCTTCGTTCTGAAATTTCTGAAATTTCTACTTCAATAAATAATGCTCATGTTGATTTTCGTAATGGTAGTTGGATAAAAATTGTTAGTTCAAATGACTCAGCTCGTCATAACCGAGCAACGCTTATAGTTGTGGATGAGTTCAGGATGGTTGATTTAAACACAATTAATACAGTCCTTCGTAAATTCTTAACAGCTCCACGTTCACCTGGTTATCTTAATAATCCAAAATATGCTCATCTTCAGGAGCGTAACATCGAAATGTATATGTCATCTGCGTGGTATAAATCTCATTGGAGCTTCGAGAAATTAAAAGCTTACTATGCAAATATGCTTGATGATACTAAACGTTACTTCTGTGTTGGATTGCCATATCAATGTGCTATACGAGAAGGCTTACTATCTCGTGAACAGGTTGAGGATGAGATGTCTGAAGCAGACTTTGATCCTACTGCATTTAAAATGGAAATGGGTGCTGAATGGTACGGTGACACTGATGGTGCTTTCTTTAAATTCGATGATATATCTCCAAGAAGAAAAATCAGAAATTCTTTTTATCCTCTTGAAATTTATAAAAATCATCAAATTAAAATTCCAGAATTAGTTCCAAATGAAAAACGAATATTATCTGTCGATGTAGCTTTGCTTGCAAGCAAACGGCATAATAATGATGCTGCTGCATTAATAATTAATTCAGCTATTCCAACTGAAAAAAATGATTATATATCAAATATTGTATATGTAGAAACTCATGAAGGAATGACAACAGATGAACTAGGTATTCTTGTTATGAGATTATTTTATCAATTTAATTGTACTGATTTAGTATTAGATACTAATGGTCAAGGTATTGGAGTTTATGATTTTATAATTAAACCTCAATATGATGCTGAATATGGTGTTACATATGATGCAATGACTTGTATTAACGATGATAATATGGCTGATAGATGTAAAATCAGAAATGCTAATAAAGTTATATGGTCTATCAAAGCTACAGCAGATTTTAATACAAAAGCTGCAATTGCTTTGCGAGCAGGATTTCAAAATGGTTCTATTAATTTACTTACTTCTGAGTTTGAAGCTGAAGAATTAGTAAAAAAAGTTCGTGGATATACAAAAATGACAAGTAAAGAACAAGCTATGTTAAAATTACCATATTTACAAACTTCACTTATGGTAAATGAATTGATTAATCTTGACCATGAAATAAAAGGCACAAATATTAAAATTATTGAAAAACCTGGTATGCGTAAGGATCGTTTCTCGGCATTAGAATATAATTTTAAAATCACTCAAGATCTGAGTATAAAATTAAAACCAAAAAACCAATCCCCATCCGATATAACAAAGCTTTTCTCAATAAGAGCACCAAAAAAAGTGACAAGATTTTAAGAAAGGAGGTATATCACACAATTTGAGTAATACAAAAAATACAAAGCAACCTATAGTACAAAAGGTTTATACAAAAACTGATGAGTCTGGTTATGAAGTAGAACGCAAACGAGCGCAGAAAATAAATTTTGCTAAATTTCAGGAATTGTTACAGAGGAATGTTTCTAAGACAGTTTCCAAAACTTACACTCAGTATACACGAGACTTACTAGACCAGTACGTACAGTCACCTCTTAATAATATAGATAATATTCGTGAAGTATCTCGTTTCTTAACTAGAGTATCAATGCTATATAAGCAGATGATATCTTACTTCTCTACTATGCCACTCTATACATATAATATTACAGTTCTTGCAGATTATACAAAAGATTTTGATCCTGATAAGCAGCTTAAAAATTATGAAAAAGTATTAAAAATATTCCATCATTTTAATATGGCACAAGAATTACAAAATGTCGTTTCTAATACTATTCGTGATGGTATGTATGTTGGCTGGATGAGTGGTGATGACGAAAATGGAATATTCCTTATGCCATTAGATGTTCAGTATTGTCGTATCTATGGTAAGACTCAAGAAGGAGAATGGATAACATATTTTGATGCCTCGTTTTTTGATAAATCAAATAATAAAGATTTTATCACAGGTGTCAATAATGATGGAGTTGGTGTATGGGATCAAGTGTTCATTGATGGTTACAATCAATATAAATCTAGTGGTAGAGATTATCAATATTTTCGACTTCCACCAGAAAATACATTAACACTTATTGCAAGTACGGATGATGAGTTTTATGTACCACTGCCCTACTTCTTGCCTTTATTCAAATCATTATTAAATCTTCTTGATACAGAAAATCTCGTTGCTGCAAAAGAGGAATTGCAGAACTATAAGTTAATCTTAAATAAAATCCCACTTATGGATTCAGATAATGTAGATGATTTTGCAATCAGCTTAGAATTGGTAAATCAGTTTGATGCAATAATTAAAGAGATTTTACCAGACCTAGTTGGTTGGGGAACGACACCTTACGAATCTTCTCAAGTCATAGATTTTGAGAAGTCAACATCTGCCACAGACACGGATAACCTGAATAAAGCAATGAACAATTTGTTTGCAAATGCAGGTATTAACAGACTTATTGTAAGTTCAGGTGATTCAAGTAATGCAAACGGTATAAAGTATTCGAATGCTAATGATTTGGGTAAGATGTTAGTATATCTTAGACGTATTGAATCTTGGTTAAATTATTGGATTAAAAATCACATTACCGATGGAGTTCATTTGCAGATTTTTGATCAGACTCAATACAATCGAGATGATTATATAAATAGAATGAAAGACGCTAGTGCGTTTGGTATTGGGAAAATGGATTATATGTGTGCATTAGGTGATGATCCTTATGTTGCATATAATAAACTTCGTTTTGAAGCATTGGTACTCAATGTTAATCAATATGCTATTCCTTTTAATTCTTCATATACCCAATCATCTAACGGTGAAGGTGGTCGTCCTGAGATACCAGAAGAACAGTTGTCAGACGAGGGACAAGCAACAAGATCATCAGGAAAAAACGAAGATAAAGGAAATAAATAAAAGGAGTTCTTATTTTGGAAAATAAATATTTTTACTGTTACTCTAAACCGTTAAAAGATTATTTCTTAGAAAATGGTTTGAGATATGTGTTAAAGGCAACACATGATAAAACTCATAAACAATACTGGGTTTTTGAAAGTTGTGAAAAAATAGATAATTTGCTTAAAGAGTGGAGATTGAGAAAACATTAATCTTTACTCTTTTATTTTGGAGAATATTAGTATTGAGGTATTTATATGTCATTAAACAAAGATGGTACTTATACTGGGTACATATATAAAATAGAAAACTTGATTAACGGAAAATGTTATATAGGTCAGACTACTACCACTATTGAACATAGATGGGGACAGCACAAATCCGATAATACGAGTCCAAATCCTATGTATAAAGCTTTTAAAAAATATGGTATAGAAAACTTTTCGATTAAAGAAGTTGCTCATTATACACGAGATACAAAAGAAGAATTATTAGAAATTCTCAATGCAAAAGAGATTTATTATATAAATAAATACAATTCCCTAATAACTCAAGATGGATATAATTTGTCTATTGGAGGCGAAAATAGTGGAATATATAATTGTCATCCAATTGATGTTTATGATAGAGATGGTAATCTTTTATATCAATATGAATCTGCAAAAGAAGCTTCACGCTTAATTGGATATGATACATCTTGTATTATAGATTGCTGTAATGGAACATCTATACCAACAATTGATTATATTTTTCGTTATAAGAATGAACCTTATGATAAATATAATACAAAAAGAACATATTGTAGAGAATTGTATCAATTTACATTAGATGGAAAACTTGTGAAGAAACATGATTCTATAGTAAAGGCAGTTCTTTCTGTAGACGGAAGTGTTGGTGGACTAAATCTTCACCTAAGAGGAATTAGAAAAACATATAAAGGATATTATTGGAATTATGAAAATAAATTTAATTATATTCCTTCAAAAGATGTTAGGAAAAAGATAGACAAATATACCTTAGATGGAAAGTATATAGCAACTTACAATTCTGCAAAAGAAGCTCAAGAGTCGGTTAATGCTACAAATTCTCATTCTATTGTAGGAGTATGTAACGGTAAACTTACAAAAGCATATAACTATATTTGGAGATATGCAGGAGATCCATATGATAAATTTCAAAATTTTATAGATTTAAAAAATAATAATTTTTCTTATGGGAAACCTGTTGATATGTATTCAAAAGATAAAAAATTTATAAAAACATTTAATTCAATGATAGATGCGGCAAAAGAAATAGATTCTACTAATACAAATATTTGCTGTTGTTGTCTAGGAAAAACCAAAAGCGTAAAGGGATATATTTTCAGATATCATGGAGATTCAATAGATAAATTTTCATGTTCATATAAAACCCAAAAACAGCCTATTCTTGTATACGATTTATCTGGTAATTTATTAAATACATATCCAAGTAAAAATAAAGCCTCAAAAGAAATCGGTATTAATTATCATAAAATTGAGGATTATTGTGATGGACGTAACAATCATATCTATGAAGATAAGGTGATTTTATACGAAAAGGATAAAGGTCTAATAGATGACATAACCAAACAAACAGCATAAATAAGAGGTGATAATCAATGAAAAACAATTCTCAATTTCTATTCACCTCAGACGAGGTAACAAAAAATAACCTAACAAAATTAGGATTCTCAGAAATTCCATCTGGGGATTCTTTTTTTATATTTATTAATGATTCAACTTTAAAATTCGATGACACTATTCCAATAGATAAAATCGGATTTACAAATAAGTTGATGTTTTAAATCACTCCCTCTTTGGGAGAATTTTTAAAGAAGGGAGGAAAATACATAATTGAATAAACGTTTACTTACATTAGATGATTTGTGTGAATATTACAGTCACAGAAAGAAATCTATGAAGTTTAGTTCAGAAGAATCTGGCGAGCCAATTGTTGTTCAAGTTGCAGGAACATTAAAATTTGAGAATTCAAATGATTTAACTACTGGACTTACACCTGTCAGATTACAAGCATGTCATACTGAGCGTAATTTGAATCGCAGCTCTATTTCATATGAAGTAATGCATGATAAACTATTGCCAACATTTAAGAATCGTCCAATTTTAGGATATATCCATGAAGTAGATGGAGTTCCACAGTTTTATGGACATAATGCTCATGAAAAAGACGGAGAAATTGTGTATGACGAAATTGCTGTTGGCAATATTCCAGAAACCAATAATGCAGAGCTTGTATATGATGAAGAAAATGATAGATATAATGTCATGATTGATGGTTATTTGTATGACGAATATACAAAAGCAACAGAAATTGTAAAACGTGAAGAAGAATGTCCATGTAGCGTAGAAATTTCTATTAAGTCTATGAGCTTCGATGCAAAAGAACATACATTAGTTATTGAGGATGGTTATTTTTCAGGTGTAGCAATTCTTGGATATGATGACAATGGTAATAAAGTTCAGCCAGGCATGGCAGGTTCTAATGTGAAATTAAAAGATTTCTCAATGTCTAATAATTCTATTCTAAATGAATTATCTAATGATGAACACTCTAAATTAATTGAAACTCTGGATAATATTAATAAAACTTTATCCAGTCTCAATATAAATTCAAAAATTAATCCAACAGTTGAAAAATTTGAGAAAGGAGGAAATACAAAAATTAACATGACAAAATTTGAAGAATTATTGAAAATATACAATAAAACTGTAGAAGATATTACTTTCGAGTATGAAGGTTTATCTGATGAGGAGCTTGAGAAAGTATTCTCTACTACTTTTGATAAGCCAGAGTCTACTCCTGATACAGTTGTAACAGAGTCAGATAAATCAGAAGATGATACTGATGACGGAACAGACGATAGTGCTACAGATGAACCAGATGAGTCAGACGACACTGACAACACCTCGGATGATAAGAACAAAGATACATATTCTAAGACTTTTGAGTTATCACATGAAGATATACGTTCTGCATTATATCAGCTCTTAGCTCCAATCGAGGAGACATTAAATGAGTATTACTGGATTATGTCTGTATATGATGATTATTTCATTTATGAGTCTTGCTGTGGAAATTATTACAAACAGGCTTATACAAAAGAGAATGAAACTATTGCTTTTGATGGTGAACGTCAGGAAGTATTTGCTGAGTTTGTAACTGCCGATGAGAAAGCTGAGTTAGAAGACATGAGAGCTAACTACTCTTCTATTTCTGAGAAACTTGCTAGATATGAAGAGGCAGAGGAAATTGCAGATAAGATGACTGTTTTTGAGGATCAGGCATATAGCAAGTATCTTGAGACAGATGAGTTTAAGAAACTCATGGATGTTGAAAATGTAAAGAAATTCACAAAGGATGAGTTAGTTGAGAAAGCAGATGCAGCTCTTGGTAAGGTGGTAAAAACTACAAAGGCATTCTCTATGAATGTAGAGGCATCACATAAGGAGACAAAGCCTTCTTTCTTCGCATTTGCTAGAACTGAGCATGAATCATCATTCTTGGATGGATTACTCAAAAAATAAAAAATTGAATATTAACAAATCAATCGGAGCGTCAATAGACGTTCTTTTTTATTGCAAAAATTTATTAAACAAGGAGGAAATTTAAATGGCAATTTTTACTAATTTAGCTGCAAAAGAAGTCGATAAACATGGACTTTTCGAGAGCAGCAATTTATGGTCAACAGATATTGGTTCAAATTTTAGTGTTATCGTTCGTGATACAGAAAATGGCAATAAGCCAATTGCGGTAGATAACGGTGTAGGAATTTGTGTACTTGAATTTACAGGTAATGGTCTTGAGGAAAGATATGGTCGTATTGCAAAGGTTGGCGACAAAATCGCTGTAACAGGAGCACCAGCATTAGTTAAGACAGCTCTTACAACTGAACAGGGACAGGCTTATAACTACACAAATCCAGCAGGTAAACCAGTAAAGGCATATGAGATTCAGGACGCATCTGTGCATACAGATATTTTTGGTGTTGCCGACTATCAGTTCAATGATGATTCAGAAGGTAAAGTTAAAGTAGGAAACCTTGTAACCGTTGATGGAAAGGGTGCATGGAAGGCTTCTGAAATAAGTGAGCTTGCTACTCTTAAAACAACTAATGGATTCATTGGAAAAATTCACAGTATTTCAGCAGGTACATATTACACAATCGTTCGTATTCAGGTTCTTCAGAACAAGGATATTGCGTAAGAGAAGGGAGGAACAAATTAGATGAAAGATATTACATGTTTTAGTGCAAATACTTTAGCACAGTTCGACAATAAATATGAGAACATTGTTACATTCAATTCACTTATGATGGATGCAGGTAATAATGTGTATGATAAGTATTCAAAAGAGGATACACAGACTATTATCAGAAATCAGTTTGATAAGATTCTTGGTCTTAACTTTAGAGAAGCTAATTCTATGAAGCGTAGACAGGCATGGAGAGAGCATAACAAAGAAATTGCAACACTCATTGAAAATATTGTAGTAGATAAGATGAACTCAGGTTGGAACACAGCTAATGCTCGTTTCATGGAGTACATTCAGGATGTAAATATTGCAGAGGGTGACGCAAATGAGTTCTTTGTAAATGACAATTCACTTCTTACTGTGTCTAAATTCAATGGTTCAACACATGACATTATTAGACAGGCTGTTAAACCAGGTAAAGCATTCTCTATTGATACCTCTTTCTATGGAGTAAAAGTATACACAGACTTTGTATTATTCCAGACAGGCAGAATTGATTTTGCTGAACTTGTAGATAAGATGTACAAGTCAATTGAACAGAACAGATACGCAGCTCTTTATACAGCATTCATGTCTATGGATCAGTCTCTTCCAACAGATATGATTTCTGAAACTAAGGTTGAGGAAGCAACAAAAGATGCAATTCTTGCTCATATTGAGTATGTGGCTTCTACAAGCGGAAAGGATGTAATTCTCGTGGGTGCTCGTCCAGCTATCCAGAAGCTTCAGAGTACAGTAAATTATAACTTATTCTCAGATTCTATGAAAGATGAAAGAAATAAGAATGGTATTCTTGGTAACTGGGAAGGTTATGATTGTCTTCCACTTGCTCGTGTTAATAAGGCAGGTACAAGAGAAAATGTATTCTCTGCTGATGATCAGAAGAAGATTTATATTCTTCCAATTGATCCTGAGTTTAAACCTATCAAGAGAGTAAATGAAGGTGATGTTGCATACTATGAGACAGGTATGGACGGTCTGAAGAAGGATATGACGGTTGATGCTGAACTTGTATATCAGGAAGGTATCGGTGTTGTTGTTGATGAACTCTTCGGAGAGATTAAGATTAAAAATTCTTAATTGCACAATCGTATAAATATTTTAAGGAGAGTGTTATTAATACACTCTCCCATTTTATAAGGAGAAAAAGGAATTATGAAAATTTTTGAACTTGCAAAGGAGTTAGGTATAACACCTAAAGAACTTATTGCATTTTTTAGAAAACATGATTATTCAGTATCTAGCCATATGCAAAAAGCTACAGATGAAATGATTGATTTAGCTCGAAAGGAAATTATTGTTTCTGAGGATACTAAAAAAGAAGCTCGAATAAATGAAAAATCCGAGACAAAGAAAATTATCTCAGAAAACAAAGTGCATAAATCATATAATCCAGATGATGAAATTCCATGTAAAAGTGTTACGCCTTGGAAACTTACAGCGGTTGGCGTTGATAAAAACACTATTTATCATTGGGAATATTTTGGAGATATCGAATATTTAAAATATCGTGATTTACAGGCTCTGAGACGAACTGAATATATTACAAAACCTAATATTTTAATTATGGATGCAGATCTGCGTAGTCAGTGGGGACGTGAACTTGGAGATACATATAAATATTTTGATAATATTGAATATCCAGAAGAGTATTTTGATAAAACAGATGAAGAGTTTGAGGAACTACTTAACAAAGCTCCAACTTGGCTTGGTGAAATAATCAAGACTACTGCAATGGCTATGATTCGAGCAGAGAATTATCCATCTATTAGCAAAATTATTCTTATTGATAAAATATTGGGTACTTGTATTAAAGATTTCTTATAAAAGGAGGTAACTTATGCCTTCTCTTAAATACGAAGATATATACAAAAGAGCATTAACTATGATTAATGACCTTGAACTTGCAACTTATACAGAGGCAGATTTCTATAGTATTCTCTGTGAATGGTTACATACAACTGCTTCTTTCCCACTTCTTAGAAAAAAATTCAGTGTATATTCTTTTGATGATGAAATTATGAGTATCAATTTCACATTAACAAACAGTGTAGATGATTTCTATGATTCTGAATTTGTTAAAACTATTTTGGCAAAAGGAATTGTCATTAATTATTTCCCATCTAAATTAGAGAATACAAAGAACTTAGCAATTATGATTGGTGGCAAAGAAGAGAAAAAGCTTATAGATAATTATTCGAAAAATATGGAAAGGCTCACACAGTTAAAGCGTGAATGGGAGCTTGAATTGTCTCGTCATACCTATTACTTTGGTGAGTATGGTGGCTCTAATGGATAAATTAGTTCCACATAAATATGGAGAATTTAAAGTTTCTCAGGTTGACTACTATAAGCAGAAATTACGAAAAAAAATATTCTGGTTAGTTTTATATACAGATAAGAACACGAAAGAAGATTTTGAAAATATAGATGTTGTAAAATATCATAAGAATCTATTATTTGAAATTTCTAATTGCAATAAGCTACTACTCTATCCAAAGGATTTTGTTGAGATTATTAACAGTCTTGAATGTGCATTATCTGTATTACAGTCAGAAGAATTTGATTTTAATAAATATAAGAAACTTGTATTTGACGCAGGTGCTCTGCTTCAAAGAATGAAAGTTGGTGATGAGTAATGTCTGTATATGATTTTTATAAAAGAAAAACGCAAGTAGATACTCACTCAACTGGAAAAAATTATTCTACTTTAGGTGAGAAGTTAAAATCTGATTCAGATACCCTCATGGAACTTACGTGGGATAATGATATCCAAAGTAAAGTCTGTTATATCTACGACTTCTATCATGATGATCAGCCACGATTAGCTGAAGGTATGACATATGAGAATACAACTAAAACACGTATAGATGCAAAATTTATTGTTAAATCATATCAGTCAATGGATAAAGACCAAGTTGATTATTATATTCAATTCAAACCAACACAGAAAACGCATTTTTCTGAAAGTGACGAACTCTACTATTTTGAAACTGATTATCGCCAAAAGTATCATAATGACAATTTTATCGGTTTATTCATTGATATACCGAATGATGAAAATATCTATGAAAAATGGATGATTCTTCGTACTGAACCAGCAAATCAATTTCCGAAGTATCTAATTCTTAAATGCAATTATGAATTGATGTGGATTGAGAATAATGGAACAGAAAAAATCAAGCGCAGAATGTGGTCTGTTTTAAAAATGCAAAGCAGCTACAATAGTGGACTTTGGACTGATTTGCGATTTACTTCACAGGAAAACCAAGATAAAGTATGGCTACCATTAAATCCAATCACTGAAAAGATTTGGTATACAAATGAATCATCAAAGAATATGCGTGTGCTTGTTAGTTCTTTTACTGACAATGCAATAGCCTGGCAGATCAGTAAGGTTGAAAATGCTCAACCGCTTGGGGTTCAGAAATTAACATTATATCAAGATTTCTTTGACCAACATAGAGATTATATCGAAAAAGATTCTGATGGTAATATTATTGGTATGTGGGCTTCATATTTTGATTCAGAAATCGCTCCAACAGATCCATCTACTCCAACCACTCCCCCATCTTCTATCACAGCAAAAATTTCAGCATCCACTTCAACAATTAAAGTTGGTGGCTCTTATAAAAATCTTACAGTAAATCTATTTAACGATTCCAACGAAGATATTACAACTGAGTATGCTGATGCAACCTTTGCATGGACTTGCTCTATTGATAATGAAGACTGGACAGATAAAGTAACATGGCGAGCTGGTACAGAATACAACCAAAAGAAAGTAAAGTTTCCTAGTGACACTTCTGCTATCGGCAAAATATTGTCTGTTAAGTGTGAAATTATTAAGGATAACTTGCCGATTGAATCTGAAATTTTGTCGTTAGAATTAACTGAATAGGAGGTGTTTTATGGCAGAAAATAAAATGATAACTAAAAAAGATTTGCTTACAAAACTTCGTGCTTATAAGGAATCTCCTGATGATGATGTGATTCGTATTAAAAAGAAAATTGAAAAGATTTTTCTACAGTGTCCTGAAATATTATATGCACTTAATGAAAAAAAACTTGAGTCAGAACTTTTTGATGATGACGGAAATATTAATTGGGAATGGAATGAAGAATTAGGTGAATATGAACCACTTGGAGAATGGGATAATTATATTGGTAGTACAGCAAATATACGTCCATTCTTATTTATTCCTGATACTCAGACAGAGGTTAAACATTATATTTGTTATCAAGTAGGAACTGATGAAAATGTCAGATATAATCCTACTGAAAAACTTCTTAATATCACATTTACCATTTTTGTACATGGAAATGATAGAGTTGATAAATTAACTGGTATACCAAGACATGATTTATTAGCTGCACTTATTAGGGAGAATTTTGCATGGACTGGTTTTGAAATTGAAAAACCTACACCAATAGGTAATAAAGAATCTACAACAGATAATAATTATCTTGTTCGTACATTACAGTATCAATGTGTACTTCCAAACGATCTTGTTATTTCTTCAAATGGTACTACTTCTTATAAGAATAAGAGGTGGTAATAGTGAATGAAATGTTTTCTAATAATTCTTTTATTCAACAAACCATAAAACAACAACTTTCAGACGAACAAATACAAGAAGTTGAAGAATTGGGATTTAATCCTTTAAAGATGTATTTTGGTGAGGATTATGTAATAAGTGAGAAAATTACAATTCATCAACCATCTATTCAGGATTTTATTGATTCAAATAGTGAGTCTGATATTTATGGAGTGATTACACCATTTGTATCAAATACAACGGCTTATAGACTACAGCTATGGGATATGGGCATTGATTGGAATAAAATCAGTAATCTTGAACTGTTCTCAATTCTCATAAAATCAATAGATTTCAATTATTCAAAATTAATATTTGGAGATATTGATTTTTCCACATTTAAATTATATCAAAAGCAGGTTAATAGAGATACCGCATTAACTCTATATAGTCAAGAATTAGATTTGGAAATAGACGAAGATACAAGAAATAAGATGTGTAAATATATACAGTTTATGTTTAACTCTTTCCCACCAGAAGAAGAATTCACATCTAATAAGACACTTAAACAGGATTTGATAAATAAAGATAGGCAGAAATTAATTCAAAAGAAAAAAGAAGCCTCTGAAAATAAAAATCAGCAAAGTCTTCTATCAATGATTGCTTTTTATCTTAATCATCCTGGTTGTCATTACAAAAAAAATGAATTACGTGAAGTCGGATATTTTGAATTTATGTATAACATTCAGCGACTTCAAATTTATGAATCAACTCGTGCCCTATTTGGTGGAATGTATAGTGGTATGTGTGATTTAAGTAAAGTGGATAAAAACGAATTTAATTTCATGCGTGATGTAAAAATCACAGCATGATTTTTTATTTTATAAAAACAATTTTAAGGAGGAATAAAAATATGGCTTTTAGATTAGGCGATAAACTTTATAAAGAAATTCTTTATGGCTATGCAGAAGATTTAACTACAACAAATCCTTTGTATGTACTTACTCAGTTATCAGATGGTAGTGTTGAAATAACTGCTGAATCTACAGAAGTAAAGGATAAGAATGGCAATTTAGTTAAGAAAATTTGGAAATCAAAAGCTGGTACATTTTCTGCTAAAAATGCATTCGTTAACACAAACATTATAACTGCTTCAGCAGGCACAACACCTATTTTTGCTTCTAATGGCAATAAGGTAACAATGCCAAAAATGTTCCATGTTAAGAAAGGTGCTGATGTTACAATCAAAGATTATGTAGCAGGTAGTGTAAAAGTTGCTCAGTATTTTGGTGATGGTTCTATTGGAAAAACATATACATTGGGTGAAACGGCAGATACAGAAAAGTTTGCAATAGAGTCTACTTCTGGGAAACTCTCTCTTCCTACAGATACAGAAGCTGATATGTTCTTTATTAAGTATCTTAGAGAGTCTGAAACAGGTGCTATGATTCAGAATAAGGCTGATGAATTCCCAAATTCTGTAAAATTCATTATTAAGGCTACATATTACAATCCATGCAAGAAGAATGAATTAAAGGCAGATTATATTGAGTTCCCATCATTCCAGGTATCTCCTGAGACAACAGTTCCAATTAATGCAGATTCTGCTGAAATGGACTTTAAAGGAGATCTTGAGATTGATTACTGCGGAGCAGATAAGGTACTTTATAACATTTATGATGCTGATGAAGTTGATGCAGAATAATTTTTAGAGGGTGGATTATTACCACTCTCTTTATTTATGCAAAGGAGTGAGAACTAAAAATGGCAAATAATAGAATTTGTCTTACTTGTGGTAAACCTTATGAGTATTGCGGTTCTTGTCCAAGCAGTTTGAATCTCCCTGTATGGAAAAATATTTTTGATACAGAAAATTGTAAAACTGTATTTGAGACAGTTAGTGATTATGCTCAAAATGCGATTACTAAAGAATCAGCAAAGGTAAGATTATCAAAATGTGATGTTTCTGGTGTTTTTAAGGACAATATAAAAAAACTTATTGAAGATATTAATAAAGAAGATATTAAAAACACAGATACCAAAGACAACGAGTTTAAAATAAAAAGTGGAAATAAAAAGAAACCTATTTCTACAATAAATGATTGATATATGAGAGTGTGAATTTTAGGGAATACATTTTCATATGTTGTGAATTTTGTATTCCCTATTTTTTACGCTTATGGAATGAAAGGAAATTATGAAATTTGACAAAGAATATTCGACTTCCTATGTAGAAGAAATGAAATTTCTTCGTGATAAGGGGATTCGTTACACATGGGTATACATGAACGAAGATAAAATTTCAGTATGGAAGTATAAAAAAGAAAAACGATTATGGGATGCTTTATCTGAAATGTATTCTAAATATAATTTAGACTAGGTGGTGATTGAATGTACTTAGATAATGCAGCAACAACTCCACTAAAACCAGAAGTCAAAGATTATATTATATCTCTTTTGGACACATATCAGAATCCATCATCAATGTATCAATCTGGTGTTAATGCGAAACAAATAATTACCACAGCACGAAATAATGTCGCCAAATTCATTAATGCAGATCCTGAAAATATTATTTTTACATCGGGCGGTTCAGCTTCTAATAATCTTGTAATCAGAGGATATTTTAGTGGTGTTATAAATTATTTTATGATGTATTCTTCTATCGCACATAAATCAATGATTAAATGTATTGAAGGTTGTATTCATCCTCATCAATGTCAACCAATTCCTGTTGATAAACAAGGATTTTTTAATTTAAAAGATTTTGAACTTTGGTTAAAAAATCATTGTAATACTTATAAATTGTTAGTTGCACTGGATTGTGCAAATTCAGAAATTGGGACTATTCAAGATGTTAAAAAAATAATAGAAATAACTCATAAATATAATGGAGTTATTTATCTTGATTGCACTGGATCTATTGGTCAAATACCCCTAGATGTAAAAGCTTTAGATGTTGATATGGTTGGATTTTCAGCACATAAATTAGGAGCTTTAAAGGGTACGGGTATCTTATATAAAAAAACAAATATTCGTCTTAAACCACTAATATATGGTTCACAAGAACAAGGGTTATTTGGTGGTACTGAAAATGTAATAGGTATAGCCGCACTTGGTAAGGCAGTTGAGAATTATGATTACTCTTCTATTACATCTAATAATCGTGATTATATCTATAATTACATTGAAAATAATATTTCAGATTCATATTTAGTTGGAGCTGATTTTGAACGTAGGTTGCCACATAATTTATATATATGTTTCAAAGGTATTGAGGGTGAATCGTTGATGACATTACTTGATATGAATGGATATCAGGTGTCAACTGGAAGTGCTTGTACAAGTGGAGATTTAACACCATCTTCTACTCTATTGGCTATTAAAATGAATAAAGAAGATATAAATAGTTGTATAAGAATTACATTAAGTGGTAAAGAAGAGATTACTGAACTGAATACATTTTGTAAAACATTAAAGAGATGTGTAGAAACATTAAGACAATTGAATACAGTATAATATAAGGAGGATTAAAATTATGACAGATTTATCATTTTTAACAAATTTTGCAGTACCGATTATTGTTGGTATTTGTCTATGCATAGGTTATGTATTAAAAAATATTGTTACAACAGATGCAGTTAATAAGTATATTCCTGCAATCATGGGTGTATTGGGTGTGGTACTTAACGTATGGATGAATATGGCTTTTACACCTGAAATATTACTTGGTGGTCTTGTCTCTGGTCTTGCTTCTACAGGTTTATATGAAGCATTTAAGAATTTTTTGAAGAAGTAAGAAGGGATGGTACATATGAGTGGGATCTATAGAAAAACTTACACAAATTGATTATTTATTAGTCATTCTTGGGTTCTTTGCCATCTTATTTGCAGCCAAGGAAATTATCGAAATATTTAGTTATTTCAAAAAAAAATTTCGCATTAAAACAGGAAGCGAAGAAGATAAAGAGACAATAGAAAATCGTATTAAAACGCTTGAAAAACACGATAATTGGCAGTATCAGGAAATTTTGAAAATATCTAAAGGTATAGATGATATTAAAGATAATCTTGTACAAAAAGAAATATCTGATATTCGATGGGAGCTTCTTAATTTTTGTTCTGCTCTTACAGGTGGGCAGAATTATAATAGAGAAGCTTTTGAACATATTTTTCGAACCTATGAGCAATATGAAAACATACTTGCTGATAATCATATGACTAATGGATATATTGTAGAATCAATGAAGGCAGTTAGGGAAATATATCACAATAAGCTTATTAATGGTGATTTCAATTAAATTTCTACCACAGTAAAAATTTACCATGATAAAATTTGTATAAACAAAATATACATATACATATTAACATTATGGACAACAAATTATGGTATTATCGAAATAAAAAGGGGTTAACATTACAGGAATTATCAAGACTTAGCGGAATATCAGTTGCAGCTCTAAATAAAATAGAGAATGGAAACACAAAGGATATACTTCTTAACAATGCTATTACTCTTTCTCATATTCTTAATGTTGATATATATGAATTGTTTTGTATTAAACATTGAGAAAGGAAGAATGAGTATGGGAAAAATGTTTTATAACTTAATATGTGAAGAACTATGTATAACAGGTGGTAAGGTTATATATATTGATACCAATGTTGGAAGTCTTGAAGAAGTACATAAGATAGTAACTGATAATGCTGATAAATACCCAAACGGGAAATGGGAATTATACCCTATGCAATTAGCGGTATAAAAAACAATTAAATATAAAAACTTTATGAGAACGAGCCAAATTTTGACTCGTTCTTTTATTTTGTCTAAAAATAAAGGAGGAAATTATGGCTTATAGAATTATAGATGTGTCAGACAATAATGGACAGCTAGATTGGGATACAATTAAGTCAAGTATTGATGGTGGTGCAATCATCAGAATCGGTTTTGGTTCTGATTTTGAATCTCAGGATGACAAACAGGCAATTAGAAATATGCGTGAATGTGAAAGACTCGGTATACCTTATGGTGTGTACATATATTCTTATTGTCTTAATATAGAAGAAACAAGAAGTGAAGCAGCTCATATATTAAGAATGATTCAGGGATTTAATCCTGTTCTTGGTGTATGGTTTGATATGGAAGATGCTGATGGATATAAAAGAAATCATGGTCTTGTTCCCGAACAAAATGGTGAACTTCTCACAGATTTTTGCGTAGAATTCATGCAGATTATTAAGGATGCAGGATATAAAACGGGTGTTTACGCAAATTATAGTTATTTTACTAATGTATTAAATAATGGTAGATTAATGTCTTTTGAAGGATTTAACAGATGGCTTGCACATTGGGGAATAGATGAACCTTCGATGGATTGTCTGTTGTGGCAATATACATCAGATGGTTATATTGAGGGAATTTCATACTATACAGAAACACCTGTATATGATGATAATGGTGTTCCAACAGGTGAGACGACAACAGAACTTCATCATAGATTTGATATGAATTATTATTATGGAGAATTACCTAATGTTGAACCAGTTATTCCATCTGAATCAACTGAAGATAACTCTGAATCAGATGATATTGAAACAAAATATCATGTAGGAGATTATGTGTCATATCATACAATTTATGCATCTTCCACTTCCGAAAATGGATTAACACCTTCAATTACAGGGGGTACAATTACTAATATCATTACATCTGCAAGAAATCCATATCTTATTAACGATGGTACAGGATGGGTTAATGATGACTGTATTGTTGAAAATAATGATGAAAATACTTCTGAACCAGGATCGCCTGATGTAGAAGAATCTACAGGTCTTACTCATTCTGTTGGCGAATATGTCACATATTCAGCACTCTTTGCTTCTTCAACTTCCGAAGAACCACTGAATCCGCTTTATACAGATGGAACTATTACAGCTATCGCTGAAGGTGCGAGAAATCCATATCTCATCGAAAATGGCAGAGGTTGGGTAAATGATTCTGTTATTAATGGTAGTTCTGCACCAGAAAATACTTACGAAGAACCATCTTATGATACATATGAAGTTGAAAGCGGAGATTGTCTTTCTGCCATTGGTAATAAGCTTGGCATAGATTGGTATTCTATTGCAGAAGCTAATGGTATCGGAGAACCATATACTATTTATCCAGGTCAGTCTCTTATTATACCTAGATAGTATACTAATAATTAACAAAGTGTGGTTTCATAGTAATTTTGAAACCACACTTAATTTTCAAAAAAAATTATAAATGCATATTCAAAATGTCTTTACTACTATCTAGCCATGTAGTAAGGGCATTTTATTTATATGGAGAGTGTGTGGCTAGACCACTCTTCTATCCCTTAATCAAGAAAGGAATGAATAGTTATAGCAAAAAATATAGGTAAAATTTTTGAACAGAACTTCAAAAACTCATGTCCAGAAGATGTATTAATTTATAGACCACCTGATGCTGCTCAATCATTTGATATGAGTTCAAAGTTAAGATTCAGTCAACATAGTCCATGTGACTTTATGATTTTTAGTGGCAATAGGAATACATTTTGGATGTTGGAATTAAAAACTTTTGAAGGATCTTGTTCATTTGAACGAACTAAGGAAGATAAAGGAATTATACACTACTATCAAGTAGAATCATTAAAGAAGTTTTCTACTTATAAAAATGTTTGTAGTGGGTTTATTTTAGATTTTAGAAAAACAAGTAATACATATTTTCTTATGATAGATGAATGGGATGGATTAATAAACTCTCTTTCCAAAAAAAGTTTTAATGAAAATGATTTATTGAAATATTGTAATCCTATTCTCATTAATAAGAAAAAATTAAAAGTAAATTATCGTTATGATGTCAATGGTTTTCTTAACGATACAAGATTATAAAGGAGAATAACAGAATATGAATAAGACATTAAAGGTATATCAGGTAATTAATATAAATTCAAGAATTAAGAATGTAATCGAGGGCGAATCAGTAATTAATGCTGCATTTAAGTTTAAGTTGCTCAGATTATATTCAGAGATTCAGGGAGTTGTAAAAGATTTTGAAATAACCAAAGACTCTCTTGTAAATAAATATGGTAAGGATGTTGTTGATGAAAATGGTGAAATTGTTCCTAATCAAAAGAGGATTAGTCCTGAAGACGAAAATTGGAAAGATTTTATTAAGGAGATTAATGCGGTAAGCGATTCTGATGTAGATGTTAATTTCACACCTATCAGTGTAGAAGAATTGTTTGGTGTGGGATTAGATACTGATGCTTGTGCTGATTTAATACCGATTGTTGAAGAATAATTTATAAAGGAGAAAAAGGAATATGAAAATTTTAGAATTTGTAGAAAGATACAATAACATGGCAACTCAGCAGTTAAAGGATAGATTCGTTAAGGATGAAGTTAAAATCATCCCGTATGTTTCAATCATTAAAAAAGATGCTTACGCACAGTTAATTGTAGATAAGACAACATTTGAGCAGGAATCTTATGATGATAACGGAGTAACAAAATATCGTAAAACAGATAAGAT